TCATGGCATTCGCCGATGCCGTGAAGCGGCCCAACTGGGGGAAGTCGAGCCGGACGCGCTGGCAGTCGTCGGTTGTGCGCCGGTACCCGAGCCCGTCCAGAAGTTGATCTCCTGATAGCCATTCGCGGCTATGCCTTGGATGATTCCGACGAATTTCGGCGTGCCGCCATTGTAGACGAAGTACCGGACGGTGCCCTCTTCATGGCCGGGGACATTAGAGTTATAGCCGGTGAACCAAGACTTGGCTTTGCGCATCAGCATGATCTCGTACATCTTGGCCACATGTGCGGTCCAGCGCTCTTGCGCCTCGCGCGTGGCTTCGCCCCGCACGTAGCCGCGGTCCCACATATGTTGCAGCAGGTCCACGCACCAGTTGACGCCATTCTCGATGCCGCGCGGAAAATTCGTCGAAGCCGATGCGCTTTGCGGTCCGGTCGGCATCAAGAGATTCGGAAAGCCATGGACGAGCATGCCAAGGAAGGTTGATGGCGCATGCTTCCATTTTCCAGCCAACGTTTCGCCGCCGATGCCCCGAATATCAATCAAATCATAGGCGCCAGTTATGGCATCGAACCCGGTGGCGTAGACGATAATATCAAACTCATAGTCGCGCTCGGTGGTACGCAGGCCTTTCTCGGTCACGCGAACGAGCGGCGTCTCGCTTATGTCAATGAGATGCACGTTATCGCGGTTATAGGCCTCAAAATATTTCGTCTCCAGCGGCAGACGTTGCACGCCGAAGCCGTGATCCCTGGGGATCAGCTTTTCGGCCACCTCGGGATCTTTGACACGGCGGCGGATGCGATCGGCGATATATTCAGACAGCTCGGCATTTGCCGCTTCGTCCATGAATGTCTCGCGAAAATTCGCGAGCCAAATGCCAAAGCCAGGTTCATCATAGAGCTTGTCCCACAACTCGAGCCGTTCCTCGCGAGTGACTTCGTAGAAGCCGCGGCGGTCAGGCCCGTGCAGGAAGCTGCCGGGTGTGAGGGCGCAGGCGGCGAAGATCTCGTCATATCGCGAGCGAATGTCGGCCATCTCCTCCTCGGAGATCGCACTATTGTTGAGCGGCGCACTCCAATTGGGTCGACGCTGGAATACGGTTAGGTCGCCGACCTTGTCAGCGATCTCGCCTATCAACTGAATGCCAGTGGCGCCGGTGCCAATCACGGCTACCTTCTTGTCAGCCAGATCGACCGGCTCATGCGGCCAATAATAGGTGTGGAACGAACGGCCTTTGAAGTCATCGATACCCTCCAGCCGCGGCATAGTCGGCGCGGAGAGCAGGCCGATCGCGAGGACCACGAAGCGGCAGGTAAGCCTGCGGCCGTCCTCGACCAGCACTTGCCATAGATCGCGCACTTCATCGAAGCGCATCGCCTCGACCTTGCAGTTGAACTGCATGTGCTCGCGCAAATGGAACTTGTCGGCAACGTAATTGAGGTAGCGCAAATTCTCGGGCTGACCGGAAAAACGTTCTTTCCAGTGCCACTCCTCAAGCAGTTCGCGTGAGAATGAGAACCCGTACGTGTAGCTCTCGGAATCAAAACGGCAGCCGGGATAGCGGTTCCAGTACCAGGTGCCGCCGAGATCGGGGGCCGAGTCGAGTACGGTGGCGTCGATGCCGAGATCGATCAACCGCTTGATCTGGTAAATGCCCGCCACGCCAGCGCCGACGACAATCACCTCATAATGGGCTTTGGCCTCTCCCATTTCTTCCCGCTCCGGGGTTATGTGTTACGCCTGATAGGCGGATTACAATCTTTTTTGACCACACAAGCAACCGCCTGCATTCACCGCCGGCGCTTCCGCTCCAGCCCTTAGCCCCCAAGCTTCGCCCGGCATGGCAGAGCGATGGCTCGCTCATGCCGATGGACTTCGAAATGCCGCAGCGTTCGGAGGTTCTTCATGGGCTGGGTTTTGCGTTCACAGCAGCGCGTTCTCCTCAACGTACTGCTTGAGCGGCGCGCACCCGCGAAATCGCAGCACTTGAGGGCTCCATTGCCGAGTAGCCGATCGTGATCGCGAGCTCTGAACTCAACCTTCTATGCAAACTTGACGCGGAGAGAATACTAGCCCGATCGAGCTGATGCATGGCGCCTAAGTTCCTATATAGATCCCGGACGCTGGAGTGGTTGGCGTTCGTCAACAGGACGTATGCCCCTCGGTAGACCGCATCCTTGATGCAGTCTCTCAGCCGCACCTGATCCGCCCAAGCGAACAGATCCTGATTATATTTGATAAAGCCGTTGTTGTTGTGTTTCACCGTGTAAGGCGGGTCGACGAAGACAAAGTCGCCCCTTCCGGCCATGGCGATCGTCTCCTCGAAGTCCTGAGCGACAATTTGGCATTTCCTCAAAACCTGCGAGATCGATCCGAAATCGTCATCGTCTAGCACAATTGCGTCCTTGCTACCTTTCGGAACGTTGAACTCTCCCTTCAGGTTGACGCGGTAGATTCCATTAAAACAGGCTCTGTTCAAATAAATGAATCTGGCCGCCTCTTCGGTCCGCTCAGAAAAATGGGTAGCACGAATTCTATAGTAATAGTCATGAGAATGAAGGCGCTGATGTTTTGCCAGCAAGCGCTCGATTTGGCGCCAGTCGCGCTTAACAGCCTTGTACGCTTCGATCAGATCAACGTTTAGATCAGCAATTACGGCCTTCCTCGGCTGGAGATGCATCAGGACTGCACCGCCTCCAAGAAACGGCTCAAAGTAGCACTTATATTCGGATGGGAAGAGCCAATCGTGACGCCATGTCATCCATCGCTTGCCCCCAACCCACTTGAGGAACGGAACCAAATCACGCACTGGTGCCGAACCTCTTTTCGAGTTCAGCCTCTAAGGTATCCAAAAAATCGTAGTGGGCTTGCTTGTAGGATCGATTAGCGGGATGCGCCATGATCTTTCTGATGTCGTTCAGCGTATCAAACCAAGAAATGTTTTTTGCATTTCCCCTTCGATCATCGCGCATCCTGATATTCATCGTCGGCTCGAAATAAAGCCAATTATTCTTGTGCTCTACAATCTTTTTCAAGTCCACGACATCGAGATACGTTATCGGGTCAAGTTGCTCATCAACTTCAGCATCCTGCTGTCGATCAAGGCCCTTCATCCGAATATCTTTTTGAGGAATACCTGCCGTGTAATAGCGATCCCCGTAGCGCTGCTTCAGTACGCCGATAACGTGCAAATGAATCTTGTCGATGACGCGCCTAACCTGCTCGTCGGCCTTCCGAGAGTCTTCCGAAGATTTGGTGCTGATGTATTCGCTCAAACCGCTGGGTATAAATTGGGGAAATTTTTCCTGTACGAGGCGCGCCAGTTCATAAAAGTATCTCGGTGGGCCGCCAGAGCCGAAGATCGGTTTGAAGTGCGCTTCGAAATCGAGATCACTAGCCTCGGCAATGAACTTCAAGACCGGATCGAGATAAGGCCCAAGCTGTTCAACGAGCTCGTTAGGCTCAAGTTGACTGGGATCTTGCTTCGTATCCGCAGCTAGATGATCGCACAGCGCAGCAAGCAGCCTAATGTGGCCAGCAACGCCGATATTCATGCACAGGTGCGCGGATCTTCCAAGCTCCCAACGGTCCAGGTTGGCGCGACGAATCTTATCGAAGTAAGCAGACAGCAGATCAGACAGGGCCTGTAGAGAATCCTCGCTTGTATTCCGCGTCGCGTATCCGGGTTGCGGTGGACGATCTTTTGTTCCGGGCCTCCCAATTAGGCCTGATTGCACAACCGCCTTTTTCAATTCGGAGATCGTAAGGCATACGGCGTCGCTTTCTTCAGTTTCGGGCGTTTTGAATCGATCGTTGAACGGTCCTCCGTTTTCGGCGTCCAACAATGCCAGTGATCGCGACGCGATTGCGCCTGTACGCGACTTAAAATCTTCGGAATCGAATTTGAGGTCACCCTCAAGCTCATCAAGTATGCTTTTCGAAACTTTGGCCTGCTTGCCATTGATAGTCGCGAACAGATCGGCTTCGATCCCCCGAGAGATATTCTCGAACGCTATCACCGGAATGATATTCGAACGCCGCTTTTGAGCTGTCTCCGCCGCGAAACCATACAAGCGGTGCTGACCGTCAATGATCCACGCAGTCTTGTAGGCATCAGGAAGCGAAAGATCGCCGAACTCGATTTGTCGATCTTCGTAGCTCTGCTTGCAGTCGAATCTTACCCTCTTCTTGAAGTTGACCAAGATTGAATTGGGGAAAAATCCACCCCGGTCCAAGAACGCGCTGATTTGATTGAGTCTCGCCCGCTTTACGAGTCTCTGGTAAGCTGGATTTCCCGATGGATCTCGAAGGCTTCGATGGTTTGCGAACGCGATGGGTAGAAGGCGTTCCGGCTGCACCAGGAAATAGTACGCCAGATGCCCGCCTATTTTTGCTCGGATTGCCGGTACCTGATGGTCCTCGAGGTTCTTGATCTTGGCGCCTTCCAGGAATTCGGCGAGAAATTGGTATTTTGCGGCTTTACCTATATTTCGCGCGATCTCCTCGAAGTACCGCAGGTCCCGATCGCCCACGACCTGAATATTTTCGTGTTCGGCGCGCTTTAGGTCATTGGCGGTGAGAATTATGTTCCGCGTGACAATAAGCCAAATAAATTTCAACTTGGCATCTTTGCCGTAGACGGCCGTCACGCTCTTTGCGAACGACTTTTTCAGCGCCGCAAACTCCATGATGTCTTTTTGGAAACTGGTCGTAGACTTGGAAGCAGACGACTTGCATTCTGCAATGACCACGGTGTCGTCGTCTTTGGCGAAGACATCTACTTGCTTCGAGACTTCTTCGCCCTTGTCGAGGTCTGTGACTTGGATCTTGAACTTGCGGCCAATATTTAGCTCGTCATATCCGAGGTGATACAGCACCGACCAGAATCGATTTTCCAAAACTTCGTCGTGAGATTTGGTTTTTTCGATTTGGATTTGTCCGTCCTTATACTGACGACCTGTCGCGGACCAGCCTTCAGCAACGGCCTTTTCCCGATCGGCGGGATGGATTTTTCGCTGAGCGAAGCGTTGCTTTCGCTTCTTAAACTCCGCAACGCGTTCAGCTTTTGTTATGGCCCTAGTCCCCAGCATAGCTGCCGATACGTATCCCCGGTGGAATCGCCCCGATGCCAAACGGGTTAGCAATTTGGCGTCAGTGAGGACAATGGTGGCCGTGGTACTAATCCACTACTTCTAGTGGTGGCCGCAAGCTCACGTGAGGACCACGTATTGCGCGGTCTTCTCGAATTGACGCAAATTTGCTTTTCCGAGCGGCCGCGGTTCCAAAACCGGCCTTTCCCGAACGAGCCGCTCGGCGGCGATTACGATGCAGCTTGCGCCGCGACGATATTTCTTCCGGCCTTCGACAGCTGGCGTAGCGGCGGTGACGATGCCAGCGCCACTGTCGGCATCAGGTTCGGCACAGTCGATTGGATGTTTCACGAGTATTGCAAGACGTGGCCCATCATGAAGGCGTGCCGCCGTATCCCGATCTGATGGCCGAGCTGGATGCCGTGATGGCGTTGCGCCTCTCGGGCACCCTGATGCTTCCACGCGATGACAGCGCTCGCAGGCCACCAAGGGCGAGATGTTCATGCGAAAGATCCACCGGGACATAGCCAAAGAGACCGGCCGCACCGACGCGAGGGAGCATTTCGAGAGGTTCCGCGACTACCATATGGCAATTGGTAGCTGGTCTTGGGACTGGACGGAGGCTTGGCGAAACTGGTGCCTCAAGTCCGTGGAGTTCGAAAGACGAGAGGCGCCTGCCAGAGAGGGCACGAGGGCGTAGAGAACGGTGGGCGACAATCTCAAATTGTGTTAGTTTGACGTGTTGGTTTCTCGGTTCAGCCGCAACCTTTGGGAGGGGAAGCCCATGTCCTCCACCAATTCTCCCGGTTCGGGGCGGAAATATGCCACCGACAAGCCTGCCGGTTCAGGTTGGTTTTCTTTTGTAATCGGTACCGCGTTTATTTTACTAGCGGTTCTTATTTTGGCGGTCCCCTGGGACGTCGGCAAAATAAACGCCAACCAGGTTCTTATGGCCTGGATGATTTTTTCGGGTCTGGTGATGGGCTTTTGGGGGCTTGTGCGGATCCTAACCGCGACCCGCCCCACAGATCTTCGAGTAGGTCAGAACACACTCAATTTCTGCGTGGCGATTATTGGGGCCACATTCGCAATTCTCGCTATTGTGGTCGAGAAGCACTGACGAAACTTTGCCGCCGTTTTTCGCCCGCGCGCGAGGCCGAGAGGCCGCCGCCACCATATTGAGACGGAAGTCGCCGCCGGACCCGGCCTTGGGAAAATAAAAGGGAGCAGGGCGTGCGATTTCTCGACAATCACGGTCGACGCTCGCGACTGTGAATTAGGACACTGCAACCTCCGTGGTATTCTTATACGATGAGGTTGCGAGACCTTCCGCAGGGCATCCTGATCGGGCCCCCATTTGTTGCGGTGTTTTCGTTTGCCTTCGCCCACAGCGTGTTCGGCCTTTTGCTCGCGCCGGACGTGGTGCTGTAACTAACGGAGCATCCCATGAAACATGCCACGAAGACCATCCTCGTTGGTTCCGCATTCCTTTGCGCGACGTCCCTTTCGTTCGGCTGGTCCGATCATGGCGGCTTGCCGCTATCGATCGCAAGCGCGCAGGCGCGCGTCGGTCGTCCCGCGACCCCGGTAAGTGTCGCTGGGGTGGCGAGACGACATGTCCGTCGCGGGGGGTATCCGTATGTCGGCGCTGGCGTCGCGGCTGCTGCCGCCATTGGCACCGCGGCCGCCATCGGTTCAGCCTACAACGGCTACTACGGTGATCCGTACGCAGCGTACGGTGCCGCGCCGTACGGAGCCTACGGCGCCGTGCCCTACGGGGGCTATGGATACGGATATTCCGGATGCGCGCCCGGGCCGCGCGTTGGTGCCTTCGCGACCCAACCTTGGACCAATACGCCGACCTGTCCGTATTGATTTCCATATTGATAGAGTCTCTGGGCCTCCGCAGGTCGCTACCAGGGCGCCCGCGCGGCTGGGATTTTCAAATTTTGATCCCCGCCGGTGCCGGACGCTGCATGGCCTAGGCCGAACCTTTGGCCCGCCGCGCCCGGCGACGTGCGCAACGGAGGAGTCGGCCTGTGCCGCTGCGCCACCATCAACGCGGCCGTTGGCCGATGGTTCACGCCTCGATCCGGCACCGGCCAGGCGGTGCGGCCGTCGGCTCAGTCCCGCTTCCCCTTCTCGAAGGTGGAAGTGGGGCGAGAGCTCCGTGCAACCATATGAGATTACGTTGGCGTAATTGCGTTTGGTTCAATCCGACGTCGGCACCGCGCTTGGTTCTTATTTGATGGACCTCGCTGGGCTAGTCGGCGATGATGCCTCCCGATACTACGCCCGGCGTGCGATGGCTTTGGCGCGTCGGGCTTTTTTCATTTCCCCGCAGTTTTGCCCAACCCTCCGGGTGGCACTTGCATACCGCAATTGCGGTACCCCCGCTAATCCAAGGTTGCCGGGGTAACCGCGTATGGCATGTGGCAGGGTACCGTGGGGACGCATCGTCATTTCGGGCGGTCGCTCTCCACATAGCGAGCCTTGCCCGGCGAGATACCCAGCCCGCCGGGCTTTTTTCGTGAGGTCCCGACCACCCCGAGTTCATGCGGCGCGGCGTGGTGATCCGCACCGTCATCAACAACGTGACGTTTGATGGTGCCACTCAGGATCCCGTGCAGAAGGCCGTGCGCGACGCACTGATCGCCTTCATGGCCGCGACGGCGCAGAGGCGCAGGCCGAAGCGACGAAGGCCGCTCAGCGAGCCGGTATTGAGCACGCCAAGTTAAGGGCGAAGGATATCGCGGGCGCAAGCCGAGCTACACGCGCGACCAGTTCAGCACCGTGCGGAACATGCTTGGTCAGAGCGCCAACGTCGCTGACATAGCGCGGACCTCAGGCCTCACCCGTCAGACCGTCTATCGTATCAAGGATGACCCGACATCGGCCGAGACGGCACTGGCGATGTGGGGCCTTTGATCCAGATCAAGCTCGCCAGCTGGTCGGGAGATCAGAGTCAGCGCGGTTGGGGCGACGACCAGCACGAAAGGGATGCCCCCATGCGACGCATTCTTCTGATCACAACTCTCGCAGTTGCTTCCACGCTCACGCTGACCGCATCAACGTCACCCGCCTCCGCGGCGCGCTATTGCCTGCAGGGCGGTCACTGGGGCCATCCAGGCAACTGCCATTTCGCGACTCTCCACCAGTGTAGGGCGGCAGCGTCGGGCACTGGCGCTATGTGCGGCCTCAATCCGCGATATGCGGCCAGGTCGGGCGGTACGGTCGGCATGGGCTCCGGCAGCACCGTGGGCACCCCCGCAGGCGGCTGGTACGGCCCTCGGGGCGGGTTGGTTGGTGGCTCGGATAGCGGTGTCGATAGGCCGACTCGTTAGACACGAGCGCAACGGATGAGGCCGCCAACTGAGGCGGCCTTATTCTTTAGCTAGGCCATGGCCGAAATCGCCAAGTCCTACGCCGTCGACATCAGCATAATCTCGCGGCTGCGCTGATCGTCACGGCAGTACAGGCACCGAAACTTTGGCAATACTTCCGACAATGTTTCCTATGTCAAACGAGCCGCCGGTAACCGCGTCAAGCTCGTCATCTCGCAGGGTCTGAATGTCGCGTTCGATGTCTGGTGCCTGTCGAGGTTCAGTCGTGCTGCTCATGGCGGGTTCTCCTGGTTTGCTCGGGGGAGATAGGATGTCCCTCCCAGAATAAGCCAGCGGTTCAATTTCACCGTGATGCGGATCACGATCCTGGGGTATTCGTGCGTATCTGCGGTCTCCCTTCGCCTTGAGCCCGAGCCCGACCAGCCGGCTGATGAGCCTCAGGTGCCGTCAGGCTTACCTTCTGGTTTGCCCTGAAACTGAATGTTGCACTTCTTCGCGATGGACGCTTGCTCGACGGCAACCATCTGGCCCTTCATCTGAGCAAGCTCAGCTGCCGTCTGCTTATCACCACCAACGAAAAACGCGGCCGGCCAAAAGATAACGACCGCAGCGCCCGTGGCCCAAGCATCCTTGGTTCGCTGGCTGTCTTGCGCGCCGGAAAGTGTGGCGGCCCTAGTCGAGATCGATTGAGCTTCGAGCGCCAGTTGCTGACAGGTATAAGATTGGTAGGCAACCGGCGAGACGTATGCCGGTGCAATATCAGCCGCGGACGACGCGCAGCCGCCCAGTGCGGCGCATAGCGCCACGATTCCCAGATTACGCATGAACATTGCCCCCTAGACCCGCCACAATCCAAGCGCAACTAGGGCGCGAGGGCAAGGGGATATCCCCAGCTGCCCTGGCTATGACGAGCGCTGCGCCTGAAGCGCGACCGTCCCGATCTACGGACATCATTGTTGACTAATAGCGGTTTGCGAGCGCGTGTGTGAATTGTGTCACTCAACGAGCCCGGGAATTACGCTATGTTTTGGTACTTCCTCCCTGGACTGACCCGTCGCCAATGGCGGGTCGATTTTCGAGAGGCTGCCCATGGTTCGTTTGGATCGGACTGAGTGGCTGTTCGCCGCAATGGTGGCGATCGGGGTGGCTATGTTCGGCGTCGCGGCTTTGATGTGGTAGCTGCACCAGAGTGGCTCGCTGATGCGTGTTTTTGTTGCCCGCCGTCTGCCACGACCACTGCAGAATAACGCGCAGGCGCGGCCTGGCGGGCGTGTTAACGCCGCTCCCTAGCGAAGACGATTTGGATCTGACCTAAATTGGCCGCCGGCCGACATTTCGAGGCAGGTCAAAAGCTCGACGTAGCTCTTATCGCCCCCGATGACGCTCTCGCCGACGCACTCCTTTTTCTGTGACGCGCTATAGGAAGACCAGCGTTTGGCCAGCTGATTCTTGGCTTCTGTTTCGTCACTCGTGCAGCGGGCGGGCCCCTCGATGCCCGCATCTGACGTTTCTGCCTTGCAGTTTCGAGCGATATCGAACTCGGGCACGTCGTCGGCTCTGGCCCAATCACTCGCAAAAGCAGGAACGATGGCAGCCAAAGCAAAAATGAAGGTGCGCATTTGAACTTCTCCAAAGTGACTTATTTCTTCACCTTCAGCCCAATCGCTACCAGCCGACGGATGGCTTCGGTCTCCAAATAATCACTCACGTCAGAGCCATCGAGGAACGGCGGCTTGCGCGATGAGATATCCTTTGCCTCGTTCCGACATGGTGGGCCTAACCGAAACTGACGACGCCGAGCTGACTGACCCGAGATCTTGGCGCAGAGCAGGCACACCATCGTCAAGGTGCTGCCGAAATACGTGAAGCGGGCCACGAAACAGATCGCCACCGGCGCCAAGAAGCGGCGCGCGGCGCGAAGGAAAGACGGACATTTGTCCGAATGAGCACCAGCATCCTTGTCCGAAAGGAAAACGGAGGACGTGATAAACCATTGAAAACATTGGAGCGGGTGAAGGGAATCGAACCCTCGTATTCAGCTTGGAAGGCTGCTGCTCTACCATTGAGCTACACCCGCGCGCCAACGATCCCCTAGCACGGCCGGGCGGGCGGCTTCAACCGGCTGAGCCCTTCGCTCGCTCCCGTTCCACCGCCAGGACACGCTTTGACCCGGGCCGCCCAAGCCCTATATTGGGAGTCCCATCAACAAGGAAAGGAGGTGATCCAGTGTCTTATCCCAAGCGCTGTCACCTCGCTGAGGTCGCCCGCTAGGCCGTCATGACGGCTGGCACGGGGCGCCTCGGCGCCTGGACCAGCGAGTTGCAACAGTTGGAGCGCGGCGGGAACCTTCCCGCCGCGCTTTTTGAACTTTGCGCGGTCACCCCAGGGAAACGCCCGCCGGAATCACCGCCCGGCCCGGCTCGACGCTCGTCGATAGCCGGCCTCCGTGTCGCCTTCGTTATGCTGCGTCAGTCGCCTCCTGCGCGAGCCGCGTTCGGGAGGCACCGGCTCTGATCGTGCTTCAGGATTGTTTCGCGCCTCCTCCCGAACGAGATCGTGGCGGTGTCGGAATAGGCTGGCACCGAACGTCCTTGAGGGTGTGCAGGCCAATCGGAACAAGGGAAACTCATGCTTTACGCCATTCTCGCCTATCACGTCGAAACCGAGGTAACGTCCTGGACGCCGGCGGAGGACGCCGCCGTGATGGCCGGTCTCAACGAGGCTCATGCTCGCATCAACCGGACGAGCAAGCTCGGACCCGCCGCGCGGCTCGGGGCAACGCAAAAGGCTCTCACGTTGCGCGGGCCCGGCGCGGGCATCGTGCTCGACGGCCCGTTCTCCGAGACCAAGGAGCAGCTACTCGGTTTCTACGTCGTCGATGTCAACAGCGAGGACAAAGCCATCGCCGCCGCGCGCGAACTCAGAACCGCCAATCCCGGCGCGGTCTACGAGATTCGTCCGATTGCCTTGTTTCTTCCCGGGCAGGGCATTCCGCAAACGCAAGACGATTCGGCGTTGATCCCATCGTAGAGCTTCGGTTTTGACTGAATCAGAACCGAAGTTCCAGATTCTTGTTTTGGCGCGTTTTCTTCACTGCGAAGCGGTGTCCACTTCGTTTTCCGATGCGGCTCGGCCGCTATCTCGCGACTTTTGCCCTGCTCACCGCCGTGACAATAGCGGTATCGACCGTCACCTACATCTGCATCGAGGACGCGCTTTAATCGACTAGGCCGCAAGCTGGCTCGACGTTGGTTGCCGCGTTCGGATCGTGCCGATCCATCTTCAACTTTCGGCGTCCACACCGTAGCGAAAGCAGAGGTGGCGAACGTAGAGGCCCGGACCGCCGCCTGAGCGGGCCCAATTCGCCCCTCAATCCGCGGCAGGATCGGCAATTGCGCCCTCGGTGCTATCCATAAAGCGGGAGCTAGCCTTTCGTCATCGCGGAAGCCACGGTCGTTTCCGAATGTTCCACCTTGCTTTCGCCGCTTCTTCTTGTTGTCCAGTTTCCGTTTCGAATCCTACGCAGCATTGGCTTCTCGACGTAAAGATGAACGCAAACGCCGATTGCGATACTCGCGGCAACCCAAAGCAGCATCACTTGGACGCTATTTTTCGGCAGCGTCTCACCGTGTCGTATGGCGTGGCTCTCGGCCATCGTGAAGAAGATGAGGTGCGTTAAGTAGATAGCATAGGAGGCATCGCCGATCAGGACCAACGGTCGCCATCTAACAACGACGCCGCTGCTCTCCAAAAATAATGCGCTGGTCACGATGATGATCGGCGCATGCGCGAGCAGCGTCAGGTCTGGCACCCAGGGCTTAACGAATTGCGACCCATAGCAGATCACAATGGCTGTAATGCCAATGATGATTGTCGGCCAACGTGGCGCAAAGCGCGAGAGGGCAACCCAACCGTAGTACACCGCGATGCCGTAGAGAAAATAGCGGATGTAATCGTGTGAGTAGTAATGCACCAGGAACCCGCCAATGCCGACCGAGTCGAGTAAGAGCACGCCATAAATGAATGTGGCTGCGATCAGAGGTGCAAACCGTTGATTGATCCAAAGCGCTACCGCGAACACCAAATAAAAGTATATTTCGAAGTTGAGCGTCCAGCCCACATGGAGCACTGGGAAATCTAGTGACGGCAGAAACAGCAAGCTTCGCGCCAAATAGGTCACGAATTGCCAGCTCATTAGATCTAAGGGCAGTTTGAACGTGAGAAATATCAGAGCGAAAGTGCAAGCCCAATAAAATGGCACGATGCGCTCGAAGCGCTTGCGCAAGAAACGATCCGCATCGTCGCGCGTGATCCAGCACATGATAAAGCCGGAAATGACAAAGAAGGTCGAAACGCCGAAAAATTCAGTGTGGTGGTCGCCGCCAAGAAGGAAGCCGGTATGGTAAAAAACTACACCGACAGCCGCGATACCGCGCAGGATCTGCAGATTAAACAACATGTTTGACGGCCGCGAGAATGGTCTTCTGGCCGTTCGACATCGTTTTCGGTACGCGCCGCGCGAACAGAATTGACAATGTTTGGAAACTTAACAGAAAGACATAGAAATGCACAACTTGTGCGTTGTATTTTCCCCTGCCGCTGTGGCTTTTGGGTCCCAGTCAAGCTCGTTCGCAAAGGACGGGAAGTAAGATCAAACTGCAGCTCATGGTTGCTTCTGTCAATGAGGCGTGACCATCATGAAGCAATGTTCAGGCAATGCCGAATCCAGTCTTGTGATCGGAGCTTCGGGTTTGGTCGGCTCTCACATCGTCTGTCAGTTGTTTACGGAGAGCAAACCACCATTTGGCCTCTCCCGAACGGAACAGAGCGAGGCTCGTGCTCGATGGATCAAGGGCGATCTCGCAAATCCAGAAGGAATCTCTTGGCCGGAAGTTGAGGTCATATATTGCACGGCGAGCGCGAGGCTCTTCGCAGGCGCGTTGCCAGATATAGCTACACCTTCCCTGAGGCGTGTTGTCCTCTTCACGACCACGAGTATCTCCACGAAAGCCAATTCGCCTGATCCCGAAGTGCGAGCGGGGATCGACGCCTATGCAAGGGCCGAAAACGACGTGATCGCTTGCTGCAATAAAATTGGTGTGACGTGGACGGTGCTCCGCCCGACTATCATTTACGATGAGGGCAACGATCGTAACCTCACGCGACTGGCCCGTTTCATCGCGAGGTTCGGCTTTTTTCCATTGTGCGGACGGGGGAGCGGTTTGCGCCAACCGGTCCATGCTGAGGATTGTGCGGTGGCTGCCGTCAGTGCAGCGCAATCTGAAAGAGCCGCCAACAAGATTTACGATTTACCGGGTGGGGACACAGTTACATATCGCGAAATGATCGGCCGCATCTTCGATGGCTTGAAACGACCTCGCTTCATCGTTCCGGTCCCGCGGCCTTTGTGGCTGCTGATATTTCGCTTAGTTCAGCGCTATTTTCCGGGCATCAAGGCTGAGATGGGTATTAGAATGGCGACCGATTTGGTTTTCGACAAATCGGCTGCCGCAGCCGACTTCGCGTGGAAGCCAAGAGAATTCCATCCATCTTTCGATTTGGGGGTCCCTCGGAACGTCACCGATCGCTGGAGCCGCAAGTGATTGGGGGCGAGTGCCATCGTTTTGCTCACTCGGCATTCGCCGTTGATTGCGCGAATGGGTCCGCTCGCCTTGCGAAGCGCGCGAGCATGGCGCCGGCGATCACGGCCGGAGAGCGGAATGTAGATAATTCCAGAGGCGGACAGGCCCGATGGCTCCGCCGAAAGGCTCTGGGATATTGTTTCTCTAGGTACCCATGTCGCTAGATGCCCCGAAACGTCGCTCCTCGGTCAACAGTGATTGAATGAGGCATCCGGGTAAATGATCGTGATCGGCCGATTTCTCGTTCTGGCAAAACGAACGGTTGACCACGTCCCCGACCGCAATTGCTCCTCTGGCTCTGCCGGAGTGGCAACCAGCTCGTCGGTCGCAAATACGATGTTCCTGTTGCGCGCGAGATAAGGAAGCTCGGGCCTCATCCTCGAAACATGGGTGATCTTGAAGGCTCGCTTCGTCGGATTGAGCGGCGGGTGGATGTGGATCTCGAACCCGGCCGCTTCGGCGATATCATGGGCTTGCTCATCGGCTCCGATGCAATCGCCGTGATGAAACTCGCCAGCGGCGGTCTGAAGGAATTTGCGGAGGCTATTGCGCTGCGCGTCTGTCATACCGCGCCGCGTTCCCGTGAATCCAATCTTCATGCTTCTCCTTTCATTCCGTGAGTTCGGGTCTGGCGACTCAGTAGCAAATATGGGTCCGGAAGGTCATCTGACCGTTCCAGAGACGGCCGGAGACATGCCGTGGAGCACTTGAATCCCATCCGACCGTGGAAAGTAGCCCCCGATCGTCACGCATATGGGGCGCCAAATGTAGCCCTCGAGGCAGCGTACAAACCGGGAAATTCGGATTGCTTACAGCGATGCTTGCGGATTGATTACAGCTGTCCGAGCTGCGTTCTGGACTTGCCAGAGATTTCAAGTTGGTGGGGGAGGAAGGACTCGAACCTTCGAAGCCATGAGGCGGCTGATTTACAGTCAGCTCCCTTTGCCACTCGGGACACTCCCCCGCTCGACGGCGTCGCGGTCCGCTGATCCGCTTTTTTGAGCGGCGGCGCCGGACCTGCGGCCATGGAGTGGTGAAAACCGCGTCTCCACAATGATGGGCGAAGCGGCCGGGCGCGTTTATGGGGATGGGAAGCGGCAAAGTCAACCAATCCGCGACCGCAAAATAGGGGCTAAAGCCAGTCAAATTGCCATTCTTCGGAACCCATGACACAAGGCGCACGGAAAAGAAGGCACAAATGACCAATCGTGACCGAAAGCCGCCGTTTCGGCGCGGCGGGGGAAAGCCATACGTCAAGGGCAGCCTCGGGCGAAAATCTGGCCCGAGGCCCGCATTTCGTGCCCGTGACGCGTCCCCCGACGGCCCGGTCATCCTCTATGGCTGGCACACCGTCAGCATGGCGCTCGCCAACCCCGAACGACGCTTCCGCAAGCTCCTGCTCACCGAGAATGCCGCACACCGGCTGGCCGAGGAGAACGTCCCGACCCGGATCACCCCGGAGATCGTGCGGCCCAACGACATCGACCGGCTGCTCACCGCTGACGCGGTGCATCAGGGGCTTTATGCCGTGACCGATCCCCTGCCCTCGCCGGACCTCGAGACGCTCGCGCCGAAAGGTCTGGTGCTGGTGCTCGACCAGATCACCGATCCGCACAATGTCGGCGCGATCCTGCGCTCCGCAGCGGCCTTTGCCGTGAAGGCCATCGTCACCACCGCGCGGCACAGCCCGGAGGCCACGGGCGTGCTGGCGAAAGCCGCCTCAGGCGCGCTCGAGCTCGTGCCGCTGGTGACGGTGCAAAATCTCGCTCGCGCGCTCACGGCGTTGAACGAGCGCGGGTTTCAGACCGTCGGCCTCGACAGCGAGGGCAGCGAAGATCTTTCGGCCATTGGATTGCGCGAGCCGCTTGCGCTGGTGCTCGGCGCCGAGGGCAAGGGTCTGCGGCAATTGACCCGGGAGACCTGCAGCGCGGTCGCGCGGCTCGACATGCCCGGCGAGATCAAGAGCCTCAACGTCTCCAATGCCGCGGTGCTCGCGCTCTATATCGGCGCCAGCCGGCTTGACCTGATGAAATGAGAAACGCCTGCCCGCAGGCTGCGGACAGGCGTTGAAGCTCAGGACAAATCTAAAGCTCAGTAATAGCGGCGCAGCACACGACGGCCATTATAATACGGGCCATAGTGATAGGTGTAGTGACGGTAGTGATGCCGCGCGTAGCCGTAGCGATAGCCGTAGACCGGCGGAGCTGCGACGCCCGCGCCTTCATAGTAACCGTAGCGAGCAGGATGCTCGACAGGCACCGCGTTCTCCTCATAGACCGGATAGGGCGCGAACGCGCCGGGGCCGGTATAGGTCGGGCCCTGGTTCACGTAATAATATTGAGTGGTGGGAGCCGCGAGGCGCTCAAAGCCCCAACCGGCATAACCGAAATTGCCGCAGCCGCCGCAGCCCGAATAGCCGTAAGTATAGGCCGGCGCGTAGGTATAGGCCGTTGCATAGGTCTGGGCGCAAGGCGAATATAAGCCGCAGCAGCCACCCCAGCCACACGCCATTGCCGGCGCGGCACCGACGGTCATCAAGCCGACGGCTGCCATCATTCCTGTCAAAGTCTGACGCATTACTCTCTCTCCTGTTATGCCTGTTTTCGTTGGCTTAAAAAAACTTAGTTCGGAAAATGCTTCGGCATTGGCGGTCGCATCTTGCGCTGTTGGAAATCATTGCCCATCGGCGGCGCCACGATCACCGGCGGCGGATAGGCCGGCACCTCCTGCGGCGATGTCGCCGGCAGCGGCATGGAGTGCGCCGACCATGATTCATGATAGGATTCGGCCGGCTTCGGCAGCGGACGATTTGGCGGCGGCTCGACCTCGAGCCGGCCATAGCCGGGCCGCTGCCCGAGGCTCGGATAATAATGACCGACATTGGGGACCACATCGACGTAGTGGCCGCCATACACCGTCGGCTGGTTGTTGACGCCCTTGCCGAGGCCGAATTCGCCCTCCACGACACCGAAGGACGCATCCACGCCGTTGATGATCACGGGGACGCCGGGCCGGCCGGGGATGACGACATTGAACCCGTCCGAGGCGTATGCCGCGGGCGCAAGTCCGATCAGAATGGCCAAAGCCGCTTGAAGGCGCATGGAAAGGTCCGGTACTCGAAGCGGCAATTTAGCCAATGACCGCATCGCAAGTGTTAAAGGGCCGCACTAAACGTCCGGTAAGCCTAACGGGATAGGCATTTACCGGGGTCAATTGCCGGCTATCCCAACACCAAAGCGTTAATTTAGAGCGCCGTCGCGACGATGGTGTGCAGCCCGATCGCCATGGTGACGAGCCCGACAGCGCCCTGCAGGCCGCGATTGGCAAGGGTGAGCCAGCGCGCAGAGATCGCGATCGGCACCGCGATCACGGTCGACAGCACCCCCATCCCGATCATCGAGCCGACGCCGAACAGCGCGACATAGCCGAGCCCGATCGCGGCATTCGGCGCCCGGGACACTGTGAGCACCAACAGCGCCGCCGATCCGGCCATGCCATGCATCAACCCGACCAACAGCGTGCGCCAGCGAAAGCCGTGACTGTGCTCGTGGCTCGCGCGGTCATGCGACCCGCGTTCGCCAGCATGGCTATGGGCATGGAAGTGCAGCCTGCCATCGCCATGGGCGTGACCGTGAAAATGCACACGGTCATGCCACAGCCGCCACAGCACATGTGCTCCCAGACCTACCAGCATGATGCCGACCGCGGTCTCCAGCGGCTGCGACCAGTGCTTCGGAATGGCATGCCCGAGCAGGATCGCCGCCCCCGCAAACAGGAACAGCGTCACGGTGTGGCCGAACCCCCAGGTCAGGCCATGCTTGACGATGTCGGCGACCTCGCTGCGCCGGGCGGCGATGCTCGAGACCGCGGCAATGTGATCGGCCTCCAGCGCATGCTGCATGCCCAGGAGGAAGCCCAACCCTAAAATTGCAAACATCGGCCCGCTTCTCGCCCGCCACAAAAGCCGCCGCTCCCACGATCGCTTCGATGCAGGTGACGGCGCGTGGAACTTGAGCACCCGTGCCAGAGCCGCACAACCCCCTTTGTGCGCCTCAACGCCGTGTGAAGCGAAAGGCTGATGAGGAACGCAACCTCTCCCGTGCTTGTTGCTAACGCCGCAACCACAACAGAGGCCCCCAATGCAGACCTCAGCGTTCTTGGCGCGGCGATGCTCGCGGCGGCCTCAACCCTCGCCGCAACCGCGCAGATACCTGATCCTTGCATCACGCTCGACACCCGCGTCGGCGTAGGACAGGCCCAGGCATCATTGGTAGTGAACGGAAAAATCCGTCAACCAGCGTGAACCCTGCAGGCCGGCCGCACAGCGCGGATTGGCAAGCGCGCCGCGCACCTGCTTCAGGGCTGCCTGCGAATACTGCCGGCAGAAGGCGGGATCGGCCGCCCGTGCCCCGCTGATGGCGGCGAGGGCCAGCGCGCCGACAGCCAAGGCCATGCCGACAAGAGGCCTTTTGGTCATGTGCGTGCCCGCGCCCCGATTCCGGATCGCGATTCTACCACACAGGGGACTGCAACAAACGCCTCCAGGCGGCTCGTCAGCCTGTAGCCCTGGCAGCCCAACTCTGCTATCTGACGGCCCGTCCGCCCCGTCCACGGGGAGCGCGATCAATCGAAAGCGCGGTTTTTCGCCTGTCGCCGGCTTAGCTCAGCGGTAGAGCAGCGGTTTTGTAAACCGAAGGTCGGGGGTTCAATCCCCTCAGCCGGCACCAAGTAAACCGCTTGAATTACTTACGTTTTCGCGATTTGACGGCCCCGGCATAAGCGGCACATACGGCGAACAGCAGCGGTCGCGACAGGCACAAAAACAGGCACAGTTGTTCTCGTCTTGTTTACGGCTGAGTCCGGGCTTTGAGTTGGAGGTGGGGTGATGACTAGACCCCGCTTTATCTCCGGCTGTTGCGAAGGCGAGCGCTGCCACTGCGGTGCCCCGGCCGAGCACAAGGTCGAAGAGGCCGTCTTTTACGATGACCCTCTCCCGCAACGGCACCCGCTGACGGCCTACGTCTGCCACGAACATTTTCGGCAGATGATGGGACCAATCGCAGATTGACGCTTTACAAATGCACCAACTTGGTGCAAATTGAATCGCACGTCCCCGTTCGCAGCGGGTCAAGGAGACCACATTGTCATTCGCCACCCTGCCCGACGTCCCCATGGACGAGGTGATCGCCACCTCGTATCGGGACTTCCACGTCAAGGGCTTTGATTACATCTGCCTGCGCCGCTCTCCGTCGGAGACGGTCAAGCTCTATTTCTTCGATGGCGATGTCTCGAAGCTGCCGGAGGTCGTGAACCCGCACGATCACCGATATGACTTCACGACGCTCTGCGTCGCTGGGCGCGTGCAGAATATGTGGTTTAGCGAGAGCCGTACGGGGGAGCTTTTCCAGCGGTTCGCCTATGAGACGCCGCTACTCGGTGGCGACGGCTTTACGTGGGTTGGCGAAACGCGCCTGTCTTGTGTGCGGAAATACTCCTGCTCGGCCGGACGGCGCTATTCCATGCGGCATCACGAAGTCCACACCATTCGGCTGATGGAAAACAACACCGTCATTAGCCTGGTCCAGTTTGAGGACAAGGTTTCGGACTTTACGCCCACACTAACCTTTACCCGCGACCGTGAGCCGCCATCGCTTGACGGCCTCTACCGTCGCTTCGAGCCGGACGCGATCCTGAGCCGCCTGAAGGCGCTTCAGGAGCGCGTACGAGGTTTGAGATTGCCAAGGATTGTCTAATCCCCTTCCCAAGGAGACCAGCATTGAGACGATCTGATCCCTACATGGAGCGAGCGCGAGAATTGTGCGTCGCTGCTGGCGTTGATCCCGACTCTCGCGTCGGCGAAGGTCGCGGACAACCCGCGTGGTGTCTCTATCGCGATGCTGCCCGTAAAGAGCACCTGGGCCGCGAAGCCGCGGCCGCCAGTGCGGAGATTGTGGCCCTGCGTCCGCAGGAGGCTCGCTTTCAGAACGCGCCCCTGGAGGTCCACGGCCAGCACGACGAGGCCACCATCGAGCAGATGCGCAACTGCATGGCGGTCGGCAACGTCGTGGGCGGTGTGATCTGCGCTGATGGCCACCTTGGTTATGCTCAGCCTGTTGGGGGTGTCATCGCCTATGAAGGGCAGATTTCCATCTCGGGTGTCGGCTTTGACATCGGCTGCGGCAACATGGCCGCGCGCCTCGACACGCCCTATGAGGCGATCCGCGACGTAGCTCCCTTGCTTGCGCGCGACATCGCCAGGATCATCTCCTTCGGTGTGGGTCGAACCAATGCCGAGAAGGTGGAGCACGCGCTGTTCGACGATGGCCACGCGTGGGTCGAGAGCGACATGGAGGGCTACCGCCAGAAGGCGGTCTCCCAGCTCGGCACCGTTGGCTCGGGCAACCACTATGTCGATCTGATGCGCGACGAAGACGGTTACGTGTGGGTCGGCGTTCACTTCGGCTCCCGCGGCCTCGGCCATACCTCGGCGACGCGCTATCTCAAGGCGGCCGGCGGCAAGGACGGCATGAACGTGCCGCCGGCCGTGATCGACGAGGACTCTGAGCTTGGGCGGCGCTACATCGCCGCCATGGAGCTGGCGGGCCGCTATGCTTATGCGGGCCGGGAGTGGGTCGTGGATCGGGTGCGCCAGATCATCGGCGGCAACATCACCGAGACCATCCACAACCATCACAATTATGCGTGGCGCGAGAACCACAACGGCAAGGATCTCTGGGTCGTGCGCAAGGGGGCAACGCCTGCCTTCCCGGGCCAGAAGGGCTTTGTCGGCGGCTCCATGGGCGACGATGCCGTGATCATCGAAGGCGTCGACAGTGAAGAGTCGAAGGCCTCGCTCTATTCGACTGTGCACGGCGCCGGCCGCCTGTTCAGCCGGACCGCCGCCAAGAGGACGTTCACGCGCAAGCAGATGGACCGCTGGCTCCACGAGCGCGGCGTCACGCTCATCGGCGCTGACCTCGATGAGAGCCCCATGGCCTACCGTCGCCTACCCGAGGTGATCGCCGAGCACGCCGGCACGATTAAGGTCCTGCACACGCTGCGGCCGTTCGCCGTGGTCATGGCAGGCAAGGATCTCGAAGACCCCTGGAAAGACTAGTCACCACACCCAAGGCCCCTGTTCGCAGCGGGGATCGTCAACAAGGAGACCACATGGACTTCCACGCCTTCAAGGCGCCCGTCGAGGCGCAGTTCAAGCGGCTGACCAAACACGACCTGTTCTGTGTGGACGTGGATGGGGACGCGCTCTGGGAGCACTACCTCGCCAGCTTCCCCGAGGGGACAAACCCCATCTTCCGCAAGCGCACCGAGCACGACTGCTCGTCCTGCCGACGCTTCGTGAAAGTCCTGGGTGGGGTTGTCGCCATCGTCGATGGCGAGCTCAAGAGCGTGTGGGACGTCAAGATCAAAGAGCCGGCCTATGCGGCCGTTGCCGGCGCCATGTCGGAGTTCGTCAAGTCGAAGGCGATCGACCGGCCGTTCCTGCATGGCGAAAAGCATGTCGGCACCGACAAGAACCACGGCGAAGTCGATGGCGCAGTCCGCACCTTCAATCACTTCTATGCCGACATCCCTTGGGGGCGGAACGAGGGTAAGACCTTCTTCTGCCAGGCCGCGGACATCCCGACCAAGATCGGCGAGATGAAGACAACGCAAGAGGTGTTCTTGCGATCCCTGCAGACGGTGAGCCAGGAGGCGATCGACACCGTGCTGGAGCTGATTGCCAATAAGTCGCTGTATCGCGGCGAGGAGCACAAGTTCGTCGTCACCGAGTTCGCGAAATTGAAGCAGGCTCACGACCTCTTGCCTGCGGGGGAAGCGCGTGTGCTGTTCACATGGGCCAACTACGACAAGGTGCCGCCCTCAGTTGCGCGCGTCCGCAACACCGCCATCGGCACCCTGCTCATCAACCTGTCCGAAAACATGGAACTCGAACAGGCGGTCGGCAAGTTCGACGCCGTGATGGCGCCGACCAATTACAAGCGCCCCACCGCGCTGGTCTCCAAGGCCATGGTTGAGAAGGCCCGCGAGGCCGTGGTGAAGCTCGGCATCGGCGACGCCCTGGAGCGTCGCCACGCGCGGCTGACCGACATCTCCGTCAACGACATCCTGTTCGCGGACCGCAGCGCGCGGAAAGTGATGAACGGCGACGTATTCGATCAGGTCGTCGTCAAGGCCCCTGCCAAGGCTCAGAGTCTCGACAAGGTCGAGACAGTAGGTGTCGAGGAGTTCGTCCGGCACATCCTGCCCAAGGTCGATAGCATCGAGGTGATGTTGGAGAACCGCCACGCCGGCAATCTGGTCAGCCTGATCGCACCCCAGCACAAGAGCGCCAAACCCCTGTTCAAATGGGGCAACGGCTTCTCATGGACCTATAACGGCGAGGTCACCGACTCGATCAAGGAGAAGGTCAAGCGCGCTGGCGGCAACGTCAGTGGCGACCTCTGCTGCCGATTGGCGTGGTTCAACTACGACGACCTCGACTTGCACATGAAGGAGCCGAGCGGGCACCATATTTTCTTCGGCACCAAGAGTACGGTCTCGCCGTCTGGTGGACGGCTCGATGTCGACATGAACGCGGGTCGCGGCACCACGCGGGAGCCGGTCGAGAACATCTTCTACGCCAACCGGGCCACCATGAAGGAAGGAGAGTACCGCCTCTCCGTCAACCAGTACGCCCGGCGCGAGGTAGACAACGTCGGCTTCGACATCGAGATCGACTGGCTCGGCGAGGTGACGCACATCCACTACGACAAGGCCCTGATTGGCTCAGCCGAGATCGCCCACCTGCGCTACACCCGCGCCAAAGGCATCGAGATCATCCGCTCACTGCCGAGCACGCAGGTCTCTCGTTCCCTGTGGGGCATCAAGACCCAGGACTTCCACCGCGTCACCACGGTCATGCTCTCGCCGAACCACTGGGCCGAGGGCAACGGCACCGGCAACAAGCACTATTTCTTCATGCTTGACGGCTGCGTCAACGAAGAACGCCCGCGAGGCTTCTTCAACGAGTTCCTGATCGATGAGCTATCGCCTCATCGCAAAGTGATCGAGATCGTGGGCGCCAAGTCGAAGGTCGAGTCCACGGTCGACCAGCTCTCGGGTCTGGGCTTCTCCTCGACCCAGAGGAACGAGCTCTTGGTTCGCGCCAAGGGCAGCTTCACACGCACGGTGCGTGTGCAGTTTTAATCCAGACCCACCACCAAGGAGACCACCATGGATATGTTTGAGAAGGCGGCGCGCATCAAGCTCCGTTTCGACACCGGCAAGGGCATGCTCGCCGTGGAGGATCTGTTCGATCTTCCGCTTGCCTCCAAGACCGGCAAGACCAACCTCGATGACCTCGCCCGCTCCCTCTACAAGCAGCTTAAGAGCGGCGAGGACATCTCGTTCGTGGAGGCCGACAAGGCCTCCGACCCGACCGTCCAGCTCCGCTTCGATATCGTCAAGTTCGTGATCGACACCAAGCTGGAGGAGAACCGTCAGGCCTCCAAGGAGCGCGATCGCGCCGAACAGAAACAGAAGATCATGGCACTGATCGCCGACAAGCAGGACGAGGCGCTCAAGGGTAAGTCGCTGGAGGACCTGCAGGCCGAACTGGCCAAGCTCTAATCAGGCATCGCGCCGGCTCCCCTGCGGGGCCGGCGTCACTTCGGGATCGTTTCAATGAACATCGTCGACAAGGCCCGCAAGTTCGCCGAGCGCGCACACGCGACCCAGGCGCGCAAGTATACCGGCGAAAAGTACTTTGTGCATCTGCATGAGGTCGCGGAACTGTGCCGGCAGTTTGGCCTTGGCAAGACGGCGATCGCTGCGGCCTATTTGCACGACACCGTCGAAGACCAGCCCGTCACCCACCAGGATCTGGAGCGCGAGTTCGGGCGCGAAATTGCCGGCATTGTGCGCGAGCTAACCGACGTGCCGGCGGTCCCCGGCGGACCGACACGCAAGCAGCGCAAGGCCATGGATCTGGCGCGGCTTGAGGCTGCTGGCGCCGATGCGCAGTCGATCAAGTGCGCCGACCTTATCAGCAATACCTCCAGCATCGTTCGTCACGACCCGCATTTCGCGCGGACGTACCTGCCGGAGAAACGTGCCGCGCTCACCGTGCTGACGCGGGCAAATACCGGCCTGCACGCCCTGGCATGGCTGCGGCTATTGGAGGCGGAGAAGCAACTCGATGCGTAATATCGTCACCGTACATTTCGGTAGTTTCCTCTACGGAACCTCCACGCCAGCCTCCGACATCGATTACAAGTCGGTGTTCGTTCCATCCGCGCGCGACATCATCCTGCAGCGAGTCAAGTCGACCATCTCCAACAAGCGCCCCAAGGGCATGGGAGAGAAGAACTACGCTGGAGAGGTTGACGAGGAGGCGCACAGCCTGCAGCGGTTCCTGGAGCTGGCCTCCGAGGGTCAGACGGTCGCGCTCGACGTGCTGTTTGCGCCCGAATGGGCCATGGTCGAGCCGCCGTCGGGCGAGTGGGTGGAGATCATGGCCAATCGCCATCGCCTCCTCACCAGGAAGTCGGCGTCGTTCGTAGGATATGTAAGGACCCAGGCAAACAAGTACGGCGTGAAGGGCTCGCGCGTGGCATCATCGCGCGCGGCGCTCGCACTCCTTACGCTGGCGATGGAGAAGTACGGAACGACGCAGAAGCTGGAATTGATCGGGACGGACATCCAAGACTTCATCGTCGCGCACGAGCACACGACCGTCATCACCATCGACAACCCATCAACCGGACGTCCCATGCCGCATTGGGAAGTCTGCGGCCGCAAGATGCCATACTCGGCCTCGATAAAGAACGCCCATGGCGTCATGCAGCGCATGGTCGACGAATACGGCCAGCGTGCGCTGATGGCGGAGACCCAGCAAGGCGTCGACTGGAAGGCGCTCAGCCACGCCGTGCGCGTGGGGACGGAGGCGCTGGAGCTGCTCAAGACCGGTCACATCACCTTCCCGCTACCGAACGCGCGGCATGTATTGGACATCAAGACTGCAAAGCTTCCTTACCAAGAGGTTGCGGCAGAGATCGAGGATTTCCTGGAGAAGGTCGAGGCGGCAGCCGCCGTGTCGGCGCTGCCGGCCGAGCCGGATCATCAATGGATCGAGGACTTCGTGCATCGCGTGTACTTGGCGGAGGTTCTATGAGCATCGCCCACGACCTCATCGCGCACATGCGCGCAAGGATGGATGCCAACGTGCGTGCCATCATGCTCGACACCTTCACGTCAACGGTGCCGGCGCCACCACAGGAGGATCTGACGTTCGAGAAGATCCGTCAGGCAATGCGTGACTTAAACCCGCCACCAAGACCACCGACCATCGCCTTCTCGATCCACGCAACGAAGGACGGTGACCGCACCTTTCCGGTCAGCAGGCACCGCTCCAAGCGCATCCACAAGAAGCTCATCAAGCGGTTCGGTGGGGAGTTCAAGCGAGACCCCGCTATCTACCAAGTCGGTGATGAGATCATCGCCCATCCGTTCTTCCGGTCGCAGCTGGAAGCCAAAACCAAGGAGACCAAGAGCGATGTGTATATGCACACCACACAAACGAACCCCATTCTGTGGGGCCGCAGGTTGTACGGCACCGCCACAATCTGATGAGACTCGGACGCCGCTCGGGGTCGCCGTCGGCGAGCACTGGCGGCACAAAAAGCGAGGCGGCGTCTACGAGGTCGTGTCAGTCGATGCCGAGATACAAATTTCAGCTCTGACCGCCGACAAGTCCGCTCTCCTCGAAGCGCAGGACTGGGTCGCCTACCGCAATATCAACGGCGGCAAGCTCGTGTTCCGGATGCGCGAGGAGTTTCTGGACGGTCGCTTCGAGAGGGTCTTCTGATGCCCACCATTGAATCGAAGCTCACCGACATTGAGGCCGAGCTACTGCAGGAGACCGACCGCGCCTACCGCCTGTACGACGGCAAGACGCGAGCCTGGGTTGCGAAGTCGCTGGTCGAAAACAACGGTGACGGGTCATGGACCCTCCCGCTCTGGCTGGCCCAGGAAAAGGGGCTGGTCTGATGCCCAAGATCATCAAGGAGCTCCCCTCCACCGTGACCGAGGTCGACGCCGACGGCCGTGCGACCATCAAGCCGATGTCGTGGAAACTCGTGCCGCCGCCAAAGGATCACTGTCTGGTCTGCGCGCGCAAGCACCCTCCCGAAGACCCACACGACGTGCAGCAGATCTATTACCAGACCTGCTTCCAGGCCATGGTCGGGCGTCCCGCCACATGGGCGGACGCCATGGCGCACTGCTCGGACAAGATCAAGCGAGTGTGGACGGAGGTGCTGCACAAGACGGGCCACTGGAGCGAGCCGCCGAATGGCGAGGCGCCGGTCAAGCACCACGGAGTCGAATGATGGATCTGTTTTTGAGGGCGCATGAGTTCATCGAGGTCGTTAATCGGCGCTGGTGCGTTGGGTGCGACCTCTACCAGAGCAAAAGCTCAACCGCTTCTTGGCGGGAGCCGCTGGAGGAGTGCCCGCGCTACACGGCATACGCAGTCGCGCAGGATCGGAGACAGACATGACTGACATTCCCGCGATCGCCTCCAGACTCACCATCATCGGTGCCATCAACGTCAAGGACGCCGGCAAGAACGAAGACGACAGTTGTGGCCGCATCCACACCGGCCTTGGCAAATGGACCCACATAGCCGCGCTCGGTGTCGAGCGTAGCCTGACCAAGCTCGGTCTGGTCGAGGTCCGTGGGAAGCATGACGGCCTGTTCTGGACCCCTCTTGGCAAGGAAGTTGGCGCGTACGTGCGCGCCAACTGGGACAAACTTAAATTCAGGGATGGGCGCAAGCGATGACCGACCCTCGCACCGTCCACCGCTTCGTCCCCGCATCCGACAAGCACGGCAACAAGACGGCGTGCGGCATCATGCTGCGTCCTGGTCGCCTGCAGCCAGAAGATCCGCCGATTGTCGAGGTCTTGGATGAGTATGAGAGTCGTCTGCTCGTCGCCAAGAAGGGCGAGCCCTTCGACTGCAAGCGCTGCACGGCAACCATCGAGACCTTTCGCAAGGGGAGAATGACCATATGAAAGTAGCAGAATTGATTTTGGCGCTGCAGGCGCTGCCGCAGGACGCCGTCGTCGTCCAGGCGATAGATCCGGAAGGCAATGGGTTCATGCGGACATCAGGTGCCCACATAGGCCGGTACGACGCCGGTGACAGCCGCTTCGGTCTCGATGAGCTGACGGACGAAGACGAGGAACAGGGGTATTCGGAAGAGGACGTCGTGGACGGCCCCTTGGCGGTATGCCTTTGGCCGACGCACTGAGAGCTGCGCCATGAGCAAGAACATCCGCTGCGTCGTCGTCACCACTGACGGCAAGCGCTACGTGACACGGTGGTTCACGAATGGCCTGACCGCCATCCGGGCCGCTGAACGCCTTGCCGAGCGCAAGGAGCTTAAAGTGAAGGCAATTAACGGGATGGTGCGGAAGCAGGTCGCGGATACTTCCGGCGCTCTCGCGTAGCACCCTCGAAAACGCAAAAAGCGCCCGCTCCACTGCGGGAGCGGGCGCGATGGTTGGTAAGATCAGCTGGTTTAGAGGCGACTTTTAGTAGGAAACGCCATGCAGATAAAAATCACATTCGAGGAGTCATCCACGGCCAGCTTCATAAGCTGGAAGCGGTTGGCGGAGGAACTATTCAAGCGGAGTGGCGAGCTTAAATCCGGCGAGCGCATCACCCATTTTGACGTTGGCGAACGCGGTATCAACTACTTCGTCGCCAGAACGCCGATCGCGAATGGCGAGGGACAGTGAGCAAGAAGATCAGCCGCGATAGGCTTGAAAAGGCAGCAAGGGCTTACCTGCTGGAATGGGGCTATGAATACAACGGATCGATCCTCGACTGCGCAGAATCGACCGATCCGGACGTCTACAATCCGCGCTGCGCGAAGGCTGTAGAGGCTGCGCGCAAAATACTACTGGCGGCTGCGTAACCGCTTTTGACCGAAGACTGACAGCGAGGAAACAATGAGCGATCCCTATGAACCGATCATGAAAGAGGCGCTAGCGATGGCGGATGAAAAGCTCAAACTCCAAAAGCGGGTTTTTGAGAAGAACCGCGATCCGCTGGAGGCGCTAGTCTCCAAGTTCTCGGCAGCATTGCTTGAAAAGCTACGCACGGCCGAGAAGAAGTACGGCTACAACAATGATTGGATGCGCGACAATTGGGAGGCAGAATGCCAGAAGCACCTAGCCGAACATTTGGCGAAGGGTGATCCGCGCGATGTTGCCGCCTATGCTGCTTTCTGTTGGCATCATGGCTGGCCGACTGCTCCCCGGCAATCCTGAGCAGCAACCGGGAGACAACAATGTTTGAAGATGAAATGACTGAGGAGCACATAGCCCGCACCGAGGCGGAGTACCGCGCGGTGACACGGCAGGAGGTACGTGATCAGAAATTGGCTGACGACCGAGCACATCAGCGTGCATTGGCCGGCGCGACTATAGCCGCCGCGTATGCGGTCCTTCGCAGCCGTTCTTAAACAGTGAGCGGTCGGGAGCCGATCCGCGACCAATTGTAGGCCACAAGCACGGGTTGTGTTCAATCCCACTGACATTTATAACAACTAGAGGTCGTCTTGCACTTATGAATTGCTTAATTTGCGACGCCGAAACCAATCGGCTATTTCAAACTTCTCATTTCGATTTGCGTTGGTGCAACCAATGTTCATTCGGTCGCCTGGCTGGAGACTTCACCCCAGAGCAGGTTTCCAGCTTCTATCCGGCATCCTACTATACCCACTCAATAGCGAAGGATGAGTCGCGCAAGCCGTCGCCTCTCGAAAGGCTGCTAATTCACAGCGCGTTCAAATTGGACGGCGGCAAAGATTTCGATCCGAGCGAACTTCCCGCCGGCAAAACAGCTTGCGATATCGGCTGCGGGAATGGCGATTTGCTCCGAAAATTGCGATCCGCGGGCTACAGCATTGTTGGCATCGAGCCTGATCAACGTGCCCGCCACATCGCAAACGATGTGTGTCCAACCTACGATGGCACCGCAGAACACCTGCCGCCAGTTGGCAAATTTGATGTCGTGCTCATGTCTCACGTTTTAGAGCACTGCATTGATCCAATTCGAGCCCTGACAAACGCAAAATCGATTCTCGCGAACGACGGCGTCATTGTTATCGAGGTGCCAAATAACGCCGCCACTGGCTTTCGCTGGTTCAAGGATGCATGGCCATGGACAGATATCCCGCGCCATCTTTCTTTCTTTACCGAAAGATCACTTCGACTTTTGCTCGAAAGAACTGGATTGCAAGTTACAGACGTTTTTTACACTGGGTACACTCGGCAGTTTATGCCGAAATGGCGGGCCGAATTAAACTTGGTGCGCGCTGGATGGCCCCTGCTGCTTCGGACGATGCTCGCCCCAAACAGTGCGAAATACGACTCGATCAGGGTGCATGCGAGGGTGCTGAGTTAAGGCACACCCACGAACGACGCAAAGCCGTTGTAGAGCTGATATTTCGCTGATGTCGGGAGAGTGCCAGATGTCAGCGAATATTGACCACCACCCGGCAGAACGAGATGCGATGGCGTCTTGGAGTGGGTCAGCGCCATGAACGCGTTGTAGTAGGCTAAGATCAACGCGCTGGCGTCAGCGTTGTTCTTCCAACTGGTCAATCCCGCCTGCAGGGCGGCGTTTGCGGTCGCCGCCGATCCGGCGACCGTCACACCGACGCTGGTTAACGAGTTCGCGCCCGTAGCCGGAGGCGCCAAAGGCTCTGGAGCCCCCTCGTACCACTCGACACGCAGCGCCGACATCCCCGCCGGCCTGTCGCTATCGAAGGCCGCCGCAACGGCTTCCCATTGCGGATACATGTGAGCGGTCAATGCAGCGAGCGTCGTGTCGTTTGCTGGCCCAACGGATGTCGTCCCAGTGCCAGGCGACACACCGATCGGTGTGCTGCCGCACGTCCCATCCGAATTGAACGCGGCGATCTGGAAGGTCGTGGATGTGACGTTGATAAAGCAATAGCCCTTCCCCGCAGTCAGACCATTGCAGACAGTTCCCCCGGTCGCCGTGAAGATGGCGACCATGTTGTTATTGCCGGGATTGGTGTTCGAAAACCCATGCGCGGCAGAGGTCGAGAACGTGGTCCCGGTCGGGCAGCTAAAGGTCGTCGAGGTGCCCGAGTTATAGGTCAGCGTCGAGGCTGTGCCCTGCCGGAAGTCGTTGTCAAGCGATGCTATCGAAGTCGGATCGTTCGGGTTGGAGTTGAGGGCCGTGGCCAGCGTCTGCAGGAACGGGGCATTGATGCTGGTGACAGCGGTGCCACCGTTTACGCCCTGGTCGGAGAAGTTGGTGCCGGCGGTGTACGGCGCATAGCCCTTGCTCTCGATAAAATCGACAGGCCGATTTGGCTTCGCGTTGTAGGCGACGCCAATGATCGAGGCATAGTATGGATTGGTGTAGGTCGCGGTCTGCGTGCCCGATTGCGTCCCGCTTGTGTTGATCGCCGCGCCACCTGGCGTGGCCGAAAGCTGGAGCGTGCCGTTGTTTGAATTTGGGTTGAGAACGTAATACGTCGTTCCGGCAATCAAGCCCGTCGGCAGAGACCCTGTCGTGGACATAACGACTGGCCATCCGGACTGCAAGCCGTGCCCGAACCAGCCAGAGAGAACGGCGGGCGAGGCTACGGAGATTGAAACCGGGTTTGAGTAGCTGACGTTGTTGGCAAGGTCGGCGCCCTTCATCCGGTAGGTTTTGGTCGCCGCGGGATCGCCGAAAGCCTGATAGCCAAGGTAACGGCGCAGATTGGAAGTGCGCCCGGCCCACACCGATGGAACGGTGCTTCCGAGATACTGCGCGATGCGCAGGCCGTACCAGCCGCTCGCCGGCTCGTTGTTGGCCTGCGGGAAGCCCAGAGCCAGCCCTCGCTGGTTTGCCCACTGGGTCTGCGGAAAGGAAAAATTCCAGATCTCGTTGCTGTACTCAAAGATGCCGTAGAGACCCGTCTTGAGATTGAGCGCAGCGGTCGCCTGCTGAGTCACGTAATTGGAATTGGCCATCGCGGGGATGGTGATCCACAAATTACGATTCAGGTAATTCGCAAGGAGGACCTGAGCTTCAATGGGTAGCGTAGCCGTCAGGCCGCCATCAGGATTGCTGCCGCCGACGATGTAGGCAATGTTCAGCCAACGATGCGTAATCCCGTCGAAGATAAAAGTGCCCTGACCGGACGAAACAATTCCAGCGCCGGTGGTCAAACCGTCTGGAGTGACAACTGGATATTGTGCGCCACCGACGCACAGATAGGGCTGCGCCGTCGTGTTGGTTGTCGGGATGACCCCTTGGATTACCGATCCGTCAACCGGAGCGCCGGCCGTGTCGGTCGTGGCACTAGCCGTGTAGACTTCCTGTGAACCTCCAACTGTCGTGCAGCTTCCGTTGCCAGTCGCAGCATAGGTAATGCTGCTCGACCAAACAGTGGTCGGGAAAACACCAGTGTTCCAGCTCAGTGCGCTTACTGGAGTCCGATAATTCCACGCGGTATCGCTTGAGAGATTGTTTCCGCCACTATCAACCCAACCCATGGGCCTGATGTTTTTGGCGTTTGTACCCGCTTGAAGGGACAGATATTCCGGCGTGAAGATCCCGCGCGCATCGGTGTTGCCATAAGCAAGATAGTTCGCGTAGTCCGTCGCCCTGACAATGGCGAGATTGGCGGTTCCTGCAGCGCCGTATGACGATGCCCCGCTGAAGTTGATCGTGAACTGCCCTGTCGGGGTGAACTGAACTGCAGCAGCGCCAGTGCCGTCGAAGGTGATGGTGACATTTCCGCCGAGGCATCCGGTGTAGCTGCCCGCCGTCCCGGAAAGCACGGAACAACTGCTAGCTTGCGTGCCTCCCGTGCTGGTGAATGCAAGCTTGGTCCCGGCCGGCACAACCGCGACATAAGGGACATTGTAGAACCCGCTGCCACCGGTCAGCGGCTCTGTAAAAGATATGGTCCCCGAAAAGCTTTTGGTCGGATAGCCGTTCGAGTCCAGCCCGGCCGAATTTGGCGTGGCCCCTCCCGAAAACCCCGCCTGCATCACATGCATGATGTCGACGAAATTTCCGAGCGCGAGATCCCCGCCGCCGATATTCAGGGTGGCGCCATTAGGCGCCACGCCTGCTGCCGACGCCTTAATGGGCCAGGCATGACTGGGCTCAGAAATCAGTAGCGCCGAGAGTAGAACGGCTAAAAATCTTTTCACGGATAGCACCCCAATTACGGAACGGACTGCACTTTAAACCCGACGATCGGGACGGGATTTCCTGTCGTGTTGGAATTGATGATTGTCCAGGTCGAGCCGGCCAGAGAGGCGGGCCACGTGTTGAAGGTGCTGGAGCCCCCGTTGCAATTTGCTCCAGAGCAAGAGACGCCGCCTATGCTGGTCCCACCAGTACCGTTCAAGATGTCTGACAAAGTTGAGCTTCCAACATAGGCCGCCCCGCTCAACGCATTGAAGCCGCTTATGACCGGGGTCATCGTGCTATCGTTGGTGTTCGCGCAGAACCATAAAGCGGCGTCGCCGTTGGCCCCTCCGGGACCGACCTGTTTGTTGGCACCGAGCGCCCCGCTCACTGCGCCAGTCACATTGTTGGCGATGTTGGCTGTGTTGCTGAGTAGCGACCCGGGTTTGCCATTTACCGACGAATAGACCGCAAGCTGCACATTGCTTGACCCGGCCGTATTGATCCCGATCGCAAGCGCACTGATCGTGACCTTCTGATTAATGATTCCGAATTTGCAATAGATTGTGCTGGACGTAACACCTTGGCCGATAGAGGACGCAGCTTCGTTGATTGGCACATACCAATTGCTGGCAACATAGCCTGGCGAAATATTCGAGTATGCCTTGACCTGGGCTGCGGTTGGCGTGGTCGCAGGATTGGCGCCTTGATAGGCTGGGAACAGGTCGGTGTTGCTGACCGCGCTGCCGGCGCCGAGCGTGTTAATGGTCTGATCAGCGTACGCGGTTGCTGGCGCAAGCAAAAGCAACGCGATCAGTAGGAGCTTCTTCATTGCGAACCTCATTGGAAAAGCAGGCATGAGCCAGTGTTGGCGAGAAGTTTGGAGCCGGTCTGGACGAGAATGCAGTTGGTGGTTGCTCCCCCACTCGAACTCCCCACCCCCGTGAGGAGCATGTTCGTGGCACCTGCAGGGGATATGGCCAGCCAAAGCGCGAGGGCTACGCGGACGGCCTTTTGTAGAGATCGATGCAAAGCCATTCGCGTCTCCTTACTGAGCCCAACCAGAAGCGTTGACGATTACGTTCGCGCCGGTCGTGACATCCACCGCATAGAGGCCGTTGCCCGAGGTGGTGTGGAACATCGGAGTGCCGCCAGCCTGCTCGACATGACCGCCAAAGGTTGGACCGCAAGTCAGCGTCCTAAGCGTCGCGCCGCCGCTGCCGTCTTGAATGTTCACGAAGGTGCCGGTCGAGCTGCTGTTGCCGCAGGAGACCTCGGTCACGTAGATGCTTTTCGACGCGACGGCAGCGATGACCTGCGTGCTGGTCGTTGCGGTCATGGCGGCAGTCGTGCCGTTCACGTAGCTCGAGACCGACGCCCACAGACCGAATTGAGCGGCATAGTTTGTACCGGTCGGAAGAGGTCCCTTGATGTCATCGTCAATCTGCCCAAGGCAGCCGATAACCGTATAGCCAGCCACAGAGCAGCCGTGCGCGGTGGTGATCGTGCCTTCCACCGTGTCGGCGCCGTTGGCGACCGTGACCGCGCCACCGCCACCCGCGCCGCACCCGGTAACGCAGTTGACCTTCAGGTTCTTCGACCCATCAACCTGGATCTGGTCCCAGGTCGTGCCGTTGAAGCCATAGAGGTACGCGATCGCAGGGAGATTCGCGGATGATGTCGTCACCGCCGAAGACGCATTCGATGAAGCGCCGGAGACAGGCTGCGCGGTCGTCCCGGTTGGGTCGGTGCGCAGCGGGTTCGACGCCGTCGCCTTCTCTGAACCGGACGAGTCGATCAGCACCTGCGCCGGGCATATCTTTGTGGTCTGACACACGAAGGATAGGACGGTCTGCAGAGTGCCGGTGCCGTCCTTGATCTGATAGTCGGCGAACGCCCGACTTCCGACGAATACAGCGGCGATGAGAAGCAAAGTCGGAAGGATCACGCGTTGGAGACGCATGGTGGTCAGCCCCTTTTGTTTTGGAGTGGGTCGCTAGAAAAGGATCTTGGCGAAGTAGATCGATCCCGGGGCGCCCCACGGTTGCTCCGGAATGAACTCGGAAAATCCAGCCTTGCTGAAGTTGCTGGCGGAATGGACGTTGTCGCCGCTGCACTCGGAGACCAGCATGCGCCAGCCCAGCTGGCGCGCCTTGTCCTCGCGCAGGCGCATGAACGAGAGTTGCAGCCCCTGCCCGCGGTACTCCGGCAGCACGTAGGCTCGTTTGAAGTAGCCTACACCGTCCTTTGGACCGAAGAACGGCACCAGGGCCGCGAAGGCGACCGCAATGTTGGTGTCGTGCTCCTGGGCGATCCACCAATATCCATGCGAGAAGTGCTTGCTCGCAAGCGCCGGGAACGACGGATCGAACGCGTTCATGGTGTGCAGGATGTCGGAGCACTCCATGCCGTCGATTTCGCGCACGAAATAGCTCATAGGTACTTCTTCATCCACATGAGGAGCTTGGGGTTGTCGCGGAGCAGAGAGACCATGCCGGCCTCGAAGGCGAGTACGATCTGCTCTTCGCGATCTTCCTTGTCGCGCTTGAGTTGCCCGAGGCCATGATTGTCGAACATGACGTGGTAGCACTCGTGCAGAAAGATCCCGACGACCTTTTCGGCGGTGGCGATGTTCTTCGGCCAGATGCGGATGGCGCTGGTGTCGAAGTCGGCCTGGCCGTAATTCTCCGAGGCATCATCCAGCGCCACGACCTGCCAGTCGTACGCCCCGATCTTGATGGTCTTGGGAAGGTCCGCAATGCAGGCTTCAACCGTGCGCGCGGTCCTCGTCACGACATCACCATCTCGGGCGTGAGCGTGATGCGACCGACCTCGCCGTAGTTCTTGTGATAGGTGATGACCTTGGACGAGCGGCCGCTCCGCCAGCCGCCATTGGCCTCGTAGGAAGAGGCCGCCGCCAGCGTCTCGTGGCGCTCCACCTTCATCAGGTTCGATGAAAAAAGCTCGTCCGAGTGCAGGTGGCCGGTGTGCCCGTAGGAGAACCTGGTCTTGCCGTAGAGCTCGCGATGGGTGGCGACGAACACATCGTCCACCTGCTTGATCTTCTTCTTGTGGCCGTGGTGATAGAACAGTGAGACCAGGCCCCACTCGAAGGCGTAGTAGGTCCCGGGCGACAGGTCGATCGAGACCCGCGGTTCGTCCTCGTAGTGGGCTGCGAACATCTCGCGCAACCAGATCTCGGATGCCGGATCGTGGTTGGCGTCCGCCATGATGAGGTGAACGTTCTCGTGTTTCTCGAGCAGAAGCCGCACCGCATATCGCATGCAGCGAATGACCACCCTGACCACCTTGGCGAAGCGGCTGTCGGCGTCCAGTACGTGGCCGCTGGTGGGCGTGACAGCCGAGAGGCTGTCGAAGTGCAGGAGGTCGCCGAGCTGGGCCAGGATCGCGGTGTGAGCGTCTGGCGCGAGCCGCACGGCGGCCGCGAACCAGTCCATCCAGAGCTTCTCGGCGATCTTCAGATCCCAGTCCGCGCCGGTCTCAGGCCTCCATGACAAGAGCCCAAAGTGGTAGTCCGTGATCGTATATTGGTTGACGAGGTCGGCGTTGCCGACGATGTGGGTGTTGACCGGCTCGGCGCGCGGCAGCTCGCTGCAGAAGCCCGCGACGACGGCCTGGATGGCCGCCTCGCGCTGCTGGACATCGACCTCGGCCCTGATCCAGTCTTGAATGATGCGGCCAGAGGCGTCGCGATTGACGGTCATCTTGCCGAGGAAGTGCGTCTTCGGCATCTCGAAGACGGCGCCCGGCTCTTGCTGCTGGGTGATGTGGGTCGGGTTGCCCTCACCGTCCGTGGCGACCTTGGTGACCTCGAAGCCCGGCATAGCCTCCGGGCCGCCGCCGTTGAGCATCAGGCCGCGCTTGGCCGCCTGCTTGAGGCGGTCTCCGACGGAGCGGTCAGCGATGCCGAGGGTCTTTGCTGCACCCATCCAGCTTTTGTTGTTGTCGTAATAGGCCTGAACCGTTGCTCGGAGCGTTTCGTCAGAAAGAGGATTCGCCGGCATCGGATCTCCTTCACGCAGGACTTGACATGACAAAGCCGCCACGGCGCTTGCCATGGCGGCTCGAGAACTATGCGGAGAGGTCGGATCTAGAGGACGTTGAACGCGTGGTCGTCGTAGGCCTTGAAGGTGCGGTTGAGCCACGCATCGACGTAGCCGCGCAGCACGCCGGACTGGTTCGCCTCGTCGTTCCAGAAGGCCTTGAAGCCCATGCTGAGGCGATCGACGGTGTCGGCTGCCATCTCGTTGAGCTGGCCGACGATGATCGGATCGCGCACCGAGTCCGGCAGGCCTGCAAACTTCGACTTGTTGATGTGGTTGAGCAGGATGTGGTGTCTTGCGCCGGCCAGGGCCGACGCCGTCTTGTCGATCTCGTCGAAAGAGGCCTTGTTCGAGCCGATGACATGGACCACGGAGGTCCGCATGCGGTCGGCCTGCGCGCCCCCGAGAAGGCCGACCTCGGTCAGGGTCGCCAGCGTCTTGGAGAGAAGCCCTGCGCGAATGTCGATCAGCGTCACCTGCGCGGCGTTCAGATTGTCGAACACCAGCATCTGGTCGGCCGGATCTTCGAGATTGATGATCTTGGTCTTGGTGGGATGGAAGCGCGCCAGGACGCCTTCCGGGTGCTCGGTATCGAAGGAGCGAACCGTGATGCCGCGGGTCTCGAAGTAGTCGACGAAGGTGCGGGAAACGGTGGTCTTGCCAACGCCTCCCTTGTCCGCGCCGACGATGAGTACATGGGGAGCCATTTAAGCCTCTTGGGGGTTAGTCGTTCTTCAGCCAGTTCCAAAACTTGCGAGCCAGGAAGAACAGCTGCAGGGCGCCGACTGCGAAGCCGACGTACGGGAGAAGCGTGCCGAAGAACCACGATCCATCCACAAACAGCTTGAGCCAGCTCTCCGACGTCATCAGGACGACGGAGAGCGGGAGGTTGACGATGTAATCGTGGTGCATCCGCATGGTCTTTCCTTTTGGAAGCATCGGCGGGCAGCCGACGTGCACCCGCCCGCCGGATTGAGCGGGCGTTAGTAAAGGAAGCTGATGCCGACGCGGGCACCTTGATCTGGTTTGATGCAGGCAGCGTTACCGATCGCGCCGACGCAGATCGATTGGGTCGCGGCCTTGTATTCAGCGAAGGTGTCGGCCACGACTCCGTTGGAGAGGCGGTAGCGAAGGCCGAGACCGATGCCCCAAGACAACAGCCACTCTCGGTTCTGTGAGATGCCGTTGGACAGCGAGATATCGTCCTGATGCAGGGCGACAAAGGCGTACGGTGCGCCGGGGCCGGATGTGATGCCGGTGGGCAGCAACGGCAGGCTCGGGACCGCCGGCGAGGCCGAGCCTGCCGGCAGGATCGATCCGATCACGCTGTTGAGCGGCGTACCGGCGCCAAAACGTTCGGTGAAGGATGCGGGACCAGAGAGCGACAGGCCGTTGGTGGCGCCGTTGATGTTGGTGATGTCCGCCATCGCCTCGACGAACCAGAATGAGCCGTTCTGGGCGTTGATCGGACAGCCGTAGCCGACCGTGCCACCGAGACCGCCCTGCACCACCTGCGTGCCGGGCTGCACATTTCCCGCAACGCTGGAGGTCGAGCCGATGGCGTTGAAGCCGAAATAGGCCCCGCACCTGGTCAGGTCGTAAGGCTGCGCAAAAGGGTTGGAGAGCTTGGCCTTGGTGGGGAGGTCCGCCGCACGGACGGTGCTCGCCAAGCCAACCAGCGAGATCACCACAATCAATACCGCCGGCAAAGCCTTCTTGATGCCGTCCGGCAGCTTGATGTCGGGGAGCGCGGGATAGCCCTGCACCGCCGTCATGATCATGGTGTTGATGACGACGAGGTTGAAAGCCCAGTCCTTGATCACGGGGACCCAGTCCGGCGCTACGCCGGTCAGCTTGAGCGTGCCCAGCGCGAACAGGGACAGGAAGTTCGTCCACAGGCCGAAGGCGAACAGAAAACGCTTCATGGGGATTGGTCTCCTTGGTCTCTCAGTTGAGCCGCTGGGGATCAGCAGCTTTCGTCTCAGCGGCCGCGATCGCCGCCTCGTAAAGTTCGATGTGGTGCCAGGAAAACGCGCCCCAACGATCGTCCGCCGGCGGCGCGGCGCACACCCGGATGATCGGCGTCGGGCGTACATACTCTTCCGGTGGGAAACTGAAGGGGACGTCCGTGATGAGATCGTGGTGAAAGCCGTCGCCGTTGCGGTAGCTACCGCCGGGGATGCGGGCGATGCGCGAGGTGAAATCAATTAGGCCGGGCTTCGGCTCACCGAACACCACACGCAAGACCGGGTCTTGCCCGTCGGTGCTCATCATCGCTGCCATCACGTCGGCACGGGCCGCACCCAAGGAGTGGCCCGTCACCGCGACCGGCTGGGTGACCATCTTCTGGCAGTCCGACCACATATGCTCCATACCAGCGTAGAAGCCGGTGTGGACGTGGCCAATGCGACTCGGCAGCGCCAGCGCCAGGATGTCCCGCGCCCAGTCCTGCATCGTCACGGAGCCGCGGAAGACGACAACGTCGCAGCCATCGAGGCGCTTGATGGCCCAGCAGACGCCGTCGTCCATGCCGGCATCGAAATAATCGAAGCCGGAAACGGCGGCGTTCGGCTGATATATCTGGGCGCAGAGCTTGACGAGATCGCCCGCGGTCGGCGTCATGCTTTCACCAGCTTGTCAATGAGGGCCGATGCGTCCGCATGCGCGGCCAGTCCGGCCTCCACTCCATTGGCGAAGTGATCGAGAGCTTCGTGATCGTTCGCGATGACGTTCTGGACGAGGACGGAAAAGATTTTCCCAATATGCTCATCGAAAGCTCGGTCGAGCGCAGCTTTGACGATTGATTGTGTCATGATGGTCACAGTGATCACGCTCCGAGTGCATGTTTCCAGAGCCCGATAGAGGCCTGCCGCTGCTGCAGGCCGATCAGCCCTCCGTTGAGGTGACGCGTCTCGTTCACCTCGTCGTCCCGCTCCGCGTAAGGCAGGCACTTGCAGATGGTGACGAAGTCGATCAGCCCGGCCTCCAGGAAATGCTCGGGCGCGTTGATCAGCTCGGGATGGGTGACGAGATCGAGCCCCATCAGCTGACCAAGCTGCGCGTAGGCATCTCGCCCGGTGGTCTGCGATGGGCCGCGGCCGCGATAACTCCAGCCGTCGTCGGTGCCGATACGGTTGCCCATGCGGCCGTTGTAGGCCTGATTGGCGATCAGCTGCGGGTGGTGCTGCATGGCGAGCGCCTGCGCCGCCGTGAAGTGGCGCGGCCACTGCGAGCACAGCACGCTTGCCCGATAGTTGAGGTTCTCCTCGACCTCGATGCCGCCGCCGCACTCCTCCGTGCACTCTCCCATGAAGTTGGCGATCGCCATCGGCGTCACGAGACCGTACTTGGCAAAGAGCGCCGGTGCCTGCGACACCATGGCGGGACGCAGGCCCGGGATCTTGTCGTCGCCGTGCGGCCATAGCTGCATCAGCGCGGCTTCGAACCTCGCGGAGTCGAACATGCGATGCTCCAAATGAAAAGCCGCCCGAAGGCGGCCTCGTGGGTGGTTACGGCAGATACTGGCCGCCGAACGTGAGGATGCCCGGCTGCGTTCCGGGCAGGAAGTTCAGGCCCAGCGTGTAGCAGGTGATCAGGCCATTGAGCTGCGACTGAAACTTCTGGCCGTTGACGTAGCTCGCGTTGACGAACGACGGCGGCGTTCCATTGCTGACTTCGACCTGCCCGCCATAGGCGAGAACGGTACCGTCGATCACGGAGATCGGCGTCGAGAACGTATAGGTGAACTGGGCGATGTTGCAGAAGCCGCCGAAGTAGCCGGCAAAGCACGTCGCGCAGCTGCCGTTGAATGTGTGGTTGCCTGGGTTGATCGTGGCGCCCTGATAACCGGCAAACACGGCGCCACCTACGCCATTGCTCGCCGTGTTGTTCGTAGTCAACGTCGCGCCGTTGGTGGCGGAGAAGCCATTGGCATTTGCGCCAGAGGTCTGCACGGTGACGTTGTTGACGGTGAGCGTGTTTGGTCCACCGACATCCACGGCCGTGTTGTTGCCGCCGTTGATGATGACACCCGCTGTGGAAGCGCCCTGGATGATGACGTTCGGCCCGGCGTAGCCCGGTGTCTGCACGTTCTCGCTATAGGTGCCGTTCGCTACCTGAATGGTGATGCTGAACTGGCTCGGTGCGTAGCCGAAAGCGATCAGTATCGCCTTGCTGATCGTCTTGACCGGTCCAGAGGTCCCGGTCCCGACGGTGGCCGATGTGCCATCGTAGAGCGTGTCGCTTCCGGTCGAGGTGTTGACGTAGATATTATAATTCGACGTCGGCCGGCGATAGAACATGCCCGCGGACGTGTTGGCAATCTGCCATGAAGCCATCGCCGTCGAATAGACGAAGAGGACATCCATGTTGGCGACAAACACGTTGTAGGGCGGGTTGGTGCCGTCACCTAGAACCACAGGCTTTGCGCCGAGGCCGTTCGCGTTCAACGTCGCCGCACCGGTGATCGCATTGGCGAGTTTGACCGAGACATATATGCCATCGGTAAGCGAGCCGATTGACGGGCTGAAGGTCGCAACGATCGCGTTCTGCGTGCCGGAGTCTGCGACATAAGGGATGTCGACGACGGTGGAGGTGTTGGTGTTGGCACCGGAGCCGGTGTAGTTCTGGATCTGGAAAAAGGTGCCGTCATACTTGAGGCGAACGATCTGGCCGGACGTGATGTCATTCGCAGCGGTCGCCACGCCGTTGGCGCGGCGAATGGTGACATTGCCAAGTCCCTGCACATTGACCTGAGACGAGCCGGTCGAGGTGTTCAGCGCCTTGAACTCGACCTCCATGCCGGTGGTGTAGCCCGCCGGGATCGGCTGACCGGCCTGGAAGGTGACGACATAGTTGTTGGCCGTACCCGTATCGGTGCCACCATAGACGTAGTAGCCCTGCTGGACGTCATACGGCACCTGCGGCAAGGTCCGGAAGAACGGCGCGCTTGCAAGCTGCGCGATCATGCCGGAGGTGATCTGCGTGGTGGCGTTGGCGATCGTGATGGTGTAGAGACCGACCCACCCGGCATCTGCCGACGGAGCGACCTGCGTTCCGGTGGTGGCGGGCACGCCGGCCTTCAGCTGGATCACGCAGCGGCAGGTGCGGATCGTGTAGTTGGACGAGCCGGAGTTGTTGGGGCCGGAAAACGGCTTTAAGGGATTGGCCGAGTTATAATAGCTCAGCACCATTGCGCCGGCGTCGATATCCTCAAGCGCTGCTTGGACGAGATAGACCTGTGAAAAGCCTGTCGTGCCGGGAGGCGTGAGGGTCAGGGTCTGCGCGGTCGGCAGAATGCCCTGCTTCATGATGTTCTGGGTGTTGCTGCCAAGGCTGCCGTATGCGGACGCGTCGATCTCATCCATCTCGAAGATCGAGCCGACGCCGACATTGACCTGCAGAGATGCCGGCGCCGTCGGTGTGCAGGCAAGACCCGACACCGCGTTCGACGTTCCGAAGATGGCGGAGTTCTTGAAGCCGCCATTGATGAGCGCGAACAGGTTGGTGTTGAGGAGGTCGGTATCCTGCGGGAGGGCACCGGGATAAACGATGACGCGATCCATGAAGGCTGTTTCCTTTGGACAACAAAAAACCCGCCTCGAGGGCGGGTTTGCTGATGTGATTGGCGGGTAGTTGGCGTCAGACTGTCTTAGGCGCGTGCATCAAGAAGGTCTGGCTCACCTCACACGGCGCGCCTCGATGCGGGCAGCCATGCTTCCGCCGCCAGCGTTCCACGTCACGTCGCCGACGGCGTAAATCGTGGTGGTGGTGCTAGTAGCGACGGTGATGCGATAAGGCGTAATCGCCAGTGATACATTGTAATATTGCACGAACGGACCAGCGAAGGCCGCCAGCGTGCCTGTAGTGGACGGCATGGTGAGAGACGTTGTGCTGATGCCAAACTCAACGACCTGCACCGTCCACGGTGAGCCCGTCATCATCATGAGACCGGAGACGTCCCAATCGCCGGGCGTCAAGACGATCGAGCAGAAGTTGAATGGAACACCAGAGCTCATGCCGCTCACGGTGTTGTTGCACTGGATGATCTCCCCAACATTGCCAGAACTGGCATTGTCATTTGTCGCCGTGCCTGGGACCTGTCCGGCCGTTACAGCAAACTGGCAAGGACTCGATGCGTTGGTGCTGGTGTTATCGCAGTTGCCGGACGTTACAAGACCAGCGCCAGCCGTGTTCTTCTGCTCGGTGACCGTGCCGGACGACACGCCACCATCCTGGATGTTGCCGTTCACATCCCACGTTGCGGCATGATTGGCCGTCTTGGTCCCCGTCGCGACCGTTGCAAGCTGGGATGTGTTGCCGCTGACGGTTGGGCTCGTGAGTGGAGCGGCAAGCCGTGACAAATTGAGAAAGCCGGTGTTGATATTGCTGGCGTTGGTCGCGTCAGTCCCGCAGGACGGAGCTACTCCCGCTAGATCGCTGCACCCCGCCTTCGAGACGTTGCCGGTGCCGTCGCCCTTGAGTGCGCCGTTGACGGTGCCCGCACCGCCATAGGTGGACCCGAGCACGCCTGCATTGATGTTTCCGGCGTTGAGAGCATTGATCGTCGCCGACGGCGCAAACGCAACGCCGTTGGTCTTGGTGCAGATGATGGATGCAGAGAAGGAGCAGTCCCCGTTGATCATGCCGAGGATCTGTTGCGGAGATGTCGCTTTCGACGTGCCACCCTGCACCGCTCCGATGCGCTCGTTGCCGACGAGCGCGCCGACGGACTGCAAGCCGAGAATGTAGGCTGTGTAGGTTTCCGTGGTCTGTGCGAGCGCGGGCGCGGACGCGCCAAAGAAAACAGCGGCAAGCAGCATCGAGAGTCGCGAGATTTTCAGCATCGTCACCCTGCAATGAGTTGAGAGCCATTATCGGCAGTTATGTTGGCGCCGCCTTCGGACATGATCAGGCTGCCCTGTGAGATGCTCGAGATCAGCACCCAGCAGGTGGAGCCGGTCGGCTTGGTCTTGTTGATGAGGTCGTAGATCATTGCCGGCGTGACGCCGGACTCTTCGATGGTTGGTCCGGCATATTCGGACGCGCCGACGCCGTAGCCCATGATGCCCGTGCCGTATCCGCCGACATCTGGAATGCCGGCGCCGACGCCTGGGTCAACCTGAATGAAGGTCTGCGCTGGCAGCACCATGCTGCCGTAGCCGCCCTGGCCGACGCCGTAGCCGAATTGGCCACATACCTGACCGGCCTTGGCGTTCGAATATCCGCCAGTGTCGTAAGTATTCCATGGTTCGAAGATGATCGGCGCCTTACCGGTCAGGGCCGTGATAGCGTTGATCATGCCCTTGCGGGTGACCCGTTCTTGCAGAACTGTCGCCTTGATCAGCGCCCGGAAGGCGGCATCGGGCGCGCCGTTTCTGACGAGGTAGCGCCCGAGAAAGTCGAACGCCCAGACGTCGAGCCAGACGCCGTACGCGGTCGAAAGGCGCGTCTGCGCGCGTGCGTAGCCGATCAGGCCATAGCACCATGAAGCGGCATCCGAGAGACCGCCGACGATCGCATTGCGGATCGGTGCGGCCCACTTGAACCACCCCTTGGGAAGGACCCGAAAAACGCGTTCGGAGATATTGGACGAGCTGCCGGTTATGCTCATGCGATCGTCATGGTCCCGGATTTGATGGTTGCGTAGGAGATCGTCCCCTGACCGTCCTGAGTCTTCTTGGTGGTGGCGAGCGAGGCGGCATCGCCACCCGCGCCGTTGAGCAGCACGCCGGACACGCCGGTCACGCCCGGAACAGAATAGGCCCACGCCGCAAGCTGCGACCACGGCAGGGAATTGCCGAGACCGAGCGAGTTGATGTTGGTGGCAATCAGGGCCGCGACCTGCGCCACCACAACCGTGTGGGTGTAGCCAGGCGCGCTCGTGATCGTCATCGAGACGTTCGCCGTCATGATGACGGGCGGAAACACCGTGCACTGATTGCCGAGCGGCCGCACGGCCTCTGCAGCGGTGCGGATGACGTCGAGGAACGCTGCCGACGGGTTGCCGCTCCCATCATCGGCGACGACAAAGAAGTAAGCCGGATGGTAGCTGCCATCGTAATTGTAGAACTCAGTCAGCGTCCATTGCACCGTGACGGACGCCCCCTCGATCGAGGCGTTCAGGCCGTAATAGTCGCCGCGCGACAATCCGAGGATGTAGGCGGCAAAGCGCCGCTTCAGCGCGCTGTCGCTTTCCTGATCGGCGCCATTGGTGAAGGCGGCCACGTTGTTGACGGTGTCGATGCCGGTGATAGGTGACGTCATCACAGCGATCGCGCCGGCCACGACATTGCCGGCGCTGCCCGGGAACTGTGCCTGCGCCGCCACCGTGATCGAGGCGACAGACGAAGCCAAAGTGTAGCCACCGAGCGTGGCCGAGTAGTTGGGGTTGGTCGTGTCAGCCATCACAACGAATGACTGCGAGCCATCGCTCGATTTCATCGTTGTAGCGTTGTTCGTCCCCGCATTGGTGATGGAGCCGCTCGCATCCACCGCGCTTGCGGCCGGGATGAAACAGGTCGTGGGCGCGGCCGTGAAGCGCGCGAACGTCACCTGTCCGCTTGCGAACTGCGGGCCAAGTCGCGGCGACGCTACGCCGTTGGAGATGCCGACTGTCGGCATGAAATCGGCCGTGAAGGTGTCGACATCGACGCCACTCGCGGTCGATAGCCGGCACGCCGCCAACAGCTGCAACACCATCCCCTGAAACCAGAGGAAGACGCCCGCAAAGCCTTCCGCGATCGCCCGCAGGGTCGATCCGATCGCGAAATTGATAAGCTTGGACGAGCGACCCTGGATGCCGGAAACGGTGTTGGTGACGATCGTCTGAAACGATTGGGTCGGCAGCGTAGCCATTCGCGCCCCTTATGCCGTAATGGAAAAGGACACCGACTCGCCGGTCCGAGCGTCCCAATACTTGATGCTGATCGTGACGGTGCCGCCGACCTGCTTGTCGACGGTGAGCTGCGCCGGTGGGTTTGGGGCGACCGATGCCTCCATCGCGATTTGCGAAGAGACGATCGACTGGATCTCGGATTGCGACAGCACGCTGCCGATCTTTTGGGGCAGGCCCGCGCCATACTCTGGATGCCAGACGTAGCCGCCTTTCGCCGCGGTGAAGAGACGACGCTCGAGGCGCTGGCGCACCTCGTCGTCGCCATCGACCAGCAACAGGTCGCCGGTGGCGTCGACACCGAAGTCGCCGCCCCACTCAAGATCACAATCAGCCATGTCACCATCCGGTCGTGGCGTCGTAGGAGACCACCGAGGTGATCGAGGTGAGAGCGTTGATCGCAGCCTGCTTGGACAGGCTGGTCGACTGCTTCGATGCATTCTGAGCGTTGATGGCGACCACGATCGCCTGCAGGTCTGTCGGTGACAGGGTTACAGGCGTCGTTTGCCCGACTGGGATCAGGCTGATGGACGGTGCCGTCAGCGTAGAGTTTCCAGAAAAACCGGAGAGGCCGCTATCAAACGTCACCGCCGAAGGTCCGGTTACGCCTGCTATGGTTGCGCCGCCGCTCTGGAACGGCAGCGAGGCATTGATCTCGCTCACCAGATTATTGAGGGCAGCCTGAATTTGGGAAGGCCAATTGCTGTTTAGCGTGTTGAAGTTGGTCGCCCATGTGCTGTTGAGCGTGCTTAACGTCGTATCTATTTCGGTAATCAGCGTGTTGACTTCTCCGATAACAGTATTGACCGGATCGACATAGAGCAGCCCACAGAGCGGCGCGAGCACGCGCTCCACGGTGCTGTCGGTCGCGTCCCATGAATAGGTCCCCGCGGTCACGTGGATGCTGACCGCGGCCTGACGCTTGACGGCGTAGATCGCATTCACGAGCGAACACTTGATCGCCTGCGCCTGCGAAAGCGTGAGCGCCGGACTCCCGGACGCCAAGGCGGTGATCCATTGGTTGACGTAGGTCTGATATGGCGAGGGGTCGGAGAAGGCTTCCGGCAGCGGTTGCCGGTCGTTGTAGGTGATCTGACCGACACCGGTAGCGCCATCGAACTGCACAAGGCTAACGTTCGCGGCCAAGGTGTTTGTCGTAAGCGGCGCCAAGATGGCGCCGACGTGGATCGTCTGCAAGGCATTGTTGATGACGAAGCTGAAATCGGCGAGCTGGGTCATTACGGCGTCACTGTCGTCGGAGGTTGCATCGAACCGCCACTCGCTGGAGTGACAGATCCATCTGAGACGCTGCCGCCACCCTGGATATTGACGGAGGCACCGCCGGTGAGGCCTGTGATTTTTCCTGCCGAGATCTCAGCGTTGCCGCCAGCGCCAAGACCGATGTCTCCGCCGGCCACCATCGTTACAATTTTGGCGATGTCGGAAATCCAGTTGCCGTTCACGGTGATCGTCAGGTTGTTGCAGGTCAGCTTGACGTTGCCGTTGCCGTCCATGACCAACGTTGCGCCGTTGCCATCGGTGATGGTGGCCGAGCCGTCGTTCTTGAAATAAATCTGCTGTCCGGTGCCGCCTTGACCGCCCTGCGCCGACTCCTTGCCGCCATCCGACTTCTGAAACCTTGTCCAGACGACGAGCTCGCCTGACTGCACGGTCGGCGGCTTGTCATTGTCGGAGTGGACGCGCTGGACGATCTTGCCGGCCTCGACATCGCCCTCTTGGTAGCGGACCACGACCTGGTCGCCGGTCGTCTGGCCATCTCCGGGCTGCAGGCCGACAGCGATGCCGTATTGATTGCCGATGTGGCCGGTCTCGATCGGGAGCCAGTCGGACTCCTGTCCGCCCGGCTGGAATTTCACCTTGGCGAGATACTTAACGGGATCGTAGCTCGTGACGATGCCGTGCTTCTCGCTGTAGCGGCCAGACCACCACCGCTCCACGGTGTGCAGGATGATGTTCTCGAGATCGCCGTCGCCCATCATGATGCCGACCTCCCCTCGCCTGCACCGCGCGCGGTGATGTGGGTTCGGTGACCCGGCATGCCGAAATTGTGGTGAACGGTATCGATGTCGTAAGTCTGGTCGAACAACTTGGTGCCGGAGAGCTTCAGCCCCATGCCGGCATAGACGGTAGGATCACCGACGACGGTCGCCGACACAGTCAGCTCATGACGCGCCTTCTCGCTCGCCATTGACTGCGCGTACTTCGTCGCGTGGTCCTGCGTCAGGTTCGGGATGTGGTACTGGTACTGGACCGGTCCGCCCCTGCCCTCGACGTTCGACTGATACTGAAAGGTCTGCTTCAGCTTCGGGTGCCAGCTCTTGACCGTGGCTGAAATTCCCTTTCCGGCCTGCACGTTGCGGGTGATGTTCAGATCAAGACAGTCCGAGACGATCGGCTCTTGGTCCTGATTGATGAAGATCGAGTAGGTCCCGGCCGGGCTTCCGATCGGCACGTAGTGGAATTTTCCGCTCGGATCGACCCACCATTTGGCGTTATCGAGCTGCGCCAGCTTGTGGATGATGTAGGCAAACGAGACGTTGTCGGAGAGCTTGACGAAGTCGGAGGAGACCTTCTTGCCGGCCATCAGCGCCGACGAGGTCACGTTGCCGGAAAGCCCGACGCGCCCGATCAGATCGGACACGATGTCGCTCGGCATCTTGTTGAGCCACTTCTCGCTCGACTTGTTGTCGTGGAGTTTGGCGGAGCCGTCTCGCCCGGTAACCCTGATGGTTCGCCCGATGTAATCGATGCTGACCCGATCGACCTCACCGGTGATCAGCGTCCCCGTCGTGCCGCGGGTCAGGACCGTGATGGTCGCATTGTTGTCACCGAGACCGGCAAGCGTCTCGTAGGCGCCCTTCACGCTCATCGGTATCGCGCATGAGAACGAAGACGTCTTGCGCTTGGCGCTCTGGGTCACGCTGCCGTTCTCGATGGCGAGCGTCTCGCCATCGACGTTGAGCCAGGCCTTGTGCGGGCCGGCTCCGGAAGTGATTGCCATGCGCTGCTTTTTCTAGATGAGGGGCAGGTATTGAGAGTCTTGCGACTGATCGAACGAGAGCATCGCCGGCGAAGCCGTTGTCGATGCTGGCGCCTGCTGCGCTGGAGCGAGCGGAGTGACGACGCCGGCGTTGGACAGCCTGATCGCATCGAGGATTCCGTCCTGCTGCCCACTCGGGAATACCGGAGGGATCAGGATCTCCATCTCGCCATCGATCCATGGATCGGAGATGCCGTTGAGCTCGGCGATGGCAACCCACTGCAGCGGGTCGCCCGTCTGCATCATGGCGACGTGGAACAAGGTTGTTCCGGACGCGCGGATTTTCTTCGCGGGAATGGTCGCCGCGATGTAGCCTGCGGTGTTTGCCATGTCAGGTGAGCTGATTGAGATTCGAGGCGGCGCGGCCGGTGACACCGCGCATGAACGACAGGGTGGACTGGTCCTGCGCTGTCGAGACCACCGACAATAGGCCACTAACGATCGCGCCTGGATCGATCGATGCCGACCATGTGTCGAGCAGATTGTTTGGCGCAGTGAGCGCGGTCTCGATGTCGCTAACGAGTTGCGCTGCGTTGAGCTGGAGCGCCACGATGGTGGCGCGCGACGCCTGCTGGAGCGGCTTGGCGGCAACGACCTGCTTCTGCAGCGAGGTCAGTTCGTTGATGATGTTGGATGGAATGCTCACAGCCCACTCCCTCCGGCGCCGCCGATCGCGGTGCCCTGGTCGCTTGTTGCGGCCAAGGCGCTCGACAGGTCGGAGCTGACCAGATCATCGACCGACGATGTTGACTGAGACAGGTCGCCCTGCATCGGGTTTTGCACAACGGTGCAGGAGATCGAATAGATCACCCATACCGGCATGCGGCGAATGGAGTATTTGAAGTCGCTGATGATGACCGAGCGGTACTGCCCACCCCAGGTTAGCGCCAGGACCTGGCCGTCCGCGCGCATGGCGTCGAGTTGCAGGGCGTTCTGATAGGCGTCGGAGCCGTAGAAGAAGCCGTTCCATTGGATGTCGGCATCGTCTGGCCCTAGCGTATCAATGACGCGGGCGCCGCCGGGCAGCTTGTGAATGACCATCGCCTGACGGCCGCCGGCAGGCATCTCCGATGGCGGCGAATAGTCCGTGAAGACGAAGCCTCCGAGAGAGAGGACGTCGGCAGGGATATCGAATGCCATGGGCTAGACGCTTCCGAAATTGTGGTCGCCGGAGGAGTAACGGCCGATGCCGTCCGCGGCCGGGCCGCCCATCGAGAACTCGGTGAGCGCTTGCAATTGGTCGCTGACCGTCTGCGCGAGCGTGCGCCCGTCGATATTGAGCGAGAGCGTAAGATTTCCGTGGCGCCGGTCGTCGGAGCCGGGATGGAAGCTCTGCAGCTGGATGCCGCTCTTCAACCCGTTGACGAGGTCGTCGGCGCTCTTCTGATCCGATGGAGACTGTGGTGGAGCAACGAATAGCTTCACCTTGTCGTACATCGAGACGATGAAGTCCCAGAACGCCGCAAGACCACTGGTGATGGCGCGGAATTTCTCGGTCCAGTCCTTCCAGATGATGTCGCCGAGCTCCCTGAAGCCGTTGGCAACATAGCCCCAGTTCGCGGCGACCAGGGCTCCGACGGATGCAACGATGGCGAAGATCACACCGCCGGTGCCGAAGAGGGCGAGAAGGGAGGCGGCGCCGATGGCGATCAGGCCACCCGCAACACCGATCAGCGCCTCGCCGATCAGCTTGATCATCTGGGGGTGCTCGGAGCTCAGCTTGGTCGCCCAGTCCAAGGCGCCCGTGATGCCCTTGAGCACGGAGATGAAGTGCTCGCCCTGCGGGCCGCCGATGGCGACCATCAGCCGGTCCCATGCGGCATGCATGTTGTGCAGGTTGTAGTTGACGCTTTCGTCGGCGTACTGATGCAACCCCTGCTCGACGGTCGCGCCTTGGTTGAGGCCTTGGGTTTCCCGGTCGATCTGCTGGCGCTGGGCGACGATGTCGGAGACGAGCCGCTGAGATGTCTGGCGGCCGATCATCTCGGTGATGGCGCGCATCTGGTCGTCTTTGTTGGTGATGCCCTTCTTTTCAAGCTGCTCGACCATCATGTCGACGAACTTCACCGGATCGTCGTTGAGGAGGCCAAGCAGGCGCTTGCTCCCCTCCGGCGTCATGTGGACATGATCGCCCTTGCCGATCTCGTACTCGCCGGCGCGAAGCACACCGTAGTGCGCCATCGCATCTGCGCTGCGTGCGAGCATGGCGCCGGTCATCTGTCCACGCAGTGACAACAGCGCGGTGCCGGCACGCTGACCTCCCATTTCCTGGGAGAGGATCATCATGTGCTCGTAGCCCTCTCGGGAGAGGCCGCGGAGCGAGCCGGGCCCGGCCTGCTGCGCCATGCCGTACAAGGTCTGCGCATTGACCTGGCCGTGGGTGGCAGCCTCGGCAATGGCCGCCATGTCGAACCAGTCCTTGACCTTGGCTGGGTCGATCTTGCCCTTGTCGTCGTACAGGCGGCCCGAGAGTTCGCCTGCCCTGATGAGCGTCCTGATGCTTTCTTCCGGGTGGCTTCCCGGGTGACGCGACTCCATCAGCCGCGCATAGGCGGATGCGTAGGGAAGGATCTCCTTCGATTCGCCGACGTCCTGAATGGCGCCGAAGATGCCGCCGTAGATATTGACGACGTCTTCTGCCTTCATGCCAAACCTGGCGCCGATCTCGAAGGCTTCCTTGCGCAGCTCGCCGCTCTGGACCACCTGAGCGACCTTCGGGTTCAGCTGCGAGACCTTGATCATCGCATCCTGAAACTCGCCCGCCTTCTCGGCGAGCTTGGTCATGGCGCCAAGGATCATGGAGCCGCCAAGGAGGCCACCGACCCCGACGAGAGCCGCCGTCCAGCCCCCAAAATTCTTATTGATCTTGTCGACTGAGGTATGGAGGCCGAGCAGGTCTCGACCTATGATCGCAAGGACCGGCGAGACGCCGTTGGCGAGTACAATCGATACGCCAATCTTGTAGACGTCCACGTCGCCACCTCGTTTAAGGCATTGAAAAGATGCGATTTTTCTTTAGTGGCCCGCGCATCGCGGGCCTTCGGCCGGGCATCAGTTTCGGCCCGGAAGACTTCCGAAAGCTCTCAAGCTCCAGCCAAGTCTCCTCCTCCGGCCAGATGACCGGAGGTTTCGTTTATGTGCTGGCCGACGAGAGCGGGCGGCATAAGATCGGCTCCGCCATCGACCCGATTGCGCGCCGCGCGCAGCTGCAGACGGGATCGGCGGAGCAGTTGAGCTTCGCCTTTGTGGGTGTGGCGCCGGAGATGACCTACGTGCGGATCGAGCGCGCCGCGCACGCGCTGCTAGAGCAGCAGAAGATCCCGAACGGCGGCGACGAGTGGTTTCGGGTCCCGGCTTCGATCGCCATCGGCGCCGTCTACGAGGCGGCCCAGCGGCTCGGCTTTCCGATCCAGCAGGTGGCACCCGAGATGGTGCCGCATATTCTCTTGCTCGCCAGACAGCCCGATCCCGCGGCAGACGTTGGCGCCAGGAAGGCGCGACGGCGATGGGGTATCCTGGCTGGCCTGCCGTGGTACCTGCGCTATCCGGCCGCGGCTGTGGCCTACAGCGTTATCGGCGTCGTGGTTTTTAGCGTCGTGCTAGTGATCGCTTTCATCGCGAAGGGCGGCTCCTAGAGCTCATCCACCTCGCGCGCCTCGCCGGACAGCGCTCCGACGATCTGATGGCCGATGATGTCGAGGACCTCCGGCGTCTTTTCCTTCAGCGCCCCCTCAAGGAATGGCCGCGGCGGGATCTTGGAGGTGCCAAGCTCCTGCCAGACTGCGATCTGGTTGTCGGTGCCGATCTGACATTCGTGGTGGTCGGCCTTGTACCAGACCGAGTCCCGCATCGATCCCGTACGCAAGAGGGGCTCATCAGGCTCGAAGCCGAGACTCTCGCGCTGATCCTGCGTGGACGGCGCCAGAGGCTTCCATCCATAATCATACGTTCCGACGACGCGGTAGACCTCTTTGGTGACGAGCTTGCCGCAGCGCTCCAGCGCCACATGGTTCTCGTGCTCCATCTCGAGCTGCATGGTGGAGAACAATTCCACCGCACCCAAGAGGCTCAGTTCCTTGGTCATCAGATCTTCCCGTCGTCCGGCTTAGTCTCTGGCGGCTTGGCCTGCGCGGCCTGACTGGCCCGGTCAGATCGGATGGCGTTGACGATGGCAGCGCCCTCGTCCGCTTCCTTGTGTCCCGGATTGACCTCGCCATGGCCGTAGACCGGAGTGTTCGGGTAGTTCTTGGCGATGAAGGCCCTTGCGGCCGCGACCTGGGCTGGCGTGACGTCCTTGTTGTCTCTGGCGATGACCTCCATGCCAACCGTGTTGTTGTTGGAGAGTCCCTCGCCCTTGCCCCATCCCGGAAGCATGTGCGACCGCATGTTGCCGCCGCCGGGAACGATGTTGCCTTCCCGATCCATGATGTACTCGACGCCAAGGTGGCGCCCTTCTAGCGTGTCGCGCACGCCTTCCGGACCGCCACCGCCGCCGGTGTGATGGAAGATGAAGGCTTGAGGGGCTTGACCGTTGGGTGCGGTCATCGAGCTGGTCGGTGTCGACGATGGCGCGCTGACCGCCCTGCCGCCCGTCTCCCGCGCCATGGACTCGCTCTCATTGACGAGATCGTTATAGGCGCGCTGATGGGCGGCGATGCGGTTGTCAGGCCCGAAGAAGTGCTCGCCGTTGTAGACCTGCTTCTCGGTGAAATTGCCGCTCTCTCGGTCGCGTCGGGCAAGGCCGCCGGAGGAGTTGTCGGTCGCATAATTCGAGACGTTGGAGTAGTTGAGCGCGCGGTCGCGGCTCGCTTCGAGGGTCTTGCGTGTGGCGGTCGAGACCTCGTCGCGCCAGCCCTCGTAATAGCCACCCTCATTCGTCCTGCGCAGTTCCTTATCCAGCGTCGTGCCACGAACCGCCATGCGGTTGATGGTCTCCTCCCAGAGCGCGGTAGAGGCGTCCGGGTCCGGGTTCTCGCCGGCAAAGATGTGCATGGCCTTTTCGTTGAGCTCAGGATGGGCCTTGAGCTCTTCACGCGCGCGGTCGCGCGCATCCGCGAGGCGGCCGTAGACGCGGTTGCCGACGACGGGCGATGGCGCGCCGTCGACTTGCCTTGAGGTGTAACGGTCGCCGCCGTGGCTGGGTGAGCCGTAGCCTGGCGCGTGGCGCGGACCGGCCGAACCCACCCCCTCTTCCGTCATGAGCGAGGCGTCATGAAGGAGAGATGGTGCTGGCGGCACGTAATTGGGGCGCTCGTGGGTGCCGTGCTCGAGCGAAATGATGCCGATTGCCCGACCGTCGATGGTGATCAGGCCGATCTGCATCGCGTTAGCCTCGGTCGATGAACTTCATATTGTCCCAGTCCCATGTCTTGCCGTGCTCAAGACGGGCGAAGGTGATGCAGAAAGCGATCAACTCATATTCCTGCATCGCAAGGGCGACGTCGAACGGGACCCCGTTTTTGATGGCAAAGCACTGCCAGCTAAAAATGGGGTCCTCGGCTAGTTTTTTGCTTCTTCCTTGACGTCGCCGGCACTGAGCGCATCGGCCTGCAGCTTCGCGACCGCCCGGCTGGCGGCGGCGAGGCCCTCCTCATCAAGCCGATCGTACATCGCATCGAGCTCGGCGCGGCTCCTGGGGAACGGGATCTGGGCGCCATCGATCTCGCACACCGATGCAACCACCATCAGGGGCGTGCGATGGGGGATGGCAAGCTTGAGGCCTTGCTCGGTGGTCACCTCGTCATAGCCGGTGACGTCAGCGGTGAAGCTGGCAGCCTTGGTCTGCTCGGATGGCTTGAGGCGACGGACGCCGATGACGCGGCCCCAGGCATCGGCCTCGCGCTCGACCTGCTTGTAGCGCTGCAGGCGGATTTCGCTTTCGGTGAGCTGCATGTCTGTTCTCATATCGGTTGGGGATGGGGATGAAATGACGCGGAAAGAAAAGGCCCGCCTTGCGGACGGGCCTCATTGGCGAATCATGCGTTAAGCGAGCTGGACCTTGTCGCTGGCGCGGCCGGTGAGCTTCAGGGTCGTCGTCTTGTCACGGCTGATGTTGCCGTGATCGGTCAGGAACACCACGAAGTTGGTGTACTGGTAGCGCGAAACCGAACCATCCGGATTTCTGATGGTCTGGTTGAGGTAGCCTGGCGACTGCACCTTGCCCGACTGGAAGTTCTGCGCCAGCGTCACCATCAAATCTTCCAACGTCGAGTCGGTGCGAGTGATGTTGAAGTTGACGTCGTAGCCGTCGGGAACGAAGGCGTAGCGCGGCACGTTGTTGTAGGGCTGGCTCTTGATGTCGTGCTTCATCGCCGTGATGGTGACGTCCTGCACGTCACCAAGGTCGATCAGCGTCCCGCTGGTCGCATCGTAGTACGACAGCGCGTAGTCGACGCCAGTGTTCATCCCGTTCAAGGGCATTGGGCTCTCCAATAAAAAACCCGCCTCGAAGGGCGGGTTGAGATCGGGCTAGAGATGACGGAAGCGGCGTTAGCTGCTGATGGTTGTCTGCGCGTTCAGCGCGGCGGCATCGCTGAACGAGGTGCTCGACGAGGTCACCACGACGTTTCCGCCGCCCATGAACTTGACGACGAAATAGCGGACCACGTTCAGGTAGCGGACTTCCCAGTAGAGGAAGAGGTAACCGCGGGCCTGCATGGGCGCCGGGTTGTTGCTGGAATCGCAGATCACCTTCCACGGAGCATCGATCATGCCCTGACCGCCGATGCCGAGCCCAACCTGCGGACTTGCGAGCTGGGCCGAGAAACCATCGAACAGCGCCTTGGCGTTTTCGCGCGTCTGGTCGTTGGGCTGGATCGACTGCAACTGACCGATGAAGGAGCCTGCCGCCTTCGACTGCGCCGCGCGCGCGAGCCAGTTGGTCATGCGCGTGTATTCGACGCCGTTCGCTGAATTGTTGGACGAGACGTTGCGACCAGAGGCGAACGAGAAGTAGTTCCCGCCTGGCGACTGGGCCGGGCCGAGGATGGCGTCAATGCCGCCGGTGTTGATCAGCGACAACTCGGTCATGCTATAGGGCTGACCGAGGCTCACGCGCTGGGTGGCCGTGACACCAAGCAGCTGCTTGTTGAGCGGCGATTCCTGCGGCGACAGGTTGCCGGCGATGCCAATGCCAAACGCAGCCGGGTTGATGACGCGCGTGACCTGATTGTAGTTGTCATAGAACGACGGGTAGTCGCCCATGATCAGCCACAGCCAGGGGCTGTCGACGCCGGAGTTGATGCGGGTCGCGGTCGCGTTCGAGATGGTATCTCCGGAGACCGTGCCCACGATCGGCAGCATGTTCTCGGACAGGCCGAAGGACACGATGGCGGAGTAGTAGGACGAGGTCACAAGGTCGCACAGCGTGAAGCTGTCGCAGCCCGAAGAGCGCAGCATATACATGCCCTTGCGGGGCGAGATATCCTGGCCAATCAGGGTCGCATCAGTCACGCCGGAGGCGCCGTCGGTGCCGCCGGTCAGCGTCACGGGCGAGGACAATGTCGGCGGCAAGGTCGAGGTCTGGGCGGTCGCAACCACGCAAGAGCTCGGACCCGGCGAGTAGAAGTTGCCCGAGTTGATGACGTTGGCGAGGTTATTCCAGAAGGTCTGCCAGGTGCCGCTACCGCCCGAAAGCGTCGCTCCAGAGACTGTGATGTTGGTCGATGTCTTGGCCAGCGTCAGTGCGTTGCCGCCAACGCCGGACTGTGCGCCAGAATTGACGAACTGGTTCGCCGTGATCGTCAGCGCGTTGGAGCCGCCAGCGACCGAATAGGTGAACTTGATCAGATTGGTGTCCTGCGACGACAGGCAGAAGCTCAGCAGGTTCGACAGCGTGACGGGCACGGATGTGCCGATCTGCACTTGCGTTCCGGTCGGCGCACTGGTCACGAAAGTGATGGCCGTGCCGCCGATGGTCAAAGTGTCGTTTGCTGCCGGCTGACCGGTAAAGGTCGCCGTCGCACTCGCTGGCACGGGGCCGAGCACATTGTTGAACTGCTCGGGCTGCTTGCCAGGGAACGAGACTACGCCCATGTAGGAGTTGGCGAGCGACGCGTTCTGGATCGATGCCCTGATCTGGTTGCCAAGGATGCCGGTGCATTTGGCGGTCAGCAGGACGCCACCGAGGGTGGCGCTCGCGGCCGTGTCCGTGCCGTCGGAGACGCGGATCATGATGTATCCGATCGATCCGCCGACCTGACTCGAGGCCGCCACGTAGGAGGCGAGGTCGTAGGCGCGCACGACGGGCGGGCCCACCGAAAGCGCCACGTCGTTGGGTGTGGAGCCGGGGATCTGAGCGCCCACGATGCCCCAGCTGCCGACGCCGACGAGACCCTCGATGTTGGTCGGCGTGCCGACGATTTGCGGTTGAGGCAGAATGATGTCGGTGTATTCGCCCGGCACGGTCAGCGCGGCGAGATTCTCCTGACCGTCAAGGAAGGTCTGAGGCATGGGTTGCTCCAAATAAAAAACCCGCCTTGGCGGGCGGGTTTACGAAGAGAAGGATTGAGGTTTTGCGGCTCAGAGCAGCGTCGAAGGATCAGGCGGAGCTGACGTTGGAGCCACGATCTCCTCCTTCACCTCCTTGGGCGCGTTGGTACGCACGAAGTGATGATCGCGATCCTTCATGAGCATCCGCACCTCATCAGGATCGGTGATGCGCTGGCCCTTGGTGTATTTTCCGAACTCGTGAATGCAGGTCAGATGGAAGCTCACTGGCGTGCCCCGTCGTTAGATTTCAGGTATGTACTGGGAGTCGTCGGGATCGCTGAAATCGAGCGATGGGTTGACGACGTTGACGGGGTCGCCGCCCGTCACGGCCGTTGCGATTGTTGTCGTGTCGGCAAGGTTGATGATCGACACTTGCGTCGAGGTGATCACGTAGGCGTCGAATATCTCGAGGGTCGCATACTCGACATCGAACACCAGGTCGCGGCGATAGATGCCCTTGGACTGCTCTTCGTCGATCGTATTGGTGCGGTTGTAGGTGACCTTGATCTGCGACGTGTCAGACAACGTCGTGACGATGGTCTGCTTGATCTGGACGTCGATGGCCTTGGCAAAGGCGGCGCGGGCGATTTGATTCGGCGCCCACACCGTGACCATGATCGAGTTCTTCTGGCGGTGGATAACCCTTCCCACCTTGCCGACGCCGCCCTGCCGCACGACGAGAATGTGCGTGCCGGGAACGGTGAGCGAGGTCGAGGTTGCGCTCGCCTGCGGGTATGCCGCCTGCGCATCGGCCAGGAGCGCAGCCAGTATTGCCTGCGTGGTGGCGCCACCGCGCGAGAACACGTACTCGTCGTCGGCGATGATGGTCAGATACTCGCCCGCGGCCGGCTGGCCGGACACCGTAAGCGTGTTGCCGACGACCGTGAAGGTGAGCCCATAGGTGGGCTGGCTGATCGTGCGGGTCTTGTTCTGGATCTGAGGGACCGGCGCGCCCTGCCCCAGCATCGGGAAGATCGAGACGTTGGCGCAGACGCCGCCAGGACGTTTGACCTTGTCGCCGTTCTCCATCATGAAGCCGGTCAGGTCGTTGTCGAGCTGGTCGGGAAGCGGCCAGCCCTCGAAGATGCGGCAATCCATGCCGGCGACGGATGCCGAGCCTGTCCCGTTTGGATAGACGGCAATGAAGGCTTGTTGCGCCAGATAGGCGGTGACGTCCGACAAATCTGCCACGTCACGCCTCCAGACGAATACACATGCACTTGTAGCCGAGCATATTCCAATAGGCCTGGCCGACCTCGTAGCGATACTGCTCGTCGTCAATGATGATGTCGCGGTCGCGGATCGAGCCGTTGGGAACGGCCATGGCCGGGATGAACACATTCCACGTCGGATTGGAGACGGCGTCCTGCGGCAGCGCGCTGTCGCGCTTGCGCCCCGTGGCGGCGGCTTGAATGCTCGCCGGCACCCCGGTGAAGAGCACGGTCTCTCCTTGCGGATCGGACGAGCTCGTATCGACGGTCATGCCGGAATATCCGGTCAAGCCGATAGTGTCGGCCGCGCCGGATGCGGCGGCCACCGTCTTTGGGCGGTGGATCTCGACCGTGCGCGGATAGAGCCCGCTCACTCGTCGCCTTCTGCGTCAGGGTAGAGCACGCGGATACTCATGTCGGAGAAGGACCGCGCGTAGGTGTTGATGCGCTCGATTTTGGCTGCTGCGGTCTCGCGGGCGCGCGCCTGCACGTGTGCCTCTTCCCTGGTAAGCTTCTTCGTCCTCATGTCAGAACCCGCTCACCATGGCTACGCGCCGGTAATTGTTCAGCACGGCAAAGACCGATGCCGGCATCGGGATTGTCTTGGTGGAGGTGACGGAGCCATCGCCGCCGAAATCAAAGGAGGAGTCGCCGGCCTGCACACGGATCACGTTCGATCCGAACGGCGTCGAGCCCGCCGTCGAATAGACGATCTTCATCCAGTCGAGACAGGCCTGCTCGACGTCAAACGGGATCGGCGAGTAGCCGGAGGTGTAGGTCATCGAGATGTTCTGGAAGCCGTGGCGAAATTCGTAGCCAACCAGAAAGATCGAACGGGCGTCGTTGTAGAATCCCGGCAGCTGCGTGGCGCCCGACCATGCGCCCTGCTGGATCGTCTGGCCGTTCACGGTCAGCGACTGCACGGAGACCAGCGGCAAGTCTGGAACGAAGAAGCGGCGGGTACCCTGCCCGTTGAAGGTGCGCGTGCGCGAGCCTTGCGCGAGCGAATAGCCGAGCCAGTTCTCGATCTGGGTCGATAGGACACTGATCAGGCGGGCGATGTTGCCGTTGTCGTCGTTGGCTGCGCCGAGATAGCCGAGCGCGTTGTCGAGCGTGGTGAGACCTGCCGACGCGAGCTGGCTATTGACCTGGAGCTGCACCGACTCGACGAAGGTCTGGCCAGCCGCGGTCGTGATCGTGTTGGCAAGGGTGTAGAGGATGCCGACATTGCCGGCGGACAGCACGACGGTAGATCCCGTGTTGGTGTGGCTCGACGAGTTGATGGCGAGCGTGCCGGCGGCCGGCGCATCGCCGCCGATGACAGCCCATGTCGATGTCGTGATGGTGTCGCCGGCGAGCTTGACGGTCCAGTCGAGGGGGAAGCTGCGGTCCTCGCCCGGGGTCTTGCCTTCAGTCCATGCGAGCATCAGAGGCAACCATTCGATGAGCTAACGAGACCCCGACAATCGGGGCACGGGCAGATATTGAGCGGATGTTGATGCTGGATGTGCGCCGTACCGACCGGGACCTGCGGCTCCGCGACAACCTTCGCCGTCGCCGGAACCTGTGGGGCGCGAGGGGCGGCCGGAACGACAACTGTGCGTGCGGTCATCTCGACTGCCCCTTTGGGTATGGGTTACTTCGCGGCCTGCTTCTCGACGGCCTTTTCAGCGGTCTTGACCGGCTTGGTGGTCTTGGCCTTGACGGTCTCGCGGAAGACGGCAATCAGCTTCTCGGAGCGCATCGCTCCGTTGACGCCAACGCCGAACAACTCGAGCACGTCGATCAAGTCCTTGCGGGTGACGCCATGGACAGGCGTGGTGTCGGCGATCACGGTATCCGGCGTCCGGAAGCCGTGCGGCAGAAGATGCGGCGCGATGTGGTCGGCGACTTCGACATGACCGTCCTCGCCGACTTCGAACTCGTGACCGTTGTGGGAAAAATGCGTGACGCCATCTGGCGCGACGAGGCGAACCATGATTGGTGCTCCGAAGGAAAAATGCGGGGGATGAGGCGGGGGAGAGAGGGGAGCGCGAACGCTCCCCTCGGTTGGCTATTAGCCGTTCGCGATGTTGTTGATGACAGCAAACGCGGGCGGGAAGTAGCACTGCAGCACGCCGTCGGCGTAGACGCCGCTCTCGTACTTGCGGGAGCGCAGCGGCCATTCGATCTGGTAGTAGTCCTGGCGCATACGCATCTGCAGGACGTTCGCGACACCCGAGACGGGGTACGGCAGCGACCGTGAGGTCATCATGATCGTGCCGGCCGGCATGTTCGGATGGATGCGGATGTCCAGGGTCTTGGCGCCGCCCATGGAGAAGCGATTCAGGTACGAACGCACCATGACGCCACCACCGAGCGAGTCCTGACGGCTGTCGAAGACGAAGCGCTGGGCCGCATTGCTGTTGCCCTGCAGGATCTTCTTCGAGATGTTGAGCGCCTCCTGCGAGTTCACCCAGATGGTGTCGGGCGACAGGCGGTAGTTGTCCCAACGATCCTTCAGAGCCGCGTCGATCTCGGCGATGCCGCCGGAGCCGTCCGAGGTCAGCGGGGTGCCGACGCCGGCGGTGCCGGTGGCGAGCGCGTTGACGTAGGCATTAGAGCCAGACTTGAGGATCTGGGTCAGGATGCCATCGAACACGAGGCTGTTGGTGGAGTTGTCGGCAGCAGGCAGCGAGGTCGCCGTCTGGGTGCCGGTCGCGGTGCCGGTGATCGCAACCGAGTTGATCGAGGTGATCGCACCCAGCAATTCCGAGCCGGCCGCGCCCCAGAACCAAGCATAGCCGCACGCGCCGGCGACCGGGGTCACGGAGGCGGTGATCGAGCCGGCGGTACCGGAAGCGACGGTAGCGGTGCCGCTACCGGACTTGCGGGCCGCGCCGCCACCGAACGTGTCGGACGAGCCGTCAGCGTTGGTGCGGGTAATCGAGGCCTGGATGCCGCCAGCGACCGAGCCGTTGACCATAGCGTCGAACGAGAGCGCGACGCAGATCACCGAATAGGTCGCAGCCGCCAGCGAACCGCCGGTGATCGCGCCGGTCGCAGACGGTGTCGGCGTGGTGCCGAGGTTCATCGAGGTGTTGCCGCCCAGGATCAGCATCTCTTCGCCGATCATGGTGGCCTCGAGGCCGACCTTGGCCGCGATCGCCCGGATGTCGTCGAAGCCACGGCCAGCGTACTCGGCCTCGAAGTCGACGTTGGTTTCCAGACCGAAGCCGCGATAGGCCGCGGTGTAGTCCTGGGTCGAGACGGACTGCACGCCGCCACGGTTGCCGGCCGAGACACCGATGCGCAGAGCGCCGGTGTTGACGCCGGTCACGGCGCGCCAGTTGGCCTGAATACCGCCACGGCCGGAGACGCGGGGCGTTTCATTGCGCAGCGGGGTCAGCACCGGGTACAGGAACTTCGCACCCAGCTCGAGATCGTAGTAGGTCAGACCCGAGGTGGCGGAGCCGGCCTGGCTGAAGGTGCTCTTCCAGAGCTTTTCACCCTCGGGCACGAACTCGTTGGTGGCGAGCGACTTCTGCATGGCCGCAAGGAAGCTTGCGACTTCGGAAGCGATCTGGGCGCGGTCGATCACGCCGGGCTGCGAATAGATCGGCGCCCAGGACTTCTGGAGATCCAGAGGAGTCGCGTCGCCGAACTTGATGTCACGCACGGTGGCGTTCATCTTCGTTCTCCAAAATTGGAATGGATGGATGGGTGGTTGCGCGCGGGATCGCCGTCCCCGGCGGAAAGCGCGTCTTTGGTGCAGCGAGGTGGTCGCAACTCCCATTGGCTCCGTCCCCGGAGCGGGAGCGCGTGACATCGCGCGCGGGCATTTCGCCTCGCTCCCCGTCCCCGGAGAGGTCAGCGAGAATTTCGTTTGGCGCTGGCTCTACGACTTTGAGCTGTCGGAGCGCTTGCGGCGCACGCAAGAGGCTGCGAGCGCAATCAATGTGATGAGGACCATGATCGAGATGGCGTAGTCGATGGCCGCGTCAGACAGCCGGTTGAGCGACAGGCTGAGCCTGCGGCGCACTCGCCTTCGCCAGCGCCTCTTGAGCAGCCTTGACGGCATCGTTGAGGGCATCAAAGGCCTTGATCAGGTCTGGCGATTTCGGCCGATTGTCGATCAGGTTGCCGGTCGCCTGCGCGTCCAGAAGGATGGCAAGGCAGGCCATGGCATGGCCGAGATGATGAACGCCCGAGTCCTTGGCGGTCTCTTCGCCTGCTTCCCAGTAGTCGAGATGACGCTTGGCAGCAGCGAGGTAGATCCGCGCAAGGACGGCATTCTCACGCCAGTTGTACGGGCCGTACTTCCGGGCTCCGTCCATGAATGCGTGAGCGCCATGGGCATGGGCGATGCTGGGGAAGAGGGAAAGATCGACCTTCTTCACCCCGACGAGGTCTTTGGGGTTCTGCCCAAAGACCTGCTTGGAGGCGACCATTACTGGCGGACCTGATGCCGCATCTGGGCAGCGTTGGCACGCTGCCGCAGCTCGTCATCGCTGGCAGGTGCCCCCTCCGGCTGCATGCCCTTCTCCGCGATGCGGAAGTTGCCGCTATAGGGAGCGGCCGCCGGCATGGCGCGGATTGAGAGCATGGTCTTGTTCAACTTCTCGAAGTCGAAGGCGCTCTTTTCGAGCTCGGCGTTGCGCTCCTTGAGCTTGGCGATCTCCGCATCCTTCTCGGCGATCGTGGCGTCCTTGGCGGCAATGTCGGCATCTTTCTTGGCGAGACCATCGACCACGACGGTCTTGATGTCGATGATGGTGGTCTTGAGCGCCTCATTCTCCGCAGCGAGAACGTCCGCCTTGGCGAGGTCGCCAGTCTCGGCGGATTTGTCCATGCCGCCGCAGCAGTCCTTGTCGAGGGCGGTCAGAGCGTCGTGCGCCTGCTTGATCAGCGCCTTGTCGGACGCCGAGTTGCGTGCACCGCGCTTGATCAGCTCGATCAGCTCCAGCGACTTGGTGACGGAGCCGGCAGCCTCGGCCGCCTCCTCCTCGCCGATCGCGGCCAGGATGGTGTCGAGGATGTCGGCCACGACGTCGCCGAGCGCAACCAGCGTGGAGCCGAACCTGTCGGTCAGTTCCTTTGGCAGCGGGGTGCCGTAATCGACCTCGACCATGTCCTCCATGCGCTCGACGCAGGCGAGCATGTGCATCAGCTCGCGCATCGAGTAGAGGTTCGCCCCCTTGGTGAGGTCGCCCTCCGCCACCTTGTGGGTCCAGCCCTCGGGAAGCTTCTCGGTCAGGCCGAGCGCCTTGGCGCGCGCGATGATGTGGCGCTTGGTCTTGGCCTTGTTCTTGGACTCGCCGTAGGCCTTGATGGCGTTCTCGAGGTCGGTCCCGTTCTCGATCGGGTACGAGCCGTCCTTCTCGGCCGCGCCGGACTTTGCGTCCTTCTCGCGCTCCTTTGCGGAGAACTCGCGCTTCTCGACCTCTCCATCGGGCAGAGAGGTCTTCTCGCCAATCGCTGCCTTGATGGCATCGAGCACTGGCGCGGCGGCCGCATCCGCGGCAGCCTTGGCATCGAGATCGACGAGCGCCTTCTGCAGGTCGCCCTTCTTGGTGAAGTGCTGACCAGGCAGGCGATCGGAGATCCAGACCTGGGCCACATCGGATGGCGTGGTCTTGGCGATATCCGCCTCACCAGTCGTGATCACAATGTCGCCGTTACCCTTCATGGTGATCGAGCTGTTGCCGCTGGTGATCTTGACGGCCTCGGCAAGCTTCTCGCCGTCGACTTCAAGGTTGACTGTCACCTCGCCTTCCGCGCCCTTGGCGACTTCCGCCTCGGGAGTGACTTCGGCAGTCGCTTCGGTCTCGGTTGTGGCCGCCGACGTATCCGCCTCGGCCGACTTGGAAAGCTCATCCTCAAGCTGGGCGCGAGCCTCTTCGATGTGGGTGATGAAGTGCTGACCAGAGGCCTTGGCCAGGGCCTCGGCGCGCTCGGCCACCATCTCGTTGGTGATGGTGGGCGCCGCCTTCTCGACCTCTGTGGTCTCCGGGGTGACGGCCTCAGCCTCGGGCTCCGCGGGAGTTGCGAACTTGCGCATCTCTTCGGTACCGTCAGCCTTGACCATGGAGAAGGTGGCGGTCGGAACGCACGGCAGGTCCACGAGCGAGACCTCGGCGGGGCGCGCGGTGTAGCGCTTCAAGCCACCGTCCTGCCAGCGCTTGAGATACTGGCCGCCGATCGAAAATCCGGTGTAAACACCCTCCTCGACCTTCTTCCACTCGTCCTCGTCCACGATCTTGGCTGCGACGTCGATGGCCTTGCGGGTATCGTCGAAGGCAATGTCGGTGAGCTTGCCGGCTGCGATCTTGCCGTGCATAGAGCGCACATTGCCCTTGGACTTGCCATCGGTCGACTTCTCGATGTCACCCGACCACTTCTCGAACTCGGGCTTCGAGGTCGCATAGTCAAAGATCTCGCCGGAGCGGTCGGCAACCTCGGCAACGGCCGTGCCATAGACAATACGCTGCTTGGCATCGACTTTGCACAGCTGCACAAACAAGGAGAGATTTTCCATTTCGCCTTCTCCTGCGCCGCGCTTCGTGACGACGGCCTGGTTGGATTTCATCGTTGTATCGATGGCCTGAGAGATGATGAGCGGCAGCGCTGCCCGCAGGCCAGGGTGCAGCGGCTCTGGTGGTTGATCGAGGGATGCCCAGCGGTGACCGACATGTTCGGCATTGAGCTTGGGTTCGAACTCGCCTTCGAGACGGTGGAAGAAGGTCGTGAACTCGACGTCGGAATTGGCGATCTGGGAGAGCTGGACGCGTTCGTCAGTCTCCTTGATCGTGTAGCCGACTTCTTCCATCGTCTCGCGGATGGCGGCTTGCTCCGCGGTCTCGCCCGCCTCGATCTTGCCGGCCGGGATGCCCCACTCGCCGGCATGGTCGCCACCTTCGGCGCGCTTGACGAAGAGCATCTTGCCATCATCGGTCACGAGCGCGATGCCGGCGGCGCGGATGGCGGCCTTCTCGATCTCACCGCCATCGCACTTCTCGGGCGACAGCGTGATCTTGCCGCCGTAGCGGTAGAACGAACGAGACTGCTTGGCGCCTTCGAGGTCGTATCCCTGCAGACCGCTGGTGGCGGACTCCGGCGCGGCGAAGGTGCTCACGATTCGACGAACTCAGCCGGGTCCGGCTGCGTCGGGTAGTCGGTCGTCGCAGCACCCGGTGTGAAGCCGAGATTGATCAGGTCGTTCACATCAGCCGGATCGACGTTGATGGTCGCGCCTGGATAGATGTTGATGTAGTTCAGGCCAGAGCCAGAGCACTGCAGCGTACCGTACATGCCGGCAGGCACGATCATTTCCATCGAAGCGATCCCCGTTACAATTGATTTCTTCGGAAATACTCGACCACGACGGTGGGCCCGAGCCTGTGATTGGCGACCCGCGTGATGCCGGTGTCGATCAGCTTGCGCTCGATGCGATCGCTGTTTGCGAGCGCGCGCAGCGCGTTGACGATCTCAGTCGCCGTGTAGTCGTAGCGTCTGGCGTGGCGGCGGACGCTGGATGGCGTCCGCCACTGATCGTCGAGCTGGCGCGCGAGCTCTAGGTCGATCATCTTTACGAGACGGAGCCCGCCTCATTGCGCCAGTTGGCGCCGTCCCAGATCACCATGTGAGAGAGCGTGGTGTCCCAGAACTTGACGCCAGGCAGCAGCGGATAGACGCCGACGGCGCTGGTCGGGCGCTGGGTGGTCGGGCCCGAGGGCGCAAGATAGATCCAGCCGTTGGCCTGGAGTCGAACGGCATCGAACTCGCTGACGTCCTGCGCGCCAGCCGCCGGATCGTAGGTGCGGCCGTGAACGGTGATCTTGGAGCCCTTGGCGGGCGGGATCAGGCGGTGGGTGAGAGGCGCGGTCATTTATCCCCCTTGGATGTGCTGTTCGCGCTGGCGGTTTGCTTTCGCCATCGCGTTGATACGAAGGACTTCGGCAAAGGTGACCATCGACACCCGCTTGCCGTCCTTGCTGAGCTTGCGGGCGTTGCGTGCTTCATTGCGACGGGCGCAGCGATATGAGCCCAGCGGGCGAGCCGTCTCGCCGGTCTTGGTGGCGGGCTTCGCTTCGACCTTGGGGCGCCCACTCGACTCGATGCGCTCAACGAGGTCGGCATCGATCGATCGGTTGAGGGTACGGGCGTGGCTCATGCGTCATTTCTCCTTTGGGGACTTGGAGGTCTTGGTGGGGGATGCGGACTTCGGGGTGGCCGGTTTTGCGGGAGCCGCGACCGGTGGAGGCGGAACGGCCTCGGCCAGGGCCTTGGCTTCCGCGACCTTGTTGTCGAGCTGACCGGAGTCGATGTTGACGTAGCCGGTCGCCGTCTTGACCATGAGCTGGTTGGCGGCAGGGTTAGGGTCCTGCTCCTCGCCGATCTTCTCGCGGACCTGATTGATGGTGAGGATGCCGTCTTCGGCATAGCCGCGCAGGATCGTCGACTGCTTCTCCGGGTCGATCTCCTCTTCCTCGGACCAGGCGAACTCGACCTCATCGTCCGGAAACTCGCTGGCGAGGATCTCGTTGAACGTGTCGGCGCACCACTGCTTCAAGGGCTCGATACCCTCCTCCTCCGCCTGCTTCTCGTGCTGCTCGGCGATCGAGCGATTGGAGAGCGAGACGAAGGCGGCCGGCGGATAGGAGAATGCGAAGCAGACGATGCGGACCAGCCACTCGTCGAACTCGCTCTTGAGCGGCGGCTCCTTGAGCGCCTGATACGAGTTCGAGGTGCCGGTCGGGATGAACTTCATGCGGCGCCGCGCGCCGAGATTGCCGGAGAACAGGCTGTCCCAATACTCCTGGAACCGCATGGTCTGATCCGGCGTCCAGTTCTCAGGCAAGCCGAACACGGCGTCGGGCTGGTTGCCCTCCTTGAAGTATTCGAGCTGGGAGACCGAGCGGCGGAATGCGATCGATACGGTCATCATGACCTGTTCGACCGGCGAATAGCCGTAGGCCCTGCCGGGACGACGATTGAGCGGACGATAGACCAGGTCCCAGGTCGTGTAGTTGACCGCGGGCAAGCCCTTCATGATGTGCTGATAGGCCGGCGGCAGCATGGCCTGGTCGGGCACCTCGGTGCCGATCGGCAGCTGGTGCGCGATCGCTGCACCCGGCACGAGCTTGAAGCCGAAGGCCTGATGGTTCTCGAGGTTGACCACCTCGCCGTTCCAGATGAACGGCTCACCGGTCCAGACGACCGGCTTGGGCGTGCGGCCCCAATCATCGATCACGCGCTTGACCTGCGCGCCATCGACCTGCACGAGGCCAATGAGGTCGCCGCCGAGGTTGCGCTCGCAATAGAGCGAGGGGGCGTCAATCACGAGGATGTCCTCGATGACGCCGCGCAGCCAGGTGCGGAAGTCGAGCTCCCGGTCCGGGCGCTTGAAGAAGTCGGTGATATCCTTGATGCGTTTGCGCTTGGCGGCCGGAAGATCGGCGAGCGTCGGACGCTTCTTCTTCAGATCGTCGTGCTTGACGCGGATGGTCCACGGCAGGCGCGTCATCTGATCCTTGCGCCGCTCAATGATCAGGCGGACCGGATCGTAGGTGTCGGCGAGAGAGCGCAGCGCCTGAAAGGACACCTGCTCGTAGGCGCGAGGGTTGGTCGCGAGGTTGTAGCCGGGGACGAAGTCCCACGTGCGGCCAGCCACTTCGGGCGGCGCGATCGGCTGCATTGGCGGCAGCGGACCGAACCAGTCGGCGCCGCCATAGGAGAAATTGACGCCGGGCTGTGCAGGGCGCGCGCCATTGACGGTCAGGTCGTAGCCGAACGGGGCGCCGGGCGTCAGCTGGGTCATGCTGCGCGCGCCATCGCCTCGCGGCGTTGCGACCTTCTCGACGTCGTCGTCAGGAGTATCCACCACCGGCTAAGACCCTCAGCTCCACATGGCGACGACGTTGGTCGCCGTGGTGCCGGTTGCGAGGATGCGGCGGGCCTGGAGCTGGAGAACGGTGCCGACTGGGACCGCCTTGAAGGTCACGGTCTGGGTGTCGAGGATGTCATTGGCCATCAGCACAGTGAGGTCGCCGGCGCCGCCGACGTAGATCGCACTGGTGACGTGGCTGAGGTCGATCGTGTCGCTGGGTGTGACCGCTTCGGCGTGACGGGCCGCGGTGAGCGGCTCGGTGGAGGTTCCCATAAAGGGATCTTTGGCAGACGCGCTCATGAAACATCCCTTTGATGGTTAGGTGGCAGCGCCGAGCCGCTCCCAGCCACGCAGGCCGAAAGCGGCCGCGTCTTCCTTGGAGACGGTGACGATGCGATCCGACGGCACGAGCATGTTCGTGCCGTCGATCAGGTAGAGTGACGAGGTGCCCTCGGGCACAAGGACGCGTTCCTTTGCGCTCTTGCTCGGGGCTGAGATCTCGAAGCCGAACTCCGGCTTCTTCGGCTCGCCCTGCTGCTCGGGAAGCGTGCCGGCGGCCTCGTTGAGGCGGCGGTAGTACTCGATCCAGCTGTTGGCGCCGTCCTGCAACGCGATGTCGGTCACGGCCCAGATCCACGCATCAGCACGGTCGGGCGATTTCGGCCCGCCGTATCCGAGTGAGGTGAAGGCGCAAAGCTGATCCTCGAGATGCTCGAAGCGGCCGACGTGGCGCACGCCGTCACGGTGATAGAGCGTCGAGATCGGCTCGGCACGGACGTGCTTGCCGTTGCCCGGGTTGGCGCGAACGGTCTTCACCGGGACGTTGCCGTCCTTGGCGCGGATCACGGCCTCGACCATGCCGCCGCCGTAGTTGATCTCGGCCAGGATGTGATCGGCGCCGTAGGCGTGATAGGCGGCAACCGCGACCTCGGCCCAGCCGAGCTTCTTGTTGCCGTTCTCGTCTTCGCCTACTCCGATCGGAGGCGCCACCAAGGACAGGTCCGCCCGCAGGTAGACTTTCTGGTCCTTGCCAAGAGAAGCGACGATGATGCCGATCTCGTCGTTGAGCGGCTTCTGCTCGACGTCGGTCTTGTCGCCCTCGATGCCGGCGCCGGACGGGTCGATTGCGACCACCGTCTGGATGTATTCCGGCTCGTCGCCGCCATCGGCGGCGGACCCTGGCCGCGCGCGGCAGGCCTCGATCAGCGCCGCGGTCCACAACGAGTTTGGGTTCTCGTCGATATAGACGCCTTCGTAGAAGCGCTTGCGGTAGTTGCCGGTGGAGTTCTCAAGCTCCGCGACGTACTCGGCGGAGAGGTTTTTGATGTTGTCGGCCGGATTGATGAACATCCGGGCGTAGGAATTGGGATCGGCGATCGCCTTCTTGTCGTCCGGATCGACCTTGTCGCCGAATAGCAGGTTGGTCCAATGCGACTTGCCGACCGGGTTGATGTCGTAGAACATCCGCTGGGTGCAGCCCTCGATCACCTGCGCGAGGCGCGAGCGGACGAGCTTGGCTGCGTACCAGCTGATCTGGCTGCACTCGTTGAGGAAGACGGTGCAGTATTCGGCGCCGAGGATCTTGTCGACGCGGGCGGCGTCATCGAGGCCGCCGATCCAGATCTCGCTCCCGTTGGGGAAGCGGACGATGTTGTGGGGCGCGCGGATGTGCTTGTACTTCACCCCGGGGAAGAACATCGACATCACCTTGGGAAGGGTGTCGAGCCCGACCGAGGCGTCGGCATAGACGGCGCGGTTTCGCAGCACGACATGCCGCGACTTGGGGAAGCGCTGTGCGCGCAGACATATCGCGCGGATGATGGTGGTGGTCTTGCCCGAGCGGGCGCCGCCTACGAGGCAGGTGTGGCGCTGATTGCCAAGGAGTTCGGTTGCGACCACCTGCGCCGGGTTGGGGCCATCCTTGCCCCAGCCCTTGTCCGCCCATGTGGCGATCGGCGGTCCGCCGTTGTCACCGATCTTGGCGGGCGCGCCGATCTCTTGGACTTCGAACTTCGCCGTGCCGCGCGGCGGGGAGCGCCGCCGTCGTTTCTTAGAGTTTTGCATCTGCCGGGGAGAGGATGAAGACGGGGTTGCCGCCTCCAACTTCTCCGGAGTGCTCAACCTTGTTCGGTGCGAACAGGCCGTCGAGCTTGGCCTGCAATTCCATGTTGCGACGGACCTGCTCCTGGGCCTCGACGTCGCCGGCGAAGGCCTTGTCGAGCACGCCGACCATCATCTCCTCGATGCGGACGCGCATCATCTTGCGCAGGTCCTCGAGGGGCTCGGCGACCATGTTGTCCATGGACCATTTGATCAGGCGGTAGGCGTATGAGCCGTCGAAGCCCATCTCCTCGCCGATCTTCTCGAAGGTGTAGCCCATCTTGCGATATTCGAGGGCCTCGGCCGCCTTCTTGCGAAACTCGATCGAGCGTGGGGAGGTCGTTGAGGTCTTGGTGGTGCGCTTTCCTCTGCGCAGCCTGCGATCACGGTCGAGACCTTTCTCGCCGACTTTGGGATCGCCTTTCTTGCGGGGCATTGGGATCACTCAAAAAGAAGAGGTCGCTTCCCTCATCAGGAAGCGACCTCTTGTCAGGTCAGGGAGACTCTGCGTCGGCTGACGCTTAGCTCTTGGGCTTGCTGTTGTTCTTGCGCTTGGACTTCTTGGCCGTCTTCTTGGTCGCCTTCTTCGCCTTTTTAGCCATGATGGCTCTCCTTCCAGGAAAATGCGTCGGGGAAGGCGCCGACGCTACGCCTCGACACTACCGAGAGCGGCGTCAGGATTTGCCTTTGCTCGGGAATGCCGTCACCAGCCGTTCGAGATTGCGAACAGGCGGGCGAATCTTCTGTAGCTTGAAATTTGGTTTTGGCAACTCGAAGCCGAGTCCCTTCGCCAAAAGATATCCGTCGATGAAGACCGCGTCCTCTTCGGGATACTCGGCCTGCTTGAGAAACGAGGTCACGGCCTCGTTGTCGACGAAGCAGATCACGCAGTAGTAGTCGCCGGAGCCTTGGTTCTTGAAGGCGTCGCTCTGACGCTTCAGGTCGGCCTTGATTGTCGACCCGTTGGTGGTGGCCTTGTCGCCGTTGAGCGCCACGTCGAGGCGGCGCATCTGCTCAGCGTTCTCTTCCTCGGGCGACAGGTCGTCCGGCATGTCGTCGAGGACGTCGTCCTGACGTTCGACGAAGTCGAGGGCGCGCGCGGCTGCGCGCATCTTCTCGATACCGCCGCGGTCGATCTTCTTCAGACCACCACCGGCGCCCTTGAGGGGCGCGCGCTCAATCTTCTTAAGCGCCATCGATACCGCCGTATGCGCCCTCTTGGTAAGGCCAATCCGGCAGATCTACCGTCTGACCCGAGAGCTTGTGGGGACTGTCGCCACAGAACTCGATCCGCCCGTTGCGGATGAAGTAGTGGCAGAGCGTCGTCTGACGAGGTGCCGGCAAGGGCATCTCATCGTCATCTTCCGTCTCGGTGACGAAGAGCAGGACCGACGGCTCGAAGGTCGGGCTGTCGTGGTTGCCGTTGAACCGCCAGAGCGGTCCCGAGGGGGCCGCAATCGGAATGCGATGCACCTCCTCGCAGCCTGGACACCAATGCACGAGCGAACGAGAGCCGTCCGCTCCGCTGGCCGATCGCAACTTCTTGGAGAGCGTGCCCATTACCAGCTGATGTCGATGCCGCCGCCGGTGTCACAGCCGCCGCCACTGTCCAACGAGATGCCGCTGTCGAAGCTCGGGCTGCTATCGACATAAGAGGGGCCGGAGTCGATGAAGGTGTTGTTCTCGACAATGGTCGTGCCGTGATGGCCGAACCCGCCACCAAGAGCTTCTCCGACCAGCATGCCGGTCAGGAAGTCGCCGGAGCCGTTGCCATTGTTGACGTAGACGGGCGATTGCGCGGCCACAGGAGGCACGAGATAGGCTGGACCAGCCGGCGGCGCTGAAGGCGCCGCGGTGAAACCAGATCGCGTGTAGCCCGATCGATCAGCGTAACTGGTGCCGTTGACGACCGGCCGGTTCGCGTCGGCCTTGATGCGTTCGCGCTCAAGCTCAGCCTCAAGCCGTGAACGGCGCATCGAAACAATGAACCAAAGCGCGAAGCCGAGGGCCATCACGAACAAAAACATCGCAAAGCCGGAGATGTGCAGATGATGTGGCATTGGGGATACCGCTCTCGTTGGGGGTGGGGAGAACTAGAAGCCGCTGATCAATCCGAACAGCGCCTTGCCTGAGACGATGACTGCGCTGATGAGGCCGATCAGCATGAAGAACTCCATCCAGAGGCCATCGCCATTAGCGCGACGACGGAACATGACGTCGATCTGGGTTGTGACCAGAAGGAGCGCAGCGACGAGCGCGAGCACGACGATCGTGAACATCATGGGGATGAGCCTTATCTGGCGCCGGCGCGCTGCAGGATGCGACGGATATCTAGGCGGGTGAGACCGACCTTGTCGGCGATTTCCTGGAGGGAGAGTCCGCGACGGCGGAGGAGAAGGATCTCGTCGATCTGGTTCATTCAGTCATTGCCACCATAGCGGTAGAACTCGGAAAGGAACCACGAGGCCGCTACCTCGGGGCTCCAGTAGCGGAGGGTCACCCCGACCGGATCACCGGGGAAACCCCACGGCACAGCCGGTTTGGCGACGTTCTGCTCGCACTCGTCGTGCAGAATACGTACGTCGATATCTACGATCTCGGGTGGAAGCGGCCACAAACCATCGAGCCCGAACCGCGTGTAGATCACGCGCATCAGGTGATCCTCGATCGCGCGATACTCTGGCATCGCATTCTTGATCGGTCGCGGGATGTCGACGAGGAATGCCTCGCTCGCATCGTGCAGGAGGCTTGCGAGTTTGACGCGATTGGGACCGGCCACGTTGTGGGCGACGTGAACGGAGTGCTCGGCAACCGAATAGAAGCGACGACAATGGCCGCCGTAGCGGCACTGGCGCGATAATGCGTGCGCAATGTCGTTGAGGCGGACGTCCTCGACCTTTGGGTCCAGAACGTTGAACGCGCCGCCAGTCGCCGTGCCGATCCATCCAACGGCGTTGAAAAAGGTCGACTGCTCACTCACTGTGCGAAGTACCTTTGATAGAGCTCCCAGCGCTTCTCCTCGACTGGCGCTAAGGGGAGCCATTCGATGATGCGCTGGTAGTCCTCGGGGAAGCGTTCCTTGAGCGGGATCAGGAAAAGGTATGAGAAGCCGTCGAGCGATCGCGGCAGGAAGGTGTAATCGGGCGGCAGCGAGATGCCGCTGCTCTCGATCGCATCCAGCAGATCCTGCTTCGACCAGTGCCAGATCGGCGCCCAGTTGCCGGCGGTAGAGCGGATCGGGCCGTGCTTCTTGATTGAGAGGAAGCGGATCGCGTTGTCGAGGGCGCGGACACCGGTGGCGGTCAGGATGCTAGTGCCTTCAATCCCCTCCTGCTTCTTGACCATGCGCAGGATGTCGGGGTGGTCGAGGCGCGGCAGCGAGGCGTTGGTGAGAATTTCAGCGCGGCGCACGGGCTGCAGGAAGCCGTCGCGCAGATGCTTGTTGAAGGCCACGTCCGGCATGCGCAGGATGCGCCTGCCGAACAGATGCTTCTCGTAATAGGCGAGGCTCTCCTCGACGAAGCTGAGCTTCATCGGATAGTCGTAGTAGAATGGGATCACCTCGATCTTGTCGCGCAGCGCAAGCGCGACTGCGACCGAGTCCTTGCCGCGGGAGAAGGCGATCAGCGTCTTGTCGCCGAACCGCTCCTTGTAGGAGGCGATCAGGTCGTCGCCGCGCGGATGCTTGATCGCGTCGAGGCCGGACATCTAGCCGATGCCGGAGCCGCCGATCGGCGGGCCGTCAAAGATGCTGGGGCCGCGGTCGGTGAAGAACATGTCCTTGATGAGGCGGTAGGTGCCGAAAAGGATGTCGATGCCCTTCCAAAGGGCCAGGCCGTAGACGACATACATCATGACGCGGCCGCCGCGCTGATGGCCAGCAGCTTGGCCGAGACCACTGCATCGATCATGCCCTCGATCGCGCCGGTCAGCTCTGCGACCTGGTCGGGCGTCAGTGTGGCTGCGGAGCCGTTGTCGATGCGACAGGCAACAGTCGTGGCAATAGCCGATGCGAGCGCAGTGCGCGCATCGGTGACGGAGGGGGTGCTCATGGGGAATGCGTCCTGATGTCGATGAAGAACTGGCCAGTCTGGGCCACGTAGGCGACGTCGATGTCTTCGGGGTCCATTGCGAGGAGACCTGCCACCACCTCGGCGACCTCTTGCCGAGTGACCCTCTTGCCGTGGAAGCGATCGTGCAGCTCGGCGCGCATGATGTCGGCGATCAGAGCCTCGTCGGCAGTGAGCGCCTCGGTCATCAGCTCTTGGCCTGCTCCGGCACGATCAGGGTCACTTCAGACACCAGGCGACGACCTCGGTGCGGGTGAGTGACATTACTCTCCGTCTCTTTCAGGCAGCCGCCCATATCGGCGATGCCGTCGAAGAGCTTGTCGAGGAGGCAGCGCCGAACGTATTCGATGAGCTGCCAAGGATTACTGGCATATTTCAGATCTAACTCGCCGACGATCACGTCGGCCTCGACGACCTTGACGCGGTCGCGCTCGACCACGACGTAGCCGTGGCGCTGCAAGAGTTGCTTGGCGGCGTCGATCTCGCTGGGCGAGTGGCGCTGCACGGCGGAGGTCTCAGGCGCGCTCGCTCCCAACAGCTTCACCATGACACCGGCGCTCCTATGCGGCCGATATGAGAGCGGCCAACCACCATGGGCCCGCGATATTGCGGAGGCTCCTCGGCCACCGGCGTGCAGAGCGCAGGGCACTTGCCCATGCGACCGAGCCGCACGCCGCAAGCGCAGTAACCAGCCATGCGATAGATGGGCTCAGGAGCTGGCATCGGCTCGGGCGCGACTGCCACGACCAGCGCCGGCGGCTCGCTCATGTTGGCTATGGGAAAGCGCTTGAGCTTCTTCTCGTGCTCGAAGCGCTTCACGATCGGGTCGCCGAAGCGGCGCCCCTTGGGGGTATCCCTGACGGTCTCGACCTTCGCCTTGCACTTGACCTTGGGCGGCGGCGCGAGCTGCTTCTTGGGCTTGGCGACCGACCTTGGGATCTCCACCGGAATGCCGACCTTGAGGCAGGCCCGCGCCTTCGCCTCGTCGATGGTCTCGAAGTTGCCGACCTTGTCACCGTCGACCCAGGCCTCGACCCGGCCTGAGCGCTCGCAGACGTAGAGGCGCGCGTTCTCGTAGTTGAGGAAGGAGGCCGGATTGCCGTCGATCTTGATGTCGTTCCACTTCATGGGCCGATGTCCTTCGGCACCATCAGCCGGTCGTGAACGATGCAATAGTCACCGCCCTCTTCGCCTACGACCGCCATGTAGTAGCCTTGGGACCGGCACCACTCGCTGACGGCAAGTTGGTGGGCGCGATACTTGCCGGCACCGAACGAGAGAAATGCCGCCACTACAGCTAACGCGACCAGGCTGGAGCCGCAGAAGATCGAAACCTTCATGCCGGTTCGCCGCGGCTGAAATCGTAGGCAGGCGCATTCACCGTGACTGGGTTTGCAATCGCAAACGACCATTCGGTGATGGGCATGCGCGCGACGACGCGGCCGTTGATCTCGAACAGGATCATCCGGTTCTTTTCGTCGCGATAGAAGACGACGCTGTCGGCGGGGATGGTCATTCCCGCACCCTCGCAAGAGACTGGAGCGAGAAGGTTTCGCGTTGCAGATGGTTGTCGACAAACCATACGCATGAGCATCGCGCGTTGTCGCCCTGGCACAGATAGTCAATGGTCATCTTGACCAGCTGACCCTTGAGGCGAACGACGTCGCCGGGCACGAGAGCGCCTTCGGCCATGGCTACAGAGTGCTTAGCAGCGGTCATGGGGAATGACCTCCTTGGGTGCAGGTTTAGGGAATGATGCCCACGCCATTGTCCCGTCTTCGCCGGCCTAGGACCCCGGCGGGTGTCGGTTTTGTTCGCGGGTGTGCATGAGATCCGGAGTTGCGTGATGCCCGAAGGCCTCTCGCTACTCACCGCTCCGCAAGACCGATGCGCGCCGTGCACGGCAAACGCACCGATGGGCCTCGGGATTTACTTTTGAAAACTAGTAGAGATTGCCTGCGCTGATCAGATCCCAGATATTGACGCGCGCGGCGAAGCCATTCGCCTGCCACCAGGGGATCAGAGGCTCGATCAGGGCCATCATGGCGGAGATCGTGTCCTGCGAGATGCCCGCGGTGATGAGGTTCGGCACCATGCTCTGGATGGCGCTCGAATAGGTCGAGTTCGAGGTCTCGAGCGTGTCGCTGTAGGTCGCCTCGTAGCCGACGACGGCGAGAATGTAGTTGACCGAGGCCTTGACGGCATCGGTTGCGCCAGCCGGAGGGTTGGCCGCGTAGGCCTGCAGGATGTCCAGCGCGCCAGAGGCCTGCAGCACCTTCCTGACCTCGCTGCGGGGCACGTCGACCGCGGGGCCGGCCGTCATCTGCTGATTGACGAAGGCGAGCTTGTCGCCGGTCAGCATGGTCGCCGGCAGCGTCGCCCAGATCGTCTGGAGGGCGGTGTAGTTGCCGGCCATGTGACCTCTTGGAAGTTGGTTGCAGAGGCCGGGATCGAACCGGCGACCTACGCGTTATGAGCGCGCCGAGCTACCGCTGCTCCACCCTGCAATGAAAGTGTATTCAGTCCTTCTCAGCCAACAGGAACTTGTTGTTGATCACCTTGAAGGTCGGTCCGCCGGCGACGAGGGACTTGAACACGACACCTTCAGCGATCGGGTTGTTGAAGCTGGCCCGATCCGCGATCTTGAGCAGATCATTCACCGTTGTCGTCTCGGTGAGCACGTAGTCATGAGCGAGTGCCGGCGCGTGCTGGATGCCGCAGCCAATGCCCTGCAGATTGCGCAGGAAGCCGAACCGCTCATCCGGCGTCATGTACCTCGACTGATCGATGTCATAGACGTCGAAGGCGAAGAACTGGTTAGTGGCGAATCCTTCGCGGTTACCCTGAATGCCGGGGCCCATCAGCTCGCCTTGGAGCGCCACGTTCTTGCCGACGACAACCAACGCCGCGATGATCCCATCGGCGGCCTGCTGCCAGAATAGCGACGCCTCGTCCCGCTTGAGGTCGAAGTTTCGCGAGCAGACGCCGTAGCTGTAGTCGTTGTGATAGACCGTCATCGACGATCCATCGAGCTTCAGCGTCACTTCGAACTGCTGGCGCTTGGCGATGGTCTCATCATCGTTGCGGACCGCAGCCTTGTGGAACCACTGGTCGCCGGACTTGAAGTAGTAAGACTCCGCGCTGTTCTCGACCCGACCCAGGTTCAGGTTTTCGATGACTACGGGATTAAACACCTCGGTGACGACGGGTGCTCCGTAATAGATCCATTTCAGCACACCGCTCAGACAGTTCTGGATGCGCTCCTGATCGGTCTTTTGCAGGAAGTCGGGGAAGCCGCCGCGGGCATGCGTCGGGCCAAGCTTCGACCCGCCGCCATTACCGGCGGCCGGCTTTTCATACTTCTTGACGCCGAGGTAGTCGGTGACGTCCATGCCCTCCTCAAGGAAGACCCGGGTCGGCTCGACCCATTCACGACGTTCGAGGCGTTCACGCTCCCATTTGGTCTCCGGGGCGATGTAGAAGTAGCGGCCGTCATCTTCCTTATCGAAGAAGTCCGACAGCGGCAGGCTAAGCCCCTGCGACACCACGCCCTTCATCTTCATGGTCTTGATGCGGAAGCCGTCACCAAGGCCTGCAACCGACTTGAAGCACTTGTCGCGCAGGAACTCGAACTCTGGCCGCACCGGCAAGAAACTGTCGATCTCGAAGTAGAGGCAGAGATCGCCGACCTGGTAGTTGGTCTTCTGGGTGACCAGCTCCCAGCCGTCGATGGTGGCCTTGACGATGCGGTCAGCACCCTCGATGGGGTCGATCTTCGAGACGCGACGGATCGTCGCGAGCTTGCGCTCGCCGATATCAGGCATGTGGGGACTCGTCTGTTGGGGAAGATGGGGAAGGAAATTGGTGCCGAGAGAGGGATTTGAACCGACGACCGTCGACTTACAAAGTCGCTGCTCTACCGCTGAGCTACCCCGGCTTGGCTGGGAAGGCTGGATTCGAACCAGCGACGCGGCGGTTAACAGCCGCCTGCTCTACCGACTGAGCTACAACCCAACGAAACTTTTTCCCGTTAGCCGGAGCGCCGCTAGCGGACGACGCAGAGACCTAAACGCAAGGCGGGACGGGACAAGCCATGGACACGGGCGCCGCAGGCCGCAAGCCGCGACGCCGTCTACCTTGCGAGCATCCGCACCTCGAGCCAGGCCGCGCCAGTGATCATCTGGCGGGATGGAGTTACCGAGGTCTCGGAATTGGAGACGATGGATGGAATCGAACCAACGTGAGACGGGTTGCAGCCGTCTGCCTCATCACTCGGCCACATCGTCGAAATTCACTCCCTCTCCGCCTCGTCGGCTTCAAGATCGGCGTCAAACTCCTCTGGAGTAAACCTAGCCGACGACCGCGAGTCCACCCAGTGCAACGCGGTTTCCAGTTCCCCGCCGATCCGGTACCAGTCTCGCGGGCGCGCGTCTGGACCGAGATACTTCATGAGCAGTGCGGTGAGCTCATCCTCGAAGGTCATGGCGTGCGCCTTAGCACACCGTTCGAGTCCGCGAAAGTTGGTACCAGCCCGCGGGCTCGAACCGCGATTTCCCGAGCCACAATCGAGCGTTCTAACCAATTGAACTAAGCCGGCACCTTGGGAAGAGTTGGTGCCGAGGGAAGGGTTCGAACCTCCGACGCGCGCGCTTTCAACGCGCCGCTCTACCAGCTGAGCTACCTCGGCGTGGCGGAGGGTGAAGGATTCGAACCATCACCGGGAGACCGGGGCGCAGTTTTCGAGACTGTTTGCCCACCATGGGCGCCACCCTCCGCAAACAGGAAGGGCGGCGGTCGTGTTACCGCGTCACCCTTCCGGCGATATGTGATGAGTGACTAAACGACGACATGGTGTGACCTTGAGCTTTCAGAATGGCAGTTGTGCCGGACGGCACACGTTCTCGAAGATGTAATCCAGCGCGCGCCGCGCCAGGTCGAGCTCGCTCGGCGAGCCTTCGACCATCAGCAGCATATCCAGGTTGGGCGAGCAGCGCTTGACGCCGCCGCTGACCTCGCACTGAGCGCCAGGCTGGCCTGAAATGGCGAGCCGCGCATAACCGTGCTGCGGCCAGGCGTGATATTCACCGGACAGACGATCGAAGCTGATCGTCTCGATCACTGGCCCGCCGCGGCGCCGCATCGTGAAGGTGCAGGCTTCGCCCGGGGCGTGGTTGACCTCGAAACTGCGGCCGATGTGGCCCTCGTCCTCATCGGCAACAGCGATGTCGCCGTGGAGGTGGTTTTCGAGCGCAAAGATGCGGGCTGCGGCCATGACCGGCTTCATGGCCTCCGTAATAGGCTGCCCCTCGCCGGCTGCGCTGGACGCGGCGGCGATGAGGACTGCTACAACGAGGGAAGCCTTGGCAAGGGTCATGCCCAGCCTGATAGCCGATCAACCTGCGGCTGGTCAATCTCTTGGCACCCGCTAGTCGATTTGAACGACTGTCTTCGGAGTCAAAGTCCGACGTCTTAGACCACTGGACCAAGCGGGTAATTGGTCCGTGAGGCTAGATTTGAACTAGCGAAGGCCCGAAAGCCGGCGGGTTTACAGCCCGCCCCGATTGACCACTCCGGCACTCACGGATTGGTCTGGACGGTCGGGCTCGAACCGACGACCCCCGCATTCCAAGTGCGGTACGCTACCAACTGCGCTACGTCCAGACACACGACGACCCTCAATAGGGTCGCGGGTATGGATAGCTCTGTTGGTTGAAGGTCACGGTTTAGTCCTTCGATGGGCGCTTGAGCGCAAAGTCTATAAAACGCTGACGTAGTTCATGATCCGACAGCGGAGCCGCTGTCGGCTGGCCATCGTTGCCGATGGTGCGCGGCGCGAGGCCGAAGGCTTTGATCATCAGATCGAGTTCTACGCCGGTGACAAGCAAGGGATCGACGAACCAAACGTCGCGCTTGGCCGCGGGAGGATCGCTCTCGTGCATCCACTCGTATCCGTCGGGAGGTCTTACCATAACCTCTTCGATAGCGCCGCAAGCATGAAGTCGTCAAGCTCACCGCCGAGCGTCGCATCGAGATCCTTCTCGACGCCGGTGCGCGCATCACGCGCGGATCGGCTCTCGACGTAGGAGCGGACAACGCCCTCGCCGCCGAAGCCGCGCGGGCTGCGCTCTTGATTGGCGATGGTGCCGTTGATCCAACGCATTACGACGGGTCCTTATCGATGACCGTCGTGTGATTGAGCGCCATCAGCTCGTGACCGGGCGGCATGTAGATGTAATAGACGGCGCCGTCACCGACCTTCTCGCGCAGCACCGTGGCATAGCCGACCGCAATGCCGACGAATACCCGCGGCAGGATGAATCGCCCACGACGCTTGAGAAATTGGACCGCAATGCGCTCTAGATGCGCCCCGAGGTTGAACACTACGGCACGCCCGTGATCGCTGTCTTGGCAACGAGCGCGGTGGCGCCGGTGACGATGCCGTTGACGGCCTGCAGCGTGTTGGTCTGCATCAGTTGCGCCGCGCCCGCGCAGTTGGTCATGAGTGCGCCCTGCGGCGAAAGACCATCGACCAGCTCGGCCGTGTCCTCGATCGCCGTGACCAGGGCAGGATCTGGCCGCTTCATCACGGCGCCGGTGGCATCCTTGATGTCGTCGCCGTCGAACGCCGTCTTGGCGTCGATGATGGCCTGGATGCACTGGGCGCGGATCTTGCTGCCGTTGGAGCCGACGTTGTTGGCCTTGGCAAGGGCGTAAGTGAGGTCGTCCTTGGAAACGGCCTTGATGCGGGCGAGCACGCGGTCGAAGTCGGTCTTGGGGTCGCCGGTCAGTAGCCCGCAGAGCTTCATCGGGTCCCACGGGAAAGGACAGGCCTTGGTGGGGGTGGTCGGGGTCGAGGTGTCGGCAGCAGGAGCGGCCGCAATCTTCTTGCCTTGCGCGAGGGCGGAGCCCGGCAGCAAGAGCGTGAGCGCGGTCAGGGCGACGGCAAGGTTTCGCATAACGTGATGCCTCGTGGGGATAGAGCTGGGGAGTGGTTGCGCTTGTCGAGTGCGCTCTGGCCGGGAGGAGGATCTCCCATCAGCCAAGAGGTGAGCGGGCGTGGCGCGGCGTTGCGCCGCCGCGCATCCTCGATCATCTCTGGCGCCGGGCGCCGTGTGTGATCGCTCTCGCCATAGGAACGCGGTTCGTACGATCTGGCAAAGCGCCAGTCGCTGGGCTCGGACCAAGAACTCATGCAGGCAATGCCTCGACATCGCTGAGGGGACAGAGATGCGGCAGCGAGACGTGATCGTCCTCGACGATCGCGTACTGCCGGCTCCCGTTCGTGGTGAACAGGTGGGTGATCTTGCCGGTGGCGGCCGCCTGAACAGTCTGGAAGCGGACGCGCTGGCCGAGATCGAATGGGTATGTCAGCTTCTCGACCTGGCCGTAGAAGAGCCAGAACTGGTCGTCGATGCGGACGGTGTGAGTCCAGTGGTCGACGCGGGTCACCGTGCCGATGCGGTCACCGTCGTAACGGACGCGATCGCCGACCCGGTAATCGATCACAGGAAGAACACCTCTTCCGCGTAGTGACTGCGGCCCTGGTCGTCGACTACGCAGTAGAAGCTCTTGGTGAGCGGCGAAAGCTCAGCCTCCTCGTAACGGGAGCGCTTGATGCGCCGCGGGACCGGCTTGTCCTCCGAGGCCTCGACGAAGGAGAACACCGTGCCGATGACGTTGTTGGAGCCCTTCCCTAAGACCTGCACGCGGCGGCCGACGGTGTGGTGCTCGCGGCAGGCGGGAATGAACTCAGCCCGCTCCCGCTGTGGCTTCGTGGGGCGATGGATGCTCACCAGGCCTCCTCGATCACAACGATCATGAGCAGGCACCAGCCCCAGCCTTCATGGCCGGAGCAGGCGATGGCGCCGGCGGCGAGCGCCAGCGCGACAGAGATCCAATGCCTGTTGACGGGACCGAGGTTCATCACAGTACCTCGTCGATCTGCGTAGGCCCGACCCAGACCTTGAAGGTGCGGCCCTCGCTCGCGGGGACATCGAGCTCGATGACACGCTGGCCATCGGCCGGCGTGAAGATCTTGGTGATGGTGCCGGGGCGGCTCAGGTGATGGGTGATCACCGTCTGGCCGACGTGGAGGTTGGCGGACTGGGCTGCGGTGATCATGACTTGCGCAGCCTCTCGAAGAAGGCATCGAAGATCTGCATGCAGGCAGAACAGAGCGCGTATTTGCGCGACATGCCGCGCCGCTCGCAGTAAGCGTCGATCGTCATCCAATCGCTCGGGACGATCATCGGGCTACCGATCGGCGTCTCGAGATCGCAGCGGTCGCACATGATCCAGTGCTGGGCCGGGATGGTCTTGATGCTCATGGGCGCGCCCTCCCCTTGCGGACGGGCTTGCGCTTGCGATTGTGGGGAAGGTCGTGCGCCGGGAGCGACCAATGCGTCTGGCGATAGGTCATATGGGGGATCTTGGCGACGCCAATCCGATAGGACTTGACCGGCGAGAGCCGACGCTTGCCGTCGGTCTCGCGGAGTTTGTTGATATCCCAGACTTCCTCATGGACGCGGGCGACGTCATTGGGACCGGCGGCGAGAGCCTCGATCGCGACGAGCTTCTCGTGCTGCTCACGATCCCAGTCGGTGAAGAAGACCGGCGTCTTCATATCGCCCCCTTGGGTGCGACGTTGCCGATCGCGCATTTGATCGAGGCGACCTTCCACTCGGGATCGCGATAGATCGTCTGCGCCTTCCACTCGGCAACGATGGGCTGGGCAGCGACGCCGCAGCCCAGGAGCCCGATGGTATCGCTCTGGGCGATAACCTCTTGGCGGCAGGTCGAGGTGGGGGAAGCCACTGCCAGCGTGTGGCAGAGGGTGACGATGAGGGTGATGTTCATGCGCCCTCCCCTTTCACCAAGGGAAGCACGCCGTAGCGCTTGCGAAAGATCCCGTCCTTCACCACCCAGATCTTGCCGTCACCGTCGCGCACGATCCAGTCGCCGACGACGGCGCGTTCGGAGCCGCCTTTCTTCATCACACAGATGTCGGTGCCGTTGTGCCAGCAGTGCCACTCGGGATCGTACCTGCCCTGGTTGGCCCAGATGCAGATGTCGTTCATGTTCTTGTCGTCGGGCTCGTTGTTGGTCTCGAACCGGCGGGCCTCGACGCAGTCGCTCTTCAGATAGAACGTGGTCATGAGCAGGCCCTCACGAGGACATCGTGGAGGGCCCAGCTCAGCATGGCGGAGCCGGCGGCAATCATGGCGATGCCGAGCCAGGCGAGCGCATTGTCGCTGCTCATGCCAGCACCTCGCCCGCGCCATAATCGACGCCGGCCAGCAGCTTGTTGAACGGCGTCTCCGGGAAGAAAGCCTCGACCGCCACGGAGCTGATGCTCGTGCTCAGGACGTATGAGCCGTCGAGCTGTTCGCGGGCGAGGCGCTGGCCGATCTCGGAGCGATAGGCGTCCCGAACACGCTTCTCGTTCTTGCGATCGCGCTTGGCCTGGGCCTTGGCCTTGCGTTCTTCGGCGCCGGTGAGCTTCGCCTTGAAGCGGTCGATCTGATAGGCGCGCGCCCGCTCGGGGCGGGCGTAGGAGTCGTTGACGATGATAACTGTATCGGTCGGAAGCATTGGGGAGATGCCTCTTGGTGGTGGATGGAGATGGTGGGGAGGAAATCAACCCAAAGCCGAGCAATGACAGCGGCTTGCGGGCTGAAAGGAGCGCGATGGAAATCACCACCGCGAAAAGGTTGCGCTGTTTACGAAGACCAGGTTCCCCAACCCTGTCGACGAGGGCACGAGGGAGCGTGGCTCAACCTCGATCGGCGCGCTGCTCTCCCCAAGGCCGATTGGTGAAACAGAACTCGTTAGCGAACCATGCCGCCGACGTCGGCCGCATCGAACGTGAAGCAGGCCACGAAGTCGCGCTCGCGGCCGAAGTAGCCTGGGGAGAGGCAGACGCGGGACGCGGGATGATGATGTCGGGAATGCCGATGGCGCGCGTGCCGCCGGTGGCTTTGCGGAGCCGCGTGATGCGCGATCGAAGCATGGGCATCAACGTGCGGCTTGATCGCAGCGCGCTCATCCACGCGCGGCGCAGGCAACGTGACGGGCATATCAATCGCGGGCTTCAGATCCGACAGATCAACGGTCGCTGGCTCTGGCGCGGATGGCAGCTCGATCTCGTGGGTCTTGGGTGCAGGAGCAGTCTCATGAACCGCGACATCGACCTGCGGCCGGTGCGCGTGCTGCACGCTTCGCAAGGCGACGGCGGCGCAGATCACGGCAATTGCCAGCAGCACCCACACCCAGAATATCCAGGCCGCGGCGCTGTCGGAAAGGACCTTGTCCTCTTCTCGGCGGTGCTCTGGATGCTTCGGGTGGTGATGGGTCATGGCGCTCAATCCGAGAATGGCTGCTCGGGCGGCGCGCCCGTCTTGGCAAAGGCGTAGAGGTCGTGCCCGTGGCGCTCGGACCACATGTCGCCGCCGACGCCGTTGGCCTCGGCCGGCACACCGAAGTGCCGCTCCAGCGCGTTGGCCGCCCGCTTGTTGCGGGCCGCTTCGAGGCTGACGACGTTGCTTACCATCGGTGGAACAGGTCGATAATCTCGACCACAAGGATCGCCAGCAGCAGCACGTTGTCGTAGCGACGCCACTGGTTCATCTCGGGGATCATCACGTCAGCGCCGCCGCCGAAACTTCCGCGGCAGCGAGACGCAGACCCACACGGTCATGAATGCCGCAAAGCCGAGATAGGCGATGATGTGGTCGGTGCTCATGCCGCGACCTCTTGGGGAACCTGCATCATCGAGGTAAGGCGCTTGCGGTCGGCCTCGGCCATGACGTAGCCGCTGCCGCAGTAGGTCGTGATGGTGAGCCCGAGCGGCGCAATCTTGCGCCGGACCCGCATCATGGCCACCTCGATGCCCTTGCCACCGGGCTGATCACAGTCAGGGCGCGCGGCATACAGCGCGTCATAGAGCACCCCGCGCGGGACCGCGCCGCGGGCGCGAACCATGTTGAGGATCTTGCTCTCCATGACGGTGATGTCAGGGATCACCCGCTTGAGCAGGCCAAGCTCGTCGACGCCGATGCCGATGATGCCCTCAAGCTGCGCGACACGATCGCGTAAGGCCTCGACTTCAATCCGTAGCCGGGACAGCTCGTCAAGCGGCCAGGAGCCCATCAGTGGATCATCCCGCTTGGTGACGGCATCTCCAGAAACGCAGCGATCTTGGCAAGCTTCTCCGCATCCCAGAACGTATAGACCCGGTAGAGTGGCTTCTGCGCGCCATGGGCCATGAAGCGATCGAAAGCAGCGCGCGCTTTCTCGCGCGTATCAGCCGCCGCCCACCAGTTCGACACCGGGTTGGCGTAGATCGCCATGTACTGGTGCGGCATGGTCACGACCTTCGAGACCGGGACGTCCTCGTTCACGACTTCGAACTCGGGGGCGATGTCGGTCACGGCTTGATCTCCGTCACCGTGACGTCGCGGAAGTCCTTGGCGATGTCCATCAGCGAGGCGACCTGGTCCTGGGTCAACCCCCTCAGTCGAACGGTGTATTCGCGCTGGATCGGCTGCGGGAAGTTCTCGACGATGATGCTGTTGGGCGTGTCGCCCTCGCGCACGACAAGCGGCGCGATCAACGAGGGGATGGCCTCAAGCTCGGCGACGAAGCGACTGAACAGCGCTTTCACCTCCGCGCGGGAGATCGCGAGCTGATCGCTCACGTCGACCTCTTGGCGCGTTCGGCGAGCATGGCGTCGGCGATGTCGTAGGCGGTCGTCGCAATGATCGCTGGCTTGCGCTCAGCCGCCACGTCCGCCCCGATCGCGAACTCAAGCACTGTCGGCAGCGCCGCCACCGCGAACTGATCGCGCAAGCGTCGCTCCTCGATCAGCTTGGCGACCTCGGCCTGGCGCGACTGCATCGGATCGGGCGCCGGCTCGGCCTGCTGCCGGCCGCCGACCGTCGAGATGAAGTTGGGCGTCTCGCTGCCAACGGCGCGAGCGGCATGCGCGGGGCCGTGACTCGGCTCGTAGACGATGCGGCCGACGCGCGGCGAGGCCACCGTGGGTTGGTCGCCATTGAACGGATCGGTCGCGGGCCCGAGGTTCGGGCCGTCGCCGCCTCGCGAGTAATCGACGTCAGTCATCGGTGGGGCTCCGACTACGTTGGGGGATCAACGATGTGGGGTTGGGGAATTTTTGCCGATTGAGAATCGGCCATAAGGTTTTGACCCGGAATTAATTCCCGGTTCAGATTTCAAAGGAGACCCCGAGCGCAGCTTGGAGGCAAAAGCTCAGGGCCTCCCTATCGAACAGGACTAGTCGAGCGGTCGCAGGACGCGAGACCAACACAAGCGTCACCGCGCGAGGCCCTGATCGGTTGAAGAGTTTCACCCACTGCCAAGGGGGACATGTCCTCTTCCGGCCCCCGGGACATTGCCGGGTCGGGGACATCGCTTGGCTTGTGAGGAAGGCGCCGCTATGGAGAATCTCTAAGAGACCTTCTCCACCCAGTCTTGTCAGATGTCTGAGAGTTGGGTTGAGGCTCGCTTGAGCTCGCCTCACCCTTCAAGACACACTTGTCGACGTGGCGCAGGCGCGTGTAGAGCCGATTTTCCGCCCGAGATCAATGCTGATTTTCCGCAATGAATTTGGACCGACGACGAAAATCGATATCAACTTGATGATATTGCTTGTGTTTCAGATTTGATCACAAAATCGTGAAGTTCGCCAGATTGGTGTAGGCCGGAAGCTGCTTCTTGAGCCGATCGACCAGCCATTCGGAGTACGATGGTAACGATGTCCCCGATGTCCCCTTGATGTCCCCGAGCAATGTCCCCTTTCGGAGCGCGGCATATTCTCGATTGAGCTTCTTCATCTGACCGGTGGACTGCAGGGCGTCGATGGCTTTGCCGATCCGCTTCTGAAGCGAGGACAGCGTGACGTCCAGGTGCTCATCGGGCGAGATCGCATACCCGAGGCGGCCGGCGCACACCCGCAGCATCTTCTCGACCATCTCGGGCTCGGCGGCCACGAAGAGGCCGCCACGAGCGTTCTTGCGCGCCTCGCGGTGACTGGCCATCAACTCGGCCAATACCCGTTCGGCCTGCTTTTGCGAGCGAAGCCAGAGCCTTGTGCCGGGTTTCTTGCGCGCAGCGATGCCGCCGATGGTGATCCGCACACTTCCTGCGCCTGGCTCGGCATACAGGCACGACAGCCCCGATGCCTCCAGAACGTCCGCCGCCAATGTCTGCGCGATATCCGCCATGCGGATCAGGATGTTAGCTGCGTCGCGAGTCCTCAGCCAGAACATTAAAGGGACATCGAAAGGGGACACTTTGGGGACATGGGGACATTCGACTGGGAACGTGGACATCGGGACGGCTGGTGCCGGGGACCGATGTCGGGATTCCGATAACGGGCTTAAGTGATTGATTTCTCTAATGGCGCCGTTGAAGGGGACATGGTGCCGAAAGGCCGATGTCCCCCGAATGTCCCCTTGGCGTTCCGCGCTCTGTCTCGTTGTCCCCTTACGGGGCCAAATGTCCCCTATGGGGTTGCGGGCCCTTTTGGGGCCCCGAATCAGCCTTCCCGCCTATGGGCCCCGTTTCGGGCCGTTCCCTGTTTACCCCTGCGTACCTGGGCGCAGGGGCCCCTCGCCAGCTCATCTTTTGGGGCCCGTTTTTGGGCCCATTTTGGGGTAGCTCTGGGGCCCTAGCGCGGGCCCAATAGGGCCGTTTCCCGGGCCCTGCCTTGCCTAGCGCCGCCGGTCTTTCCGCCCCTGTAGCGGGTCCCCTGCTCTATCGGGGCCCGGCCGGGCCCATTCCTTGGGTGTGGGGCCAATTTGGGGCCCCTTTGGGCGGTTTTGGGCCTGTTTTTGGGGTAAAACCTAGCAATTTCAAAGGCTTAGGCCAAAATAGGGCACTCTCTATATATTGCACCAAAGCGGTGCAAACTTTCGCTTCCGTTTTTCACCATCTTGGTGCATTCTCTCCCTTGCCAAGGGCTTGCCTCTTGGCAGTGCCCGGCCTGCGCTACTGCGCCCCTACTCGGAATGGCCCTAACAGCAAGCTAGTCGCTGTTAGCCTTGCAGAGTCCCGCCTCGGGTCGGGTGCGCAATGCCTCCTCAAACAAAAGGCAATGCACCGGTGTCCAAAGCATAGTGGCTTGCCTCTCCGTCTGCGCTCGCAGCATGGGGCCAAGGCTTACAGCACCGTCTAGGCTTGTCGGGTACTGCACCCGCATTTTGGCCCCGCTTCATTAAGCATCGGCCTCCGCATCGTTGCAGTGGTTTCCCGCGCTGTTCGTAGCAACCGGCCCCGCTTCGCAAATGGGCAACCGGGCTTTGCGCACTATGCCCTAGGGCCCCGTCATATACCGGGCCCTAGGCGTAGCGCAGTGCGGCGCATGTTTCGCCGCACCGTTCTACGCCTCAAACCAAGGAGACCGATCATGCAAATCAAAATCAGCCATCTCGCTGGCGATGGCGAACTCGAAACCCATCCGCGCCGCTCGATCCGGCAGGCCAAAGAGGATGCCGCCAAACACTCACGCCGGTATAACGGCGTGTTTCTCGTTCATTCCGGCGATAAGATCGTCTCGATCTTCGCCAACGGCACCGAGATCAAAACCGGCGCCTGATCTGCTGCCACCGCCCTTCCAACTAGGCCCCGTTCGCAGCGGGGCCTTTTTCATGCCTGCAACCAAGGAGACCGACCATGAAACGCCACACCGATGCCCGCTATTCGCTCCGCAACGTCGCCGCCAAGAACGAGACGCAGGTTCGTCAGACGCTCTGGGCTTACCAAGCCGACGCGATCCGCAACGCCGTCACCGCCTCGATCAACTACGATGGCATCTGGATGATCGAGCGCACTGACGGATCAGCCGTCGGCTTCTGGGTCAACGGCGAGCGCTTCGCCGACCGCCGCTCCGCCCGGACCTACATCAACTTCCAGAACCGCGAGAACGAGCGCGCCATCCTCCGGGCGATCACCCTCGGCTTGATCCCCGTCGCCGCCTGATTTCACCCCACACCCAAGGAGACCAACAATGTTGAACCTCAAGACCGTTACCGCCGCCATGAAGAAAGCCGACGCCTCCATCGACGCCGTGACCAAGGCGGCAGAGCAGGCCGCGATCAAGACGATGCTCAAGATCAAGGCGATGCCGTGCAAGACCTACAAGGACCTGGACGTGCGCGAGGAACTCGCCCGCCGCGTTTGCAGCTACCACTTCGCCTGGGGGACCAAGCTGAATCAGCTCTACGACGCGATCCTCAAGCAAAACGAGAAGGTCGAGGACAAGCTCTGGGAGCGCGAGGAGCGCGAGTACGCGGCCAAGTACCCGAACAGCAAGGGCCGTAAGGGCAAGGGCGGCGGCCGCGGCGCCTACGGTCGCGGCTGAGGGAGGCGATCATGTCCCGCAAGTATCACTCGCTCCTCGTCCGCGAGAGCAAGACCGAACCCTGGTGCATCCACTTCGGCGACTGGGAGCTTGAGACCGTCAAGCAGGAGCGCGACGACATCGTCGATGGCGAACAATACGCCAAGGGTAACACCAAGATCATCACCACCGGCGGAACGCAGGCGCACATCGACGCCGAAGTCGCCAAGCTCAACGCCTGATCGCAGTCAGGCCAACCCCAAGGAGACCACGACCATGAGCACCCACACCTTCCGCACGACCGGCGACGCATACGATGCCTGCCAGACCGGAGTGCACTACGCCTTCGACGGCGAGTACCCAGTCGAGACCGGCGACATCCTCGTGATCGAGAGCGAGAAGGTTGTCGGCATCGCCGATACTTGGCCCGTCGCCGTGACGAAAGAGCGCGGACACCTGCACACGCCGGCCGAGGGCGTGACGCTGCTCGAATGCTTCGAGCAGCGCAAGGGGGTCACGCCCTATCACATCGCCCTCGCCAAGCACGCCGCCGCCGAGCGCGGCTGGCCGGTTCGCGACTGATTACCCCACACCCAAGAGCGCAAGTCCGAGCGTCGCCTGATGGCGGCGCTCCAGCGTGCGCTTATGCACGACCGTTTCGCAGACGGTTCAACCCCAAGGAGACCACCATGTCCAAGAAAGTCATCATCCTCCTCCGCAAGCTCGAACTCGCTTCCTACCGCAACGGCAAGAAGTGAGGGAGGCGAGCATGTACGTCAAGATTGAGGGAACGACCGTCATTCTGATGCAGCACGGCTCACGGTTTCGTTTCCCGTGCCACACCGAAGAAAAGGCCCGCGAACTCCGCGACGCCTTCTTGGCTCTGTATGACACCACCGTTCGCTGCGCGAGCCTCCAAGTCCTTGGGGTGAGAAGCTGACATGTCCCTCACCCAGCTTCAGCAGTACGAAGCCGCCCGCCGCCGTCTGGCGGATAGCAACCTCGCCTTCATGGAGATGGTCACCCACAAGACCAATCCCATGACCCGCGACGACCTGGCCGCGCTCATCAAGCTACGGCCCGAGCGCTACAGCCGCTTCGCCGGCTGGCTCGACGTCCTGCCGCCTCGCACCTGATCGCAGTCAGGCTCAACCCCACACCCAAGGAGACCAGCAATGACATTCGACGCACCGGTCCTCTCGATCGAGGACCAGATTTCAGCCTTCGAGGAGCGGATCGAGTTCCTCAAGCGCACCGCCGAGACCGGCCAGCAATGGGCCGAGATCGCCCGCCTTGAGCAGGAGATGGTCAAGCTCTTGCCGATGGACGAGCTCGTCAAGGCCGCCTCCTCGATCGAGCACGGCACAAAGCTCACCCGCGACCAGATCGCCTGGGCCCGCTCGCACGACTGGTTCGATGACGCCACGGCCGATGGCGTGTTGTTCGTCTACGACCGCTTCACCTACCGCGGACGGTCCTACACCAACCGGGTGATCTGGGGCGGCTCGTTCGGTGCGCTGCGTGATTGGGCGGGGTACTGAGCCATGACCATCACCGCCTATGACGTCACCGTGCGCCGCCTCGGTTATGGCGGCGGCGACCTCAAGCTCCGCGTCCTCGCCTACAACGAGGACATGGCCAAGGATCGCGCCACCGATCAGGCGCGCCGCTCCATGCTGCCGCCGCGCCGACGGCGCTGGGCCGTGTTCACGGTCGTTGCCTGCGAGGTGGCGACCGACCACCGCTTCACGCATCACCCGGCACCCTTCGCCAAGACCGACCGCGGACGTGACCGCCGTCAAGAGCGGCGTTTCGTCCGCGAGCAGGATGCGCTCGGATTCCCAACGCCGGAACTTCGCAACTTCATCTCCCGCAACCCGGATGCCTTCGATCCGGTGTGATCCCCACCACCAAGGCCGCTTCGCAGGCGGCCCCTTCCCAAGGAGACCAAAGCCATGAATATCAAACAAATTCTGATCGAAACCCGCACGCTGCTCGCTGATATCGCACACTGGACCCAGGGCACCTACGCCATCGACGACGATGGCGAGCATGTCGCACCGGAGAGCGAGAGAGCGTGCGCGTGGTGCCTGCTGGGCGCCGTGGACCGTATCAATCGACTTGACGGAGGCGGCTCGAGCTGGGGCGCCGAACATGCGATCGGGGCGGCATCCGAAGCGCTTTTCGGCTTGAGCCCGATGCGGGTTAACGACGAATACGCCAGCATGCGGCCGCTAGCAGATCGGCACGCGAACGTCCTTAAGGTCCTAGACCGCGCCATCGCCGACTGCGTGGAGGCCTGACCGATGCAGCCCACCACACAGAAACCCAACCCCGCCGACTTTTGCGACGACCGCAAGCACGCCATCGCCGATTGCCTCAACGCATCCTGCCGCCTTGGCGGCGTCTGCGCGCTCGCCCTGGCCGACCGTGTCGCAAGGAGGCGCGGATGAGTGAAACCAAGGATCTGCGCCGCCAGCTCCGTGAGCTGCGCAGCGCGATGCGCGTGCTCGGCATCCGCAAGATCTCGCCGTTCAACGGCGGGCTGGACCGGGATACCTATCAATACAACGCCCGCCGCTTCGAGCTTGAGACCCGACTCAAGATTGCCGAGCGACGTGAAGCCAATGAAGGCGCGACATGATCGCCGGCGCCTTCATCCTCACCATGACATTCATCTCGATCGCAGCGCTCTGCGCGCTGCACTATGGGAGACAGCAATGACCGAAGAAATCGAAAGCCCACCGACGCCGGCCCCGTTCTGGACCGTCGCCATCTATCTGGTCGATCGCGCCTACGGCGGCCCCGAGGAAGGTGGCTGGTACTACAACTGCGGCGATCGCGTCGACCACGCGCTCGACGGCATCGAGCCGGAATACCTGCTCACCGTCAAGCCGGACGAGAAATCCTCCGACGCATGGTGCGCCAGCCTGCAGGCGCTGCTCGACGAAACCGTCAATGTCGGCCGCCGCGATATCGGCAGCGTGCTCTCGACCGGCAAATACTATGCCGAGGTCCACAACGGCCACTCGCCGAAGCACTACCCCGAGACGCGTCCGCATTACGAGTAACCACCCCCGCCGTTTCGCAGACGGCACCACCAAGGAGACCATCAATGAAAGTTTACCTCATGCAGGCCGAGCACTACGAGGTGCCCGGAATCATCATCAAGGTGTGCGCCACACGCGAGAAGGCGGTCGCCGAGGCCATGGTGTGCGTCAACATCATGCAACAAGACAAAGGGAGGCCACTCGTCTCAACCGAGCAGGAGATGGCCGCGGCAGTGGAGTTGCTGGCCGACGAATACGGCGAGGCGCACTGCTACTATGACATCTCAGAGTACGAGGTGCTCTGATGTCACGCCTCATCTCCCGCGACCCATTCGCGCGCCAGGAGCTGCACAGCTTCCGCGTCTATGTGAATGCGATCGGCTCCTGCAAATGGTGCGGCAGCACCCGCGCGACCAAGACCGGCCGACGTTACCTGAACGGCTACTACATCGAGAACGATGCCGGGCGCCGCGACGATCACCTCGGCCTGTTCTGCTCCAAGTCCTGCCACGACGACTACCATGGCTAAGACCAGCGCTGTCTACATGGTGCTGTGCCGCGCCAAGAGCGGCACGCACTACGTCCTGGCCACCAGCCGACGCTTCATCCGCTACAGCGATGCCGAGCTGTTCAAGCTCAGCGTCGCCGCCTCGCGAGAGCCGATCATTCTCGAAGTCGACTGATCCATTTCCCCATTTCAACTCAAGGAACCATCCAATGCCCAAACCCAAGACCGTCGCCGTGTCCCAAGGCCGCGTCCCCGGATACGGACCGAACACGACCGAGGCGAAAGCCGACCTCAAGCACCGTATCGATTACTGGTGCGGCGCGGGCGATCCGCACATGGAGATCAGGTTCGGTTACGTCCTGATCGCATTCCAGATGCCGAGCGGCGATGTCGCCTACCGCACCATCGGGCCCGACCTCATCAATGGCGAGCACGGCAAGCACCTGTACCCCACATGCGTCATGAACGGCACCTTGGCGCAGGCAATTGCCGAGGCTCGCTACAGCGTCGCGCAGAACGCGTGGAATCGGGCGGGCAGCGACGAGGACCATATAGCAAAGTCCGGCCTCAAGGCCGAGCGTGCCGACGAGCTTCGCCACTGGATCAAATGGCAGCGCTCATACGACGAGCACATCGCCGCCGGCAAGACCAAGGACGAAGCGTTCCAGATGGCCAGTGGGTACTGAGGGGAGGTATCGATGTCACATCCGAACCTCCAGTCCTTCATGGATTTGTCGACGGCGCACCTCAAGCCATCGACACGCGAGTGGCTCGACAGTCTCGACGGCCAGGACAACCTCTCTCACTGGGTCGCTCAGACGCCGTACGGGTGGTTCCTGTACTGCGACGAGGAGAACGGCGACAACTCCTTCCCCGACGACCTGTTCGCCTGTTTCACCTACGCACGAGAGAACGGCGCCGCCTACATCCTGTTCGATGGCGCCGCCGACGCGGTCGCGGATCTTCCAACCTACGAAGACGACTAGGAGAAACCCCATGGATACTCAATCGCTCGACAAGCTCACTGACGGCCCGAAGATGCTCAACTGGATCGCGGGCGAGCTCAACATCCTCGCCCGCGCCTTCGACATCACCGGCAACGAGCGCGTGGCGGAGCAGTTGTTCAACTACGCAAACCAGCTCGATGCCGCCCGCAAGATGGTCGAAGAGGGCCGCAACGAGGCGCTCAACTCGGCTGTCCGTGCATCCGAACAGGCGTGCGGCGACGTGTTCCGGGCGGCGATGGCCGGCATCGCCCTCGGCTCCGGCAAGCCGCCAGCCATCAAGCTCTGATCCAACACCGCATTCGCAGTGCGGGCCCCATTCCAAGGAGACCACCAATGAAGCATCACGCCTATACCGTCATCGACGGTGACATCGTCCTGACCAGCAAGTACCCCTTCCCCGCGCGCCCCGCCGAGGATCACCGGCTCTATCCCCTGCCCCCGCAATCGCTGGCGCGCGATCCCGAGCCGATCGGCATTCGCCTCTGGCTTGACCAGACCATCTCCACCTCTCCGATCGAGGCAATCTGCTTTGCCGTCGGGCACGTCGCCCTCGGCATCATCGTCGGAACCGCTTTCTTCAACTGGATCACCGGATAGACCATGCCTGTCGTCGTCACTCGCACTTGCCGCATATGCCAGAAGCCATTCTCGTTCGCGAACGACGGGCATCGCGGCCACATGATCTATTGCTCCCGCCCCTGCCGGCTTGCGGCAAAGCGGGAGAAGCGACCCAAGACTGGGCGACCCGGTGGCCGTCCTCGCCTCGATACTCACTGCAAGCGAGGCCACAGGCGCACCACCAAGAACACCTACGTCTCATCACGCGGCACCAGAACGTGTCGCATCTGCCAGTCCATCATGGAGACCGCGAGGCGACAGCAGGTCGCCCGCGAGGCTTCCTTCATCTGCATCCCAGCCTGACCAAACCACCGCTTTCGCAGAGCGGATCACAAGGAGACCACCATGCTACGCTTCAATGCGAACCTGTTTCGTATCGCCTTCGCCTGCGCCTCCGGTGAGGAGACCCGCTACTACCTGCAAGGCGTGTTCGTCGAGCCGCACCCGTGGCGCGGCGTCACCCTGACCGCCACCGACGGCACCCGCCTCGTCTCGATCCACGACGAGCACGGCAAGGCCGACGAGAAGGCCATCGTCAACCTCGGCGATATGCTCAAGCAGTGCAAGAGCAAGCCCGGCTTCTATCGCGTGGTCCAGATCGGCACCGGCGAGAACTCGGCCACGCTGTATGAGGGCGACGACCCTGCGGCCGAGACCAGCTTCAAGCGGGTAGCCGTCGTGGACGGCGTGCGGGTCGATGGCACCTATCCCGACTACCGGCGCGTGGTGCCGCTGGCTTTCAAAGATGTCGGGGCCCCGGCGTTCCAGGCCGAGCACCTCGCTTCCTTCACCCAGATGGCGCGCGAGCTTGCTCTGCACACCGGCTGGAAGCCGCCGCGGGTTGATTACAACCGCGACCGCAAGGACGCATTGCGCATCCTCTGCTCCGCCGAGCACAAGCCGGAGACATCGCCTGCGCTGATCCTGTTCCCGGCTTGCGACTTCGCCTTCGGCATCCTGATGCCCGTCGACTTCAAGCAGAAGGAGACGCCACACCTGCCGAGCTGGTTCGTGCGGCGTGAGCCGATCGCCCAGGCGGCGGAGTAGCAATTCCTCAACCGGCCCGCGTTCGCAGCGCGGGCTATTCCCCGATCCAAGGAGACCAACCATCATGTCGAACCACGACCGCATGCGGAACGGCAATGCCGTGCTCGCAGCCTATGAGCGCATCCCCGGTGTCGAGACACGAGATGACGGCGCGCCGCTGTCTCAGGTCCTGACCGATCTCCTGACGGACCTGCGTCATGCCGTTCCGGCGGGCGACTTCGCAACAGCGATCCGCCTGTCCGAGATGCACTTCGAGGCGGAGGTGTGATGCCCATGCCCAAATCCAACATCGGACCCCTAATCGACGAGTACGGCCTGATCCAGGCCCAGATCGCCGATCTCAAGCTCAAGGCCGAGCCGATCTACGAGCAGATCAAGGCCATGGGCGCCGGCAGTTACGAGGGCGATTTCTACCGCGCCACCGTGAGCGAGTACGAGCAGTCCAAGCTGGACATGAAGGCGGCGCGAGCCAAGCTCTCGCGCCAGTTCATCAAGGCCAACACCACCAAGACGCCGGTTACCAAGGTGACCGTCTCAGGCCGCACCGCCGAGAACGTCAAGGAGGTCGCATAAGGAACCGCCCCGCGCGCCGGCTTTCGCAGAGCCGGCGATGCGGTTTCACCCACCACCAAGGAGACCAATCATGAACCTATTCGATGGAGACGTGTTCGAACGAGGCGGGCGCAAGTTTCGCTTCAAGACCGTGCACGATGATAGCATGGGGCCGCCATGGAAGGAGCACGATTGCCATGGCCCGGTGCGCGAGGATCACTATGGCGACGCCAAGTCCCCGGGCGAGCGCCTCCTGCATCGCACCCGCTGGGGCGCCTACTTCTACGATTTCGCGGAGGCGACACGCATCGCCAAGCGCGACGGCTGGGGCCTTGGCGAGAAAGACCTTGCCAAGCTGGAACGCAAGCTCGGTCGCAAGCCCTCACGCAAGCAGATCGTCCGTGAGGCCGTCGAGCAGGACTTTCAATACCTCGCCGGCTGGCTCAACGATGACTGGTCCTACGTCGGCATCATCATCGAGGAGGTCAAGAGCGACGAGCAGGAGTCGCTCTGGGGCATCGAGAGCGATTGCCACGACTATCACGTCGAGGTCGCCGACGAATTGGCGGACGAGATCAACGCTCGCCTCAACGATGCATTCGCCGCCGAAGTCGAGGCCTCGCGCCCCGACATGTATCCCGCCCCATCGATCAACAGCGACGCCTTCTGGCGTCTGGAGGCCTGACCCATGACCGTCAAAATGAACCCGCCCCTCTGCTACATCGTCGTCCCCGCCGCCGAGCGCGGCGAGCGCATCGGCATCGTCAAGCGCGGCGAGACCGGCTACTACACGACCGATCTCGACGACGGCTCGCTGCCGACCATCGCGTCGTCCGGCCTCTCGGTCGAGGCCTTCGTCCGCCACATGAACTCGCGCCTCGGCGTGACCGAGGACGAGATGCTGCACATGATCACGCAGTCGATGCGGAAGGAGGCGTGACATGGTCCGCGTCCGCTGTGATCGCTCCGAGAGCCAGTCAGACGGCGCCACCGTCTGGTACGCCGACTGGATCGGCGGTCCCTCCCTCGCCAAGATCGAGAACTGCCAATGGGAGTCGATTGCCGGTGACATGCGTGTCACCGCTTTCGTGACCGGCGAGGCCGACACCTACTTCTCGATCCCCGCCTACTGCAACCACCGTGGCCGCCGTGTGCGCGGTTACATCACCTCAACTGACGGGAACCTGGTTTTCCGTCACTGCTACTTCTGATCACCCGCGCGACGGTTTCGCAGGCCGTCGCGTGGTTTCACTCCCCCTCCCCGGTCGCAGCCGGGATCACACCAAGGAGACCAACCATGGGTCAGTACCATAAGACTGTAAACCTCACGAAGCGCGAGTTTCTCATGCCGCACGATCTTGGCAACGGGCTCAAGCTCTGGGAGCAACTCAACGGCGGCCCCGGCGGCATACAGGATGCGCTCACCATCCTGCTTGCCGTGTCTAACGGGCGCGGCGGCGGCGATTTCGGTGAAAATGATCCCGACGACATCGTCGGTCGCTGGGGCGGCGATCGCGTCGCTATCATCGGCGATTATGCCGAGGATAGCGACATCAAGGACTACCCGGTCCCGGCGAGCGAAATCTATGGCCTCTGCGTTGATGCCGAGGATGTCGCGAGCGGCGATCTGTCGGCTGATGATCTCTCGAAAGCCTTCACCGACATCACCCCTCTCGTCTGCGCCTATCTGGAGCGCCTCTACGATGGCAGGTACGTCGGCAGCGGGTGGAAGCAGTTCATCAGCAAGGACAGCAAGGTCTGGCGCTGGAAGGGGATCTCACCAAACCATTATCGTCAGACCGGCAAGGTCGAGGAGATAGCCAGCGCCACAATCACGGTGGCGTGGAATAACGATGAGACCAGAATCTACAGCATCGCCAATCCGGAAGAGTACTTCGCAACCTGCTGATCCCTCAACGCGCGGCCGTTCGCAGCGGCCGCGCCCCACCATCGCAAGGAGACCACCAATGTCACGACACAATGAGTACGACCGCCTGTGCGCCACGAAGAAGGGACGCCAGCAGTGTCTCGACGCCGTTCGCACCATCGCCGACAAGCACGGCGCGACCATCGAGCTGCATGAGTTCAACGGCCCTCGCGAGATCGGCCTCGAACTGATCTGCGGACCATACCAGTGCATGATGCACTTCGACGGTTCCGAGAAGATCGGCGCCTATCTCGGCCACTGGCACACAAGCAGCAGGTCCGATGCGACCTACCCCGACGAGTTCTGTGTCGTCGGCTCCATCAATCAATTCCATCGGCAGAAGGCGACCACGATCAAGTACACGCTGACCGACTTCGTTGGAGCGCTCGACAAGGGCCTGACCTTCCTCACTGCCTAACCACCCCCGTTCGCAGCGGGATAACTCAAGGAGACCAATCAATGATGAATGCCACCTATTCCCCCGACGACAACAAGCTCCGCCTCTATGCCTCGACCCGTCTCGACGCCGAGACCTATGCCCGCGTGAAAGCCGCCGGCTTCAAGTGGGCGCCGAAGCAAGAGCTATTCGTTGCGCCCATGTGGACGCCGGATCGTGAGGACCTGTTGACCGAACTCTGCGAGGAGATCGGAGACGAGGACACAAGCTTGATCGACCGCGCCGAGGAGCGCGCAGAGCGCTTCGAGGACTATAGCGACAAGCGGATGGCCGACGCCAATCGCGCAAAGGCCACCGTCGATGCGATCGCGGACAATATCCCGCTTGGCCAACCCATCCTCGTGGGTCACCATTCCGAGAAGCACGCACGCAGGGATGCGGAGCGGATCGAGAACGGCATGCGCAAGGCCGTCAAGATGTGGCGCACCTCGCAATATTGGACGGCGCGCGCCGCTGGCGCCGTCCGGCATGCCAAGTACAAGGAACTGCCGGAGGTGCGCGCGCGTCGCATCAAGACCATTGAAGCCGACAAGCGCAAGAGCGAGCGCAGCAAGGCTGAGTCCGAAATGTGGCTTAAGCTCTGGACCGCTTGCGGGGGTGAGGCGGATGCCGACAAGCAAATGAAAATTGCGATCGCCATCGCAGATCGCTGTTGGCTTCATCTGCCACGCAAGGAAGGAGACAAGCCGGATTTCGATCAGCGTCCGACAGCATCTGACGGACTGACAAACCGCTACCCCAACCTCTACGCGCCGCGCACCGTGGCCGAGGTCGTCGAGCATGCAAAGCGGGTTTACCCGCGATCGATCGAGCAGTGCGACCGCTGGATCGAACATTACGACAACCGCTTGGCCTACGAACGCGCCATGCTTGAGGAACAGGGCGCAACCCAGCTGCTGGCGCCAAAGCCTCGTCGGGAATTGATGCCGCTTCTCAACTACCGCGCAACCGGCGGCGCCATCACGACGGAGAACCAGTACGACCGGGGCCGCACGATCACCTACCCCCAGGTCGAGATGACAAAGGCGGAATACGCCAAGATCAATAACGACTATCGCGGCGTGCGATTGGGGTCGGACAAGCTGCACCGCTTCCGGACGGCCATGATCAAGCACAGCCTTGTGAGCGTGTTCCTGACCGACAGCAAGGCACACCAGGAACCGAAAAAGACCGAGCCCGCCGAGTTCGTGCGGGAGTTCGTCGCCCGCCCGCCTCGCACCGAGCAAACGGAAAAGCCGGAAGCCTCGTCGTTCGAAGCCATGGCAGATACTCTCCGTAATGGCGGCGTGCAGGTCGTTACCGCTCCGCAACTGTTCCCGACGCCAGCGTCGCTGGCTGAAGAGGTGGCGGAGCTGGCCGACTTGCAGGATGGTCATCGTTTGCTGGAGCCAAGCGCCGGCACTGGCATGCTGCTTGATGTCGCCCGCCGATCAGTCGATGGCTGCCTGAGCGCGGTCGCCGTCGAGATCAATCCGCAGCTGGCGCAGGGTCTGGCGCAACGCTTCCCGGGCGTGACCGTCGTCAATGCGGACTTTCTCGACATGGCAGGCTGCACGCAGGATGCGAAGTTCGACCGCATCGTGATGAACCCGCCATTCGAGAACGGCGCAGACATCCGCCACATCGAGCACGCGCGGACCTTGTTAAGGCCGGGCGGCCGGATCGTGGCGATCTGCGCCAACGGTCCGCGCCAGCGCGCCAAGCTTCAGCCGATCGCGGTCGAGTGGCGTGACCTTCCTGCCGGCACGTTCAAGGAGTCCGGCACGATGGTCAACACCGCCCTGGTCGTGATCGATGCGGCGCTATAGCGACGCCGCCATCTTCATGGCCTGTAGCGCCACCAAGAGCAAAGACCCAGGCCCACCACATCGGCTCTACCAAGGGCCGATGTGGCTCACGCTCAAGACGCACCGCGGCGCGTTCGACTGGACGGATGTCTACGTCCTCTCAGCCGAGTACGGCTTCATTGAAGCCCAGCGGTGGATACAGCCGTACGAACAGCGGCTGACGCCGGGCCGCGCCGACACCTTCATGGAGCGGCGCGGCCTCACCAAGGCATCCGACACATTCATGCCCCTCTCGCACCAGCAACAGATGCGCCCCGCTCGGCGGCGCATCCTGGTGGCGGCGGGATCGGAATATCGCCGGGTGCTCGACCACTACATCGGCCATTTCCAGCAAGAAGGCTGGATCGCGGCCGATGCCGACATCACCCGCACCCACGGAGGCATCGGCGAGCAACGCCACCAACTCCGTGAGTGGCTCGACCACTTCAACCGGGTTCGCAGACCCAATACGTAAGGAGACCAGCAATGGATGCGCCAACCAAGATCCAGTTCGTCAACGATCTGACGACCGCCATCGTGGAGGAGATCATCGAGAACATCCCTCGAATGCCGGAGGACTGGGACGGCCACGAGCTGCGGCGCTACATCGCCGACAAGTTCGAGGAAAAGACCGGCGGTTCGCTTGGCCGCGGCGTCGTTCGCTCTGGCGGCAATTCCAAGCGGATGGCCGCCTACCGCAACGATGTCATCGTCAGGAACCTCTAATCACCAGCCGGGCTTCGCAGGCCCACCAAGGAGACCAAAGCCAATGAACAAGCTTATAGCTGTCACGGCACTTATTGCGTCAATCATCATCTCACCGGCAAGCGCAGCGCCGCTGACGGATGAGGAGAAATCCTACATCACGATCGAGCTCGGTTCGCTCTCAGTCGCGAATATCTGCGGATACTCTGTCGTCCGAGGGTCGCTCAGCAAGCTCGGCGACCAGATGGGTGTCGACGACAGAATCGGCACCGCAGCTATCGAGGCCCTCAAGGTTGGCATGGGTACTGACTACGACCGCGCCATGCTCATTCCGGAGGTGACGCGCTTCGTCAACGAGACTGTCGACTATATGGCCACGGCGTCCAGGAACAGGGAGGCCTACTGCCGCAAGTTCGCTCCCGTTCTTCTTGATCGCGGCACCATCGAAAAGAAGACTCACTAGCAACGGGCTTCGCAGGCCCTATCACAAGGAGACCAACCATCATGAACTATCGCATGTCGGATAGCGCGCCGCTTTACGCGCTGCTGATTATCATCGGCGTCATCGGCGTCCTCGTCGCGCTGCTGTTCTGGCTCTTGTTTTGAAGGAGGAACAGTCGTGACCTACAGCTGCACCGACTTCACCGATAGCATTCTCTCCGCACTCAACATTGTGGTGCCGGAGGATGCATATGATCAGCCCGATAAGCAGGCGGACCTCGCTCTCGCCGAGATCGACCGACTACAGGCGATCGAGAAGATCTTTCTGGATCACGGCGACCACATCATCGCAGCCCTGAGCCTTATGCATGGCATCGACGACGAGAACGGCCGGGAGGAGGACGCGAAGGCGTCCCGGGACCTGATCGAGACCCTGCAGAAGCTCGACAGCAAGGAGGAGCCAGAGACCGGCACACTCAAGGAAGCCTTCGGCTTCAGCGTCGGACAGGCCGTCCGCATGCTCTGTGACTGCTCGGGCGAAGACCACGAGGGCGCCTACCAAGAGGTCGAGCCAGGCGCGAAGGGAACGATCGACTCGATCGAACGCTACGCCGGTGACCAAGGCATCACCATCACCGTCGTGATCGATACCGGCAAGCGCGACAAGGACGGCGATCCGATAACCATCGTCAACGTCTTCGACGAGACCGACGGGCCTCCATCGCAGTTCTTCGCAGTGGTCCCAAGTCTTGGACCGTTGCAGCGTTACCGTGACGCATTGATAGATGTCGATCGGCCGACAAGCGCATATGCAATAGCCCTCATAAATATACTGAAGCGGATGGCGGAGATCGAAAGCCGGAGCGTCACTAAAAGCCACTACCGTGACCTCGGCCCCGACGAGCAAGACGAAGTGCCAACCGGCGGCACCTACAACGAGCTGTGGGACGCCGTGATCGATGAGATCAAGGCTGTTATCGAGTAATCACCAACGGCGCTCGCAGGCGCCACAAGGCAAGGAGACCAACAATGCCTAAGTTCACCATCGAGCGGACGTATGACGTTCCGCACTATCGGCATGAGACGTACGAAGCACCAGACCTCGAAGCGGCGCTCAAGATGGACGCCGAGAACGACGACTGGGAGGGGCAGAAGGCCGACTGGGAGACCACCGGCCCCGAGCGCGTCACCGGCGCTTGGGCCGGTGATAGCGCCTATGTGGGCGAACAGCTGATCAAAGAGGCCCAGTCATGAAAATCTGGGTCCTCTCAACCTGCGTTCCCGACGATCCCGAGCCCTGTTGGCCGCGCGTGTTCACTTCGGTCGAGGAAGCCGACAACGCATTCGAGCAGGTGATGCGCGGCGAGTGGGAGCGCGCCGAGCCCAACGACGAGGATGGCAACAAGCGCGATTTCCCCGACGACCCGTTCGACGCCCACGAGGAGCTGAAAGACATCCTCGGATCTTCGTGGGGCCAGTGGGAAATCACCGAGCACGAGGTCAAGGTGCCGCTGCTGGCAACGCTGATCGTCATGCTGACATTTTGGAGGAAATAATGAAAGTCTGGGTTCTGATCATTGACCACCGGCACGGCACCGACTTCTCGGTGCACACCTCACAGGCCTCGGCAGAGGCCGCCAATTTCGCCTATTGCGATCAAAATTGGTCTCAGGAGTTCTCGGAGGACCGGCCAGCCGACGATGATCTAGCTCGCGTCTATTGGGAGCGTCAATCGCAACGCGGCGATGAATGGCACGTTCTCGATGAGGCCGAACTCACCGGCGACCTGACCGTCCCTCCGATCATGGTCCCCGCCAACCACCACGGTGTCAAACCCGGATTCTACACGAGGCCAGACATCGTGCGCCTGCTCAAGAAGCACTCGATCGACCAGCCGGCGGTGGCGTTCATTGCAGACTGCATGGAGCAGCCATGCACCTGAAACCCGCCTCCATCGAGCGCGATGCCGTGTTTCTTCTGATCGGTATCGCGATCGGTTTCGCTGTAGCCCTCGGCCTGCTCTAAACCCACCACCAACGGCGTTTCGCAGACGCCAACAAGGAGACCACCAAATGGGACTCGATATCACTGCCTACACGCGCCTGACCAAGATCGAAAACCCAACCCTCGATGAGGATGGTTTTTACGATGACGGATTTCAGGCGACTGCCTCGGTCATCGAATGGACCGAACAGAACTGGCCCGGTCGCACGGCCGGGATCGAAACTGGCGCGGTTTATGACTGCGCCGATAGCTTCGGCTTCCGCGCCGGCTCTTACAGCGGCTACAACGCATGGCGCGAGCAGCTGGCCAAGATGGCCGGTTATCCGCTCGGCCATTACGATGGACAAGTCGGGCAACGCGAGAGCCATTGCGTCGCCTGCTGGAACGGGCAGACCGGTCCGTTCGCCGAGCTGATCAACTTCGCCGACAACGAAGGGACAATCGGACCCGTCGTCTCGGCCAAGCTCGCCAAGGACTTTGCGGAACACCAAGAGAAGGCCGAACAATGGGCTCAGTCGTTGCTGGACGGTGACTGGTTCATCGCCAAGTACCGTGACTGGCGCAAAGCCTTCGAGATGGCCTCCGATAATGGCGCCGTCGACTTCCACTAACCCCAACCGCTTGGCGTTTCGCAGACGCCAATTCAAGGAGACCAGACTATGAGTCACTTTACCGTTCTCGTCATCTCTCCCACCAAGCTCGACGAGGAGAGCCTCCGCCCGATCCTACAGCCGTTCCACGAGTTCGAGTGCACGGGAATTGACGACCAATACGTCATCGACGTGGACAAGACCGACGAGGTCATGGAGCAGTTCAACAAGCCGGTGTCCGTGGTGAAGCTCGTGTGCGGCACGTTCCTGGATCGATACGACCCATGTTTCTATGTCGAAGTTCCAGATCAGAGCTGGGGTGACAAGGAGTTCAAGCTACCGGATGGCGCCGTCGAGCTGGAGTTGCCGGCCGTGGAGGCCCGCCAGCACGGCCTCGGCTATGCGACGCCGGCCGAATGCGCTACCGACTATTTCGGCGCCTTCGAGCGCGACGGCCGCTTCTATCGCCACACCAACCCCAATGCGAAATGGGATGGCTGGACGATCGGCGGCCGCTGGGCTGGCATGTTCGCCCCGAACTATCAGCCGGAGACTGACCCTGACAATGAGGAGATTTGCGACTTCTGTCACAAGGGGAAGCAATTGCGCGATGACGGCCCGAGGCCCTGCCCTCACTGCAACGGCAAAGGCGTAAAGACGAAGTGGCCGTCGAGGTGGAAGAACGTCGGCAACGTCGCCCAGCTCAAGGACATCCCGCTCGAAGCGCTCCGCAACGAGGCGGAGGTCGCTGCACTGAAGCAGTTCGATAAAGCGCAGGAGGTCATCGCCGGCCGCTCCTACAAGTCGTGGGATACAGTCAAGGAGGAGTGCGGCGGCGACATCGAGCAGACCCGCGAATCATACTGGAGCCAGCCCCCGATCGAGGACCTCAAGAAAGCCGAGATAATCGGCTTCTTCGATGATGACGATGTCATCAAGAAGTTCTGGATGACACGGGCTCAGGTGGCCACCCGCGCCCGACGCCGCGCCGTGCAGACCTTCGCCGTCGTGAAAGACGGCCAATGGTACGAACGAGGCGAGATGGGCTGGTTCGCCTGCGTATCCAACGAGAAGGACGGCGACGTCTGGGACGAGGAGTTCGCCAAGCTGCTTGACGACCTGCCCCCGGAGACCTGGCTCGCCGTCGTCGACTGCCACATCTGACTTCAACCCGCCGGGCGTTCGCAGCGCCCGGCATTTCCCTCCAAGGAGACCAATCGTGAAAACCAAGTCTGAAGAAGTGGCGGCCGACGTCGCCTTCCTGCTTCGCGCGCGCAATCCGTTGATCTGGATCGTGACGAAAGAGGAGCCCCGGGTCGAGAAGTACCTCAAGGAGGCGGCGATCGCCGCCGGCTATATCCCGAGATCGTGGGACTGCGGCCGCGGCGTCGTCGATGTCAAGGGCGAGCAGAATGAGTTCGGCCCCGAGACGATGGACATCGGCGAGACCTTGAAGGTGATCCGGAGCCGCGCGGAGGCCAAGAGCGATCGCGGCGCATGGATCATGCGCGACCTGCCGCCGTGGATCGTCGGCCCTGGCGGCATGGTGACCTGCCGTCAGGTGCGCAACCTGGCCCTCGACCTGCCCGGCATGCCGCGCGATGCAGCACAGGCCCTGATCGTGATCTCGCCCTCGGGCGACGTGCCGGCCGAGCTCGGCAACCATGCCACCGTGATCGAATGGCCGATGCCGGACCGCAACGAGGTTGCGGCCCTGCTCGATGCCCAGATCAACTCGTTGCCTGAGTTCGAGAACAAGGTCGATCCGGACACCGGCAAGCCGATCCTCGATGCGGCAACGCGGATGCCTATCCCTGATCCCACCAAGCCGATGCGCGCGCTCGCCGCACCCAACGGCGTTCGGGATGCGGCGATTGATGCTGCGACCGGCCTCTCCGGTGAGGAGGCTCAGGCCTGCTACGCCAAGAGCCTGGTGCAGCTGCGCAAGATCGACCCGATCGCCGTGACCAAGGAGAAAAAGCGCGTCATCTCCAAGTCGGGCGTGTTGGAGTGGATGGACCCCCTGCCCGACGGCATCGACGGCGTCGGCGGTCTCGAAGTCCTCAAGGCGTGGGCGTTGGAGCGCAAGCTGGCGTACAGCGCGAAGGCCCGCGCCTATGGCCTGCCGCCGCCCAAGGGCTGCTTCCTCGGCGGCATCCCCGGCTGCGGCAAGACGCTGACCGCCAAGGCACTCGCCTCGGCATTCGGCTGTCCGTTGATCAAGCTCGACCTCGGCGCCCTCAAGGGCAAGTTCGTTGGTGAGAGTGAGGCCAACCTACGCAAGGCGCTTCGCACCATCGAAGCGATTGGGCGTTGCGTGCTCCTGATCGACGAGGTCGAGAAGGCGCTCGCTGGCGCCACCGGCGGCGCAGCCGATGGCGGCGTGTCGAGCGACCAACTCGGCGCGCTGCTGCAGTGGATGAACGAGCCGCACGAGGCCTTTGTCATCGCCACCGCCAACGATCTCGACAGCATAACGACCAATGCGCCCGAGTTCCTGCGCAAGGGCCGGTTTGACGAATTGTTCTTCGTCGACCTGCCGAACAAGCGGGAGCGCCTGGAGGTGTTGCGGGCGGCGCTCAAGGCCAAGGGGCGGAAGCTCGACGACCTCGATCAGGACGATTTGCCACTGATCGTGGCGGCGACCGATAAATTCACCGGATCGGAGATCGCCGAGCTCGTCCCCAGCGCCATGTTCGCCGCCTTCGCCGACGGCGAGCGGCCGATCAAGGTCGCCGACCTCGTCAAGTGCGCCAAGGCCACGACGCCGCTAGCCCAGACCGCCGAGGCCAAGATCAAAAAGCTGAAGGAGTGGGCCGAGAAGCGGGCCCGCTTTGCCTCCGCGCCTGAGAACGTCGTCGAGTTGGCGGCCGTCTCCGGCGGCCGCGCGCTGGACCTCTAAGGTCACAGCATGGCCGACACGATCTACAGCAACACGCATGGCGGCTGGATCGCCATGTATACCGATCGGCTTGGTGTATGGCGCATCGCCCGCGATGCCCGCGGGCTGCCGATCGCATGCGATACGGCGGAGCTTGCTCGCTCCGTCGCAAACTGCAGGCGGCAACGCCTGACCATCTGGAACTGAACCACCCACCACCAACGCGGTTTCGCAGACCGCATCACAAGGAGACCATCCATGACTGAGATCAAAGCTTCCACCATCCGCCCCGGCCTGCTCGTCGTTCTCAAGACCTCCCTCACTGGCAACGTCTCGTACATCAAGAACACGATCGAGGCCGACACGCTCGACGAGGAAGGCAAGCTGCGAGCGAAATGGGAGACCGAGCGCACGGTTGCCGATCCGGCCGAGCACGAGGAGGCCACGAAGATCCGCAACCGCGCGCGACAGGTCATCTCGAACCTGTGCGTGCAGACGGCTTTCGGCCTGCTCTGTCCTGAAGAGCGAGCCGATCAGCTTGGGGAGAGAGTGACCGAGGCCCAGTCCTTGGCTGAGGAGTTTAACGCTCGCGCCAAGACCACGCGCATCGGTATCTACGTCATCCCGGGTCGCGTGGCCGCGGACGATGCTCAGGCCGCGCGCGCCATCAACAGCGAGGTCCGTGATTTGATCGGGCTCATGGAGGCCGGCTTGCAGAACCTCGATGTCAAGAAGGTGCGCGATGCCGCCGACAAGGCCCGATCACTCGGCGCCATGCTCTCGCCCGCGCAGCAGGAGCGCTTGTCCGAGGTCGTTGCGGTTGCCCGCAAGGCCGCGACCGCCATCAACAAGGCCGGTGAGCAAGGAGCGGCAGAGATCGACCTGGCCTCGATCCGCAAGCTGACTGAAGGCCGGGGAGCGTTCCTCGACCTCGACGCCGAGCACAAGGAAGTCGAGGCCCCCACCCACGAGGGTCGCGCGATCGACCTGGCACCGGTCGAGATCGAGCAGCCGGCAGAGGCGGCCGTGCCCGTCGTCGAGATTGAGACCGTCGATCTACAGGCCGACACCAGCGTGCCGGAAGCCCCAGTGCCAGCGCTCGAGTTCTGAGTGAGCGGAAATGGTTGCGTCATTCGGTTCGATCAGAACCGACCTCACGGGCCAGCGCTTTGGGCGCTGGCTCGTCCTCTCCTACTCGCACAGCAAGTCATACGCCAAGGGAAAGAGTCAGGTCTTTTGGCTGTGCCGATGCGATTGCGGGACGGAGAGCCCAGTGCAGCGCAGGTTCCTCACCGCCGGACAGTCCAAGCAGTGCAAGGCGTGCAGAAACCAAGCGCTTTCACGCATCAACACGCGCCACGGTCAATCTGAGACCATCAAGAAGAAAGCTACGCCAGAGTACGCGGCGTGGTCTGCCATGATCCATCGTTGCGAACGACCGAGTTACCGCGGCTTCCATCGATATGGAGGTCGCGGGATCAAGGTGTGCGAGCGCTGGCGCAACTCATTCGAAGACTTCCTCGCGGACGTAGGCCCGCGACCAAGCCCCACTCACTCGCTGGATCGTTACCCTGATAATGACGGGAACTATGAGCCGGACAACTGTCGGTGGGCGACCAAGCGAGAGCAGAACCTCAACAGACAAAACCCGTGGATCACAAGGAGAAAGAACAATGCCATGCGACAGCAAGCCCTTCAGACCGCAGCAGACATTGGCGGAACGCAAGGAGGAGGTGCGGCGGACGGTTGAGAAGTTCGCTCGCGGTCTCGCTGACGGCACCGTCAAGGCGGTTGTCGGACCCCAGGGGGCAATTGCCTTCACTGGGGTTCCGAACTCCGAGCGAAACGGCGTAACCGATTCCTGCGTATATCGCAGGCTGCTCGCGACCGGCTCCGCCATGGCACGGCAGCAGATCGCGCGCGCCGAACAGCTGGCAGGCCGGCGCGTCGATCAGAAGGTGGTGGCCGGCGGCACCCACGGCCACTTCGACAGCAATGGGAACGTGTCGTGGCACAAAGGGCATTAGGTCGTCAGACCATTCTGGTCGACCACTACTTCCGTGGCCGACCAGTCCTCGCCATGACTCAGGATAGATCTGTCTATCAGCGGTCCGACGGCAGCTACTTCATGCACGACAACGCCCGTCAACGAAGGACCATCGTCAGACGCGACGATGGATCGTTCTACCTGCTCGACGAATACAACCCGTAACCCGCCCTTCGCAGAGGGCAATCAAGGAGACCACAATGCCTGTTGAACTGACCGAACCAGAGTGGAGCGTGATCAAAAAACTGTTGCTCTCTAAGCACATTGAGTTCGGCATCGGCGCCGAACTCGAGAAGGACCTGACGGAGGAAGAGGATGAAATCCTCTGGGGCGTCATTAACAAATTCAAGGGGCCTCCTCCGAAGCCGCACGCGCTGAGAAAATTCAAAGTGCGCGTGCAGCGCTACGTCGAGGAGACGGCCACGCTCGAGGTCGAGGCCGTTAGTCCCAGTCACGCTGCCTCCATCGCGAGTCGACTGATGAAGGATCGCCCTGAAGCAATAACCTCTTGGGAAGCCGGCGACGACATTCTCGATGAAGGAAACATGGGGTACGGCGGCGTCTACGCCGTGCTCGATAAGGACGGCGACACCGTCTGGGAACGATAGTTCAACCAACGCCGCTCGCAGCCGGCAATCAAGGAGACCACCATGAGCGAGAAACGAAAGATCGACGTCAGCAAGGAACTCTACGACGCCATTCGTAAGGTCCTGGTCGCCGAAGGCCAGTCGGGGACCATCATCGAGCGCAAGCCGGTCTACACGATCGAGCTCGCCGACGCGGTTTTCGAATACGATACGCGTCGGGACGACTACCCGAAATATATGATGGCCACTACGGCCATTCACCTTCTTGGTGATATCTCAAGCGATACGCCGGACATCTGCCACATCGAGCGGGAAGAAGGCGACGACTATATTGGGGCCTGGGTGACGGGATTCGGCTTCATCAACGTGCGCTTCCCCAAGGCCACCACGCGCGATCTCACACCCGAGGAGGTCGAGAAGTACGACGGCAAGCAATATCGGATCGGATCGCAGCCGTCGTTTGCACTCCGCGTCCGCAAATAATTCCAACCGCCGGTCGCAGCCGGCATCAAGGAGACCAACATGAGCATCATTGAATATACCGAAGGCCGATCGCGGGCCTCGCTCCTGCTCCACCGACACCGTCAGGAGGCGGGCCTGGAAGGCGACGACGAGATCATCCTGATCCATCTCCTGGGCGACCTCATCGAGTGGTGCGACGCTCATCGCGTCGACTTCGACTCCACGATCGAGAGCTCCCGCGAGATGCTTCGCGATTGCACGAGCCTGCCGTAATGACCAAGCTCAGTAAGCGCCGCCTCGAAGCCATCGAGGAGGCGCTGCACGCGCGCCTCGCCGGCCACCTCGACGACACCAATATCCCACGCGAGTTCTACGAAGGAGCCCTCGCGTGGGCAGAGCAGCAACTCGAGCGCCGCTCGCAGGCGGCAGACAAGGAGACCAAACATGAGCGATAGAGAACAGGCGCCCGCGGGCGCTCATGCCCAACAATCGCGGCTGAAGCGGCCAGATAGCATTTATGGCCGGTTTCATCTCGAAAACTGGACCGATGACGACTTTGCCAAGCACACTGCGGCGACACGCAAAACGCTCGCATACCTGATCGAATTGGAAGATGCGCTTGCGCACCGCTCCCCGGCAGGGACGGATGCTGTATCAGTCGAATTGATGCAGCGCGTCTGGGCAAACCTCTATTTCAACGAGGAAGACGCCGGCAACACGTTCCAGCAGACGCTAAACGAGGTCGTGGACTGGCTGGCCGCGCGCAACGCCCTGCCAAGCGGCGAGCCCCACCCCGCAGCCAGTGCTCCTGAGCCCGAAGACGACTGTTCATGCGGCGGCGGCGAACTGAGCGGACATGACGGCATGTGCCCCTATGCCCACGAACCCGCAGCCAGTGCGGCGCAGGAGGCGGTGGCGTGGCAATGGCGCGCCTGCATCAGCGGGCAGTGGGGATCATGGCTATACCTGAATGATCCGATCGAGAAATTCCGCCAACTCTTCGCCTTCAATCTCGACAATGGCACTTACGAAGTTCGGCCCCTCTATGCCGCTCCCTCTCAGTCGCAGCCTGAGACGGACGACCTAGCCGGCAAGCTTCGCGCTGCACATCAAGACAAGCTCAAGCTATGGGAGGCAATTGCCGGCGGTCCCGAACCGCGCTGCCGTGACTGTGCGGACTTCAATGGTCGTTGCCAAGGCGACGGATTGCCCTGCGAACCCCAAGAGCGCGCCTTGAAGCGCGTGAGGCTCATGCGCGATCTGGTCGAGCAACTGACACGCACGCTCGAACAGGCGCAGTGCTGCATTCTTGGCGACACCCCGGAGGGAATGAGCCACGAGGACGCGCGGCTGGACACGCTCGAAAAGATTAGAGCGCAGATCTCATCGACTGATGGGACGCGGACATGATCGCCGAGATCAAGCCAAAGGCCATCAAGCCGGAGCCTGTGCATACGGCGCAGTGCAGCTCGCCAGTGGACCCTCCGACACACGCCACCATGTGGCGCCGAGATCGCTATTTGCGGTTAAGGCCACACATGGACCCGGACAGGTGCCAGCGTGAAAGCACCGTTGAGATCGACGGTAAACCATATTGCCGGCTTCACGCCGGCGGCATAGCGCTGGACCGATGGCTGAGCGGCAAGCTGCGGCCATAAAAAAAGTTGGCCCCGGAGTTCGCAGCTCCGGGGCCGGTGTCTCAAGGAGCCGCAAGGAGACCATCCCAGCTCTCCACCAGAGACACTCACTTCTTAAGCCGAGCACCACGTTGGTGCAAGCGCCAGCAACACCGATCCACCAAAACCGTCCCCCGCCCGGTCTTGGTATTGCCCTTCAGGCGGGGTTCACCTGAAACCAAACAAGGAGACCAAGGGATGCGATTGCAACGATGATGAAAGCACATTCGATCAAGGAGCTCTTGGCAGCGGTCCGGCGCCTGCCGGCCACCATGCCGGAGACGGACCGTTTGTATAAGAGCGGATACCCGACCCACCAGGATCACTGGCTTGGCTGGGCGGGAGATTACAACTCGGAAGATGGCGGGTATTACGGCAGGTCGGACACGACCGTCACTGACGCCCGCACGCTGTACCAGAGACTCAATTGTGGGCCCATGATTCTTTGGCTTGTGGAAGCCTTGGGTGTGAGTCCGGTGCAGATCCGGATGGCCATCAACGACATGAACAAGAAAGGCAACGGTCGCGCTCAGACCGAGGCCAAGATTGCGCGAGAACATTTTCCGTGGGAGCGCGTAAGCCTGCTTCTGTTCAAGTGAGGATGGGGGGCCGTTGGCGATGGGTTTCGACCCAGTGCCAACGGCCTTTTATTTGCCCATTTGGCGGTATTTAGGTATTCTATTTATATCCGGGTAAAATAGCCCATTTCCCGGCAGTTCGGGCCCCTAAAAGCGGGCCCCTCGGGGCCCGGTTCCCCTTGTCCGGTCACGGGTAGCGGGCCCCTCGCCTAAGCGGTTCCCTGCCTGCCCTGCCAAGCCTGCGGGCCCTGCCATATGGCAGGGTTTCCCCTGCTTTCGGGCCCCTCATCCGGGCCCGGTTTGTGCACTGCAAAAGGGGCGGTTCCGGGCCCTTGGCTAGGTCCCATGGCCCCTTGGCAGGGCCCCTCACAACAAGGCTAGTTGCGCGTCCGCCAAGGCTTGCTTGCGCTCTTGCGTTTTGGCTTTCGCGGCGCCGCCGGTGAAAGCGTCCTTGCCCTCTTGCGTGATGCCGTATCGCTTCCACCTCGCGATGGTGACAAGGCCGCGCCGGTGCAGCGACTTGCCGACGTTCGTGCCGACGCTGATAGTAGCGCCCTCCTCCATGAGCAGGCCCAGGAAGTGGCGTTCGCTGTGCGTTAGCTTGATCATTCAGCTGATCCCCGCGGCACGTTCGATCGCCTCGCGCTTCAGCCGGTCCCAGATCCGCCACCAGCGGGCATCGAAATGCACGCCAGCCTCGGGGCCGTAGCGACGCCATCGTTTGCGTAGGCGACCCCAGACGCGGCGCTGCGCCTTCGGGATCAGCGGCCAATGATTTCCGCAAATCCATTCCGCCTTGAACCTCTTGGTGGTGCGGCGACAGAAAGGCACCACGCAGCGGGCGCGATCAGTCGAGGTAGCAGTCATCGTCGCACCCCTCGTCCATGTCATCGAGCTCGGCGCGCAGCTCGTCTTGCTGCCGATTGATGCAGGCACCGCAGACGCGGTAGACGCGGCCGCTCAACCCCTCCTCGAAATCGCGGGCATCGCGGAGATCAGTCGCATCATTCTTGCACCACTCGCATTTGCCTTTGCGGCGTTCAGCGGCTTCGGGCGAGTTCTTGTAGGCGCGGTGATCGTCGAGGCACTCCTTGCACATGTCGTGCATCTCGCAGCCGAACGAGTCGGTTTCGCCCTGCACCCGCGCGATCGCAGGGCGGTCGGGATGTCGGTCGCACATCTGCCCGTCAGGCACACCGTGCATGGCGCCGGCGAGCGTCGATATTGGTCCGGTCACATCAGCCATCAGGCCCTCCAAAAGAAAAAAAAACCGGGAGCGATACGCGGAATGTCGGCGAGGTCGGCAAAGCGGGTTGGCTACCCGACGCCCACGGCCCGTTTCTCGTCTCCCGTGGCTGCACGCTGGCAGCGCGCTAGTGACCCGCCGACGGGCGTTGAACTCCCCGGCAGGATTCGGAAATCAGGTCGCCGGACACGGATGCGCGGCGACGGCCTGGTCGAGCGAGTAGCCCCGCTCGTGCTCGGCCAACGTCACGATCTGGATGACGTTCTCCTGCATCACCTTCCAGTCGATCGAAGAGCGCGGGTCCATGAGACGCAGCTGTGCCGTCGGCCCCTTGTTGCCGCGCAGCCAAACCAGAAACCCCATATCCCTCATAGGATCGCCCCCATGCTTGGCAGCCATCGCGAGACGTGCGGCAGGTTCCAGAGCTTGTCGTGCAGGCGGCGGCGCCGGCGGTTTCTCGCGCTCTTGCAGGTGCGGCAGCGCCTGACCTTGGCGCCGCTAGCGGCGACCTCCCAGCTCGTGTTTTTCTCGCTCATGAGATGGCCGTTCCTGCAGTGGGATTTGCCGGGAGAGGCCTTGGTGGTCTCCCTTCGTTGGCTGCGGGCACGCGTGAGCACCTTCTCGCGCCGATTGGGGTCGTTGCGATACCGCAGCTTGTCACGCACCCGCTGGCAGGTGAGGCAGGCGCGGCTCTTGCCGCTGCGTCCGGTGTTTTCCGGCGTGAACGCGTGACCTTGTTTGCAGTGGGTTTGAGGAAGCCGCCCCATCAGATCTGTTCCTCCCACGCCGCCACACAGACCGGCACCATCGGGCGGATTAGCTTGAGGATCGCCTCGGCAAACACGCGTATTTCGTATTGCGCGTGCTCGTGCGTCCGCAGGTTCAGGAAGTGAAGCAGATTGTGCAGGTCGCACTTCCAGAACATGTGCGAATAGGTCGCCAGCGGAAGAACGTTCCTGGCGAGTTCGCGCGGCCAACCGGCCGCGAGCAGCGCCCGATAGGTCCGGAACGAGTTTTGGCACGACTCCACATAGGCGCCGATCTGCCCGCACAGATCCTCCGGCAAGGGGTCGCCTTCCTTGATGAAGATACGCGCCTGCTTCGACGACAGCGACTGCACCCCGACGTGACGCTGCAGCGGCACATAGAACACCTCCGGCAGTTCACGGTAGCGAGCGGACAGCTCGTTGATCGTGGCCGTCCGGTGCCGGTGCCACTGACGGAACACCGAGATCGGCGCCATCACCTCGAACTGAAACTCCACGCTCTCGAATGGCGTCGTGTGCCGGTTACGCATCAGGTAGTGGATAAGGCGGTGATCCGACCCCGTGTCCTCGCCAGCCCGCCATGCGGCGTCGTAAGAAACCCTCGCCGCGCGAACAACGGAAAGATCGTTACCAAGGTGGTCAACGAGGCGCACGAACCCATGGTCGAGCACGTCGATCTTGGTCTCCGGGAGAATGCTGATCTTGTCCATCAGGCAATCTCCAGTAGCTTCTTCAGAGTCGAGCGGAGCGGGTTGCGCGAAGCCATTTTGAACATGGCGCCGCGGATGCCATCTCGCAGGATCTGAATCTTGGCGGCCTGCGCAAAGATGATCTTGCCGTCAGCCTCGGCCTGCTTGGGGTTCACGACTGGCGCGGTCGGCAGATTGACGGTCTTGATGAACTCGGCGAGCCGGTTCGCGTACCAGGATGATTTCGCGTAATCTTCCGCGCCGTTCTTGGCGTTGGCACGCGACTGGTACTTGATGACGTTGCCCTTGAGGAAGCCGACGACTTCCTGCGGCGTCAGCCACGCCTCCAGAACCTTGATCGTTTCGAACGGATTGTCCTTGCCGCCATAGTGGGCGGGATTGTTTACGTTGTCTGTCACGTTGGTCTCCTTGGTTTAACCCGCTGCGAACGGGTGGTTTTCAGATCACTTGGTCTCGTTACCGAGACTGTCGACAGGCCGATGGGCAACACCACGCAAGGCAAAGCCGGCCGCGGCCTTGTGGCCGCCACCGCCGAACTGTTTTGCCACCGCGCTGACATCGAAGTCGCCGCGCGAGCGCAGCGAATACTGGAATTTGCCCGGCTCGACCTCGAAGTAGCAGGCGCCGAAGGCCGCCCCTTCCCGGTGGGACAGCTCGCCCGCCACCTCGCTTGCGGCGAAATACGGCGCGTTCGCGATGCAGACGAGATGGTTGCCGAGCTTGGCCATGTAGGCGTGGCTCTTCAGCTCCTCGACGCGCTGGCGGTAGTAGCGATTGATCGAGTACCCCTCCTCAATCAATGAGCTCACGCCCCTCTCGATCAACATATCCCAGACCATGAAGTCCTGCGGGTAGGACGCCAGCGCGATCGAGAACTGGTCGCCGAAAGCCTTTTGCTTGCGCCAGAGGTCGCGGTCCTGGACATATTCGATGAAGTCCGGGCGCTCGCCGGCGACGAAATAGTCCCAGGCAATCGCCGCGCCTGAACGGTCCATGTCGAACAGGGCGTGCATCGCGTTCGGCGAATTGCATTCGCGTTGCCACGCCAGCATGGCGGCCGGGTTGTACGGTCCATCGAGTGGCGGCGGCAGCGAGGCAAGGTCCTCCTGCGCCGTCTTGTGGTGATCCAAGATCAGGATCGTGGCGGCCTTCGACGCCATCTCATGCAGGACGTGCGCCTTGTAACTAAAGTCGACGAGGATGACGTCGCGCCCGTCGCACGGCGGCGGGTCCTTCTGGTAGACGCCGGGATAGAACTCGACGGCATCGCCAAGCGCCTTGCGGACGCACCATGCGGCCGCATATCCATCGGGACAGCCGCCGTGGTAGATGCAAAGTGTTTTCATATGCTGGTCTCCTTGGTTGAACCCGCTGCGAACGGGTGGTTTTCAGATACGACGGTAACGATACGATCCCGACGACACCCAGCGCTCGCGCACCCGGTGACCGTCATTGCCCGACAACAAAAGGATCTGGCCGGGGCGCACATCGCGCACGAGGCCGACGTGATGGTTGCGCACCGCGATTGCGCCGGCCTCGGGCGCGCTCAGCGCGCTGCCTACGCGGAACCATGACGCGGCAAGCCATAGGACCCGCTCGTTCGCCATGTGGAGATATCTGGCGAGGAAACACCCGCACCACGCGCTCGGGCATCCCGCTGGACGACTACCTTCCACCTCTTGGGTGTGGCTCACCTCATGATGATATGCACGATGATGGTGACGATGGTGATGGTGCGAGCGCGCGCTGGCGCTTGATCCGACGCCGAGCGCGAGCGCGGCGACGAGCACGATATAACGAAGCTTCACTAGTCTGGTCTCCTTGGTTGATCCCGCTGCGAACGGGATGGTCGAAAGTCAGCATTGCAGTGTGTGGTAAAGGCCGTTGAGTGCGTCCACCTCCTTTTCGCTGAGGCCAAGCTTGGCGTAGGCGTCGCGCGAATGGCTGCCGAGCAACTTGATGGCGGCAACCCGCGCAAGGTTCGTCAGCACAAAGCAGGACTCGCCCTCAGCCAGAACCGCGGGGTCAATGTTATTGTTGAGGTCGGTGTAAAGGTGCCTTGAGTTGCGCACGGTTCATGCCCTCACCGGTACGCGGTCCTGCTTCAAACCGCGCGAGATGACCTTCAGCCCCTCACGCACGAAGGAGGGGATCTCTGCCTCCTCAATATCGAAGGTCGTGCTCGCCCAGAATCCGACGGCCTGCGCGGTCTCGCGATCGTTGAGCAAATACCGCATCGGCCAGGCGAGAGCCTCGGTGGCGCGCTCGATCTCGACGCTTGATGGCTGGATGACGACGCGGTTCTGCTCGCGCTCCCATTCGCGCAGCGCAGCCTCGCCGCCGACCTGCATGATCTCGTTCTTGAGCGCATGCAACTCGGACGGCGTCATCGGGTTGTACGTCGGCCAGATCGTGCCGTATTCCTTCGGCCAAACCCGCATCGGCATGCGGCGGATGGTAGAGGCCGCCTCAATCAGGCGCACGCCCACCATCTCATGGTGCCAGGCGACTTCGATAGTCTCGCTCATTCCATCGCTCCCGCAAATTCCGGCTCCACGGCCGGAGATGGCGGCGGCATCTCGCCGACATCGTCACCGATCTCCGACCAATCCATCTCGTCGCCGCTTTCGTCTGGCGCCTCGACGACATCTCCCGGCGCCGGCTCCTCCGGCGGCGGCTCTGGCCGCCGCTGCTCGCCCTTGATCCGCTTACCTGTGATCCAGATCCATGGGTTGTTGCGCGCAATGATGCCGTTGCGGACGAGGAAATCGTTGGAGCGTGACAGCGCCTTCTTGATCGCGTCCTCCGAGTCGTCCTCCGCTGCGAAATATTTAAGGTATGCGGGCCTGATGAACCGGCTGTTGACCACGCGTTGGATCGACTTGGGCAGGCCGAGGCTTGGGGGCGTCGGCACGCCGTTCTCCTCCAGGGCCCGCTGGATGGCCCGATAGACGTTGGCGCGCTGGTCGGTGAGCGCGATGCCGATCTCCTCGACGGCCTTGTCAGCGGCGCGCGAAGCCGGCGTGTCGATCCATTCGACCACCGCCCCTGGGACCGGCTGATTGTCCTCGTCGTAGCTCGATATGACGCCGCGCAGGTAGAAGTCGGTGACCTCGCCGTCCTCGCCCTCGCGCTGCTTGGTGTTCTGGATGAAACGGCGCTCCCTCATCCTGTCCCCGTCGCGGATCTTTGGCGGGGCGTCCTTCAGCGTGTAGTCGTATTTCCCGACCCGGAAGGCGGTCTCGAATGCGGCGAACAGCGAGGTGTGACCGCGGGGCCCCGTGCCGGAGGCGTTCATGTGGTGCACCAGCCAGAGCCCGCAGTTGCACTCCTCGCGGATGCGGTCGAGGCGCGACATCACGAGACCAACTTCCTTGCCGTTGATCTCGTCCATGCCAGGCGTGGTCTTGTTGAAGGTATCGATGACGACCGCTTCGAGCTCGAGCTGATCGTCCGGGAAGCGCTGGTTCCACATGGCAACCAACGCCTTGATCTCAGCGATCAGGTCGATCGCCTGCTGCTCGTTGCCGAACAGATCAAACTTCTTGGTCAGACAGAAGAACGGCAGCACCTCGTTTTCGGAGATGCCCTTGCCGGTGGCGTAGCCTGCGAAACGAGTGTCGACGAAGCCGTCGCCGGCCTCTGCTGCGCAATAGACGATGATGCCGCGCCTAACCTTGCGCCCGAGATAGTCTCCACCGCGCGCAACAGCCATCGCCATGTCATGGGTGAAGAAGCTCTTGCCCGACTGGCTCGCGCCGTAGATCAGTACGGTCTCGCGACGCGGGATCATGCCCTTGATGATGTACTCGTACCGCTTGCGATTCCCGCGCGGGTCTCCCCACATCACCGCGCCGAATTTGGAGATGAACGCCTTCGGTTTGAATGTGAGGTCGAGATAGACCTGATATTCCGCAAGCGTCATCGCCTGCGATTCCGCCAGCCGATAGAGTTCAGCCGAGGTGCCGCCGGCCTCGATCCAGTCGGTGGCGTCGCCCTTAACCGGAAGGTTCGGCAGCGAGAGGATGCGAACCCGCTTGGCAACACCTGCGAGCTTGGAGGCGACCAGCTTGGCATGATCCTGCCCGGGCAACTTCGGGCGCCCGTCAGGATGCCATTGCAGCTCGCCGGTCTTGGAGTTTCTCGTCTGCGGATCGTTGTCGGCCAGGACGACGACGTCAGCATCCTTGAAGTATGGCGTGAGTTCGTCAGGCCATTTGCCGGCACCTCCGGCATTGGTCGACGCCGGGACGCCGAGGGCGCAGACGTTGTCGACATCCTTCTCCCCCTCTGGAAGAAAGATCATCCGCTCATCGGCGAGCGCCTCGACCAGCTCCGGCAGGCGGTACGGCACCTGGGTGATGCCGTCGCGCTTCCACACCCAGCCGCCCTTGATGTCCTCCTTGGGATCGTCGGGCCGCGGCTTCCTGCGCTGCAGGAAGTTCTTGGGCTCCATGCGGCAGACCTGAAAGACGAGATCGCCGGCCTCGTTCGTATAGTCGTAGGCCTTGACGAGCTGGGGGCGCGCCTTCGGCTGCTCTCTTGGTTCGTCCCTTGGCGGGTCCTGCGGCGGCGGGTTGCGATCGGGAGCGCGCGAGGGCGCCGACTGTCGCTGCTGCGGGCGCCGGTCCTCGATGTCCAGGCCAAGCGTCGAGCGCATCCAGTCGATGGCCTCGCCGTTCTTTAACCCCTTCTCGCGCTCGATCAGTGCGAGCACGCCGCCGCTCTGCCCGGCCTCCCAGTCATCCCAGAAGCCGGTTTTCAGGTTGATCTTGAGTGAACCGTTCTTTCCGTAGCGCAGCTCGTCAGACTTGCGCGACGTCGGTTTCCCAAAGAGAGCCTCGGCAACCGGCTCGATGTAGCGGCCCAAATCGTCCGGCATCAGTGATCCAACACAGCGGCGTAGAGCCCATGATTGACAACGGTGTCGATGATCTCGGCGGCGAGATCGTCGTATTCGACACCGCGGCGCTTTGCTTCCGCCCGAAGATCCTCAGAAACGCGCGACGCTACCGGAACACGTACGAACGACCTGCGCGCCTCGCGCGCCTCGATCCCCTTCGGCATTGCAATCCCCCACCTTCCCCAAGACCAATTTCAAAACGGCTGCATGAAATCTCACGATGGCTTGCCCTTCCTGGCCGCCATCACCTTGCTGATGTCCTCCTTGTTGGTGATCAGAAAATCCACGATGTTGCAGAAGGCCAGCCGCTGACGCACCACGCGTTCGCGCCGGGCGATGTCATCGGGCGTCGCATCAGGCTGCGCCTTGATGGCATCGCGCATCAGGACCGCGTCGTCGTAATCCTTGAGCGCCATGTCCCAGATGTGCTGGTTGGTGACGGGCATCTTGTCGGCCGGAAGCCGCTCGGTGTTGACCTGTCGCATCTCAACCCCCTTAGCGCGGACGAACCGCCCCACCCTGAAACATCTTCATGTGCGTGAAGATGGAGTTTTGCTCGATCGCGGGAGAGCGTGGTGCAGCCTCCTGCTTGTCGGCAAATATCTGAAGATCGCTCACGGCCTTGCCTGAAGGATCGCGCCCCTCGGCTTCCGCAAGTGCAGCCTTGGCGATCTTCTTGACGGCGTTGTCCTCGGAGTGCGCCCATGCAAATCCAGAGATCTGTACGGAGAAGCGCTCACGCTCCGGCTCCAGAAGACGGTCGAGCTCGGCCTGCGAACGAGGGAATGTGCCGTTGATTGGCCGCTCCTTCGGCATCTCGCCGCGCATGACCTGAAACATATTCGGCTTGAGCCGCATCACCTCGGTGGTGGTCGAGGACCGCGGCAAGTCCAGCCGCATCAGGACCTGGTCGGAGGCCGTCTCGTTCGATGACGCCATCACGATGACCTCTCCGAAATCGATCGTGCGTTCCTTGTGGTGACGAAATTTGACGCTGTAGAGCTGCATGCTGTCTCCCCTACCCAACGATGCCGTATGGCGCGTACTCTGCGCCGGTCCACATCCAGACGCCGCCGGCGTCGGCTGCATTATCGTCGTCTGCGTCCCAGCCGAGCTGGGCGCACAGATCCATCATTGCTTTCTTGCCGGCTTGGCGAGACCCGAGCTTCGCGGTACCGAGCGCCACCTTGCGCCACGTTGCGACCGCGCACGGCATGACCTTCAGTCCATGCAGTTGCGCGACGCCAACGAGCGCGCCGTAGAGGCCGTGCATCAGAACCGTGGTGTCGTAGTTGCTCTCGCCCTTCTTGTAGAAGGGGCGCTCGATGCCGACGGCGACAGCCCCGCTCTTGCGGATCAGTCCATCGAGCAGCTGCGCGCCGCCGCCGAACACGTCCTCGTGCGGCGTTGAGTCCTTGCCGATGATGATGGTCGAAAGGCTTGGCCTGCCGCCGATAGGTCCGACGGCGCAGCCGAGCTTACGGCTCGGATCGAGCCCGATCACAACGGGTTTGCTGGGCATGGCGGGTCATGACCGCCACGCGGAATACCAGCTACGCTGCTTCGGCCTTGAATGTCCCTTGGGCATGGCTGGTCTCCTTGTTTTCAGTCGCCTGCCTGAAGTGGCAGAGGCACCAGGGTCCTGCGAAGACCCTCGCGCCGCAGTACCGGTACGGAGGGCGATCTGCGAAATCTCCCAACGGCCAGTGGCATAGATCAGAGTTAAGCTCGTAAATCGAAACGCTAGTCTCCGACGGTTTAGCCGGAGTAAATTTCGTGATGGGCAGCGTCGCCTCCGGCGACATCACCGGAGTAGGCACCCTCACGAACCCCTTGGGTGCGGGGGTAGTATTCTTTGGCGCGAGATAAGACCTTGGCTGCGGCTCCCGCTTCGGCTTTGCGGGCGCAAAACTCTTGTTCTTGAGCTGGATGCCCCTCCGCGTGCAGATGCCGACCACCGCATTCTTCGTGACGCGCCGGGCTGTGGCCGCGCTCAACTTGGCGGCGATCTCGGCCGAACTGTCACCCTTGTCCGCAAGATTGCGGACCATGGCGATGTTGTCGTCGCTCCATATGTGCTGCACCCTATTCACGATCGGCAGCCCCGCTGCCGTCCGACATGCATTCCGAAAGGAACGCCGCGGAGAAGGCTGAAGCAAGCATCAAGGCGGTGCACGACCTCACGAGACAGCGGAGAATCCGATACCGCCATGCGCTTACGAAGCGTCTTGAGCGCTTCCTGAGCGACCAACATCTCAGTCGCGTCCGCCACGTAGCGCAGCCTGTCGATTTCGTTGTCGTCAATTCGTCTGGCCTCCCCATACCAAAAGTCCTGTGTTCGCGAAGTCGAGAAGCCGAGCCGGTCTGTCGCGCGGTTGATGGCTTCCTTGACGGAGTCACCGGCCGGGCACGGCTCCGCGCACCGACGCACGAGCGCTTTTGCTTCGTCCGCCTTGGAGGCGAAGGCCGGAGACGAAAATTCCGAGATTTTCAGATGTACGGATTGTATGGTGGGCGTCATTAAAGCCATGCGCGACCCTCTGTTGATTGAGGCCCGCGCTGGAAGGCCCCCGTGAAATTACGGCGTCGATCTAAAGTTGTGCGTTTAGATTTTGAATCGTTTGACGACAAAAAAGTAGGCGTAAAAATTAAGGTAATGAGCGATGCGTTGCGTGGCGTACAAAATCCTCTTGCGTGCAGCGGCATGTCGCTGCCATATTCCCGCCGCTTCGGCGACGACAAGAAGATCAATTGGTCAAAGTGGTGGCGACAATGGGTGCGGTGGGGCAGACCGCAGGAGAAACAACTCCTGTGCTGGAGATCAAGAGCGTGAGTTACCGATACGTCGGTGGCAAGTTTCTCATCTCGCTGATTCTCAGCGATGGATCTCGGACCGCCTACACGATCAGGACCGAAGCTTACATGCGCGCCGTCAGCCGCAAGCAGCAGCTGATCAACGAGCACCTGGCGGAAGTCCTTCGCGACGTAGCTGGCTGAACTCGACTTCATCAGATCGATCTCGACTTGCTCGGATGTTGCTCAGGCGGCAGATGATCGTCTGCGGCCACCAGTCCGTTGGTGAGCTTCCTGATTCGCGCGACCATTGGCGGTCGCGGGTGGCGCTGAAACTTGCGATAACGGTTGATGTTCTGCCGACTGGTCCCAACCTTTTCGGCGAAATCGATCTCGACTTGGTTCCAGCTGGTCTGCCCAGAGCGAAGACCGGGGTAGGTCTTCAAGAGATAGTCTTGAAGGAACATGGATTCGTCTTGCGTGATGGGTGCGGCCAGCGACACGCAAAATTGCACCAAGTCGGTGAAGTGTCAAGCGGGCATTTTCACCAATCCGGTTTCGATGACTGACTTGCACCAATCTGGTACTTTTTTCAGCATTGGAAAGCAGAGAGGATTAATGCTGGACCGTAGAAAGGACCGAGCGCCGCCGGAGAGGCTCATTGAGATGCGAAATGAGCGCGGCTGGTCACGCGAAACGGTCGCCGGGAAGGCCGGCACCTCGCAACAACAGATTCAAAAACTGGAAACGGGGCAGCGTCCGATCGATCTGGCGTGGGCGCAGCGCATTGCCAAGGCTTTCGGCTGCTCGCCCGCCGAGATCGGGTTCACGGCCGGCGTGGTGCCGCTAGTCGGCGCCGTCCGCAAGGGGTTGCGGATCGAGATGTTCGATGAACCGAAAGGCAAGATTGCAACCGGCGTCGAGGTCTCAGCCGACACCGTGGCGCTCGAGCTGACCGACGATGCCGGCGCCTCGCTCGGCCAGTACCTCCTGTACGACAAGAGCTACCAGCGCGAGCTCGTCCACGCTGATTTCAAGCACAACGGCAGGACCGACATGCTGGTCGTGCGTGCCAACCACCGCCCCCTCCTCCTGCGGGAGGTCTCAAGGGAGACGCAGGACCATCGCTACCGACTAACGGGCCCCGCCGGCATAGAGCCGATCCGAAATGTCGGCATAGTCTGGGTCAGCGATATCATCGGCTCCTACTTCGCGACCCCCGTCACCTGGGAGTAGTTTTAAAAGTTTTATAAAACGGGGACATTGAAAGTGGACATTGCGGGGACATCGTCCCTGGCACGACTTTTGCTATTAGACAAACAATAGATAGTAGACTCTAAGACACATACAGATCTCAGTAATTGGAAAGAGATTTATCGAATTAAATAGGCGGCCTTCAGGGCCGCCTTTTTTCATACCCGATAGAATCTTTGCTTTGAGGGATGCGCGCGAGTCGATGTCCCCGACGTCCCCCGATGTCCCCGTCAGGAATGGTTGACACCCACAACGAATATATTTTTTCACCAATTTGGTTCGATTGCCGCTTGACCATTTCACCGAGTTGGTGCAAGTGTTGCGTCGCTGACGGAGACCAAACCCCAGTCGTCCACCTCGAACACTCGCCCGCCCGAAGCTGATCCCCCACCGTTTCGCAGACGGTGCAGCTCTCCGGCGGGCGGGCAAGGAGACCAAACCTTGAGCGAAGTTGATTCGTTCCGGTCCATCGGCGATGTCGCCATGGGCATCGTCCGCGAGCTGTCCCTCGGCGACGTCGAGATCCACAAGGTCGATCCCGTAAGAGACCGGGAGGGCTGGCTGAAGCTGCGCCAGAAGGACGTCACGGCGTCCGACGTCGCTTCGATTGCTGGCGTCGGTTACCGGTCTCCGCGCGAGGTCTGGGCTGATAAAACCGGCCAGATCGGCCAGAAGGCCGATACCCCCGTTCTGCGGCGCGGTCGCCGCTTCGAGCCCTCGTTGTGGGCCACGATCAAGGAAGAAAACCCCTCCTGGGAAATCCGCGCCGGCAAGGTCTACTTGCGCGCGCCTTCCTTGCGCTTTGGCGCGACCCCCGACGCCATGGCGATCGATCCGGAGCGTCCGGGCCTGATCCTGATCCAGGGCAAGGTCGTGGCGAAGCCGGTGTTCGTGGCTGACTGGCTCGGCGGCGACCGCGAGGGGACGAACCCCATCGTCCCCCTTGGCTACCAGCTGCAGACGCTGGCCGAGACCATGCTTGCTTCGATTGCGTTCAAGCAGGTGATCCACCCCTACGTCGCGGCATGGGTGATCGACACCTTCAGCGAGGACCTGAAGATGATCCCGCTCGTGCGCCACCCCGTGGCCGAGCAGAAGATACTCGAAACCGTCAAGGGCTTCTGGGACCTGTTGGATGCGGGCGGCGTACCTGCAATCGACCCGACCCGCGACCACGACCTGGTCCGCAAGCTCTATCCGGTCGACGACGGCAGCATCATCGACTTGTCGAGCGATAACCTGCTCCCCGACCTGTTCGACGAGCGCAAGAAGCTCGGCGAGGTGATCAGCTCAAGCGAGAAGCGCCGCGATGAGATCTCCACCGAGATCATGGCCAAGATCGGCGCCGCCACGTTCGCGCTGATTGCTGGCGGCCGCAAGCTCTCGCTCAAGGTCACCAACGTCAAGGAACAGCAGCGCGCTGCCTACAGCTTCCGCTCATTGCGGGAAGTGAAGGTCAAGTAACACCCAACGGATTTTTCAACGGAGATGAATTGAATGAACACTCAGGTTCTCGACAAGGACGACAGGCTGCGCTCACTGGACGAGTTTGCCAACGTGGCGCCGACGAACAATAACAACCTCCCGGCGGCGCCGTCCGTGGCGGCGATTTCGGCCGAGCGCATCGTAGGCGCGCAGCCGGTTGCCGTTCACCGCAATGAGACGGTTGTGCTGCAGAAGCTCGCCGCGCTGGGCGCGGCGGCCGGCGACGACTGGTTCTATCGCTTTCCAGTGAAGAACCGTCGCAAGGGCACCACAGATTACATTGAGGGGCCCTCGATCAAGCTCGCCAATGACCTCGCCCGCATCTACGGCAACTGCGAGGTGCAGACGCGCGTGCTCGACCTCGGCGCAAGCTGGCTGATCTACGCCCGCTTCTCCGACTATGAGACCGGCTTTGCGCTGGAGCGCCCATTCCAGCAGACCAAGGGCGGTGCCAAGCTCGGCGGCGACGACGACGCGCGCCGTCTTGATATCGCGCTGCAGATCGGCGTCTCCAAGGCCTGCCGCAACGTCGTGGTGAACGCGTTGCAGACCTTCGCGGACTACGCCTTCGATGCTGCCCGGAACTCGCTGGTCGAAAAGATCGGCAAGAACCTGCAGGGTTACCGCGACCGTGTCGTCCAGGGCATCGCCAATCAGGACATCGAGCTTGTGCGCGTCGAGCTTGTCATCGGCAAGCCCGCCAAGGACTGGACAGCGCCGGATGTCGCGCGCGTGATCGCCCTGATGAAGGGGATCGCTGATGGTATGGCCACGGTCGACGAGACCTTCCCCGCGCGTGAGGCGGAGAAGTCCGACGCTGGAGCCAAGCTCGACCAGTTCGCCAACAGCGGAGAGAAGGCCGGAGACGGCACCGACAAGGGCCATGGCATGCGCGTTAACCCAGACTTCGGCCAGACCGATAGCGCATCCAAGGAATATCAAGACAAGGTCACCGGCAATACCGGTGAGCAGCCAGATCAAAATTCGCAGACCTCGGATGCGGGCCCCACCCCCTCCGTTGCCGGGGACGCGAAGGGTGGCGCCGAGGCGGGAAACAGCGGCCAAGCTTCTAACGCCTCGTCGTCACCCACTCCCAGGACTGCCGAAGAATATCGGGACTACGCCATGGCCTGGATCGCCGAGCAGACCAGTGCGGAAGAATGTCGTGCCCGCTGGTCGCGCGAGAAGGACATGCGCAAGACATGCGGCGTCTCTGCAACCATCACAGCAGAGCTGGACGCGCTGATGAAGGCGCGTGTGCAGGAGCTGAAGCAGGCGTCGTAGCAGGATTGCGGTGTGAGCCCAGACCTTTCTGACGGGTAAGGCGCGCGGCTCGAACAACGGCAAGACAGCCTCCGGAGGCTCACACCGTCCGCTCCATGAAGGAAAACCATGGAGCGGGGACATCGTACCGGACAAGGCTGTCAACGCGCGCATCTAATTCGCGGCCTTCGCAGGGCCGCACGACAAGGAGACCGACGTGGCTGGCAGCGTGAACAAAGTGATTCTGGTGGGCAATCTTGGCAAGGACCCCGAAGTTAGACGGACCCAGGATGGGCGCCCGATAGCCAATCTATCGATCGCCACCAGCGAGAGCTGGCGCGACAAAAACTCCGGCGAGCGCCGCGAAAAAGTCGAATGGCACAGGGTCGTAATTTTCAATGAGGGCCTTGCCAAGATCGCCGAGCAGTACCTGAAGAAAGGCGCCAAGGTCTATGTCGAGGGCCAGCTGCAGACGCGCAAATGGACCGACCAGAGCGGCGCCGAGAAGTACACCACCGAGGTGGTACTGCAAGGCTTCAACTCGACACTGACGATGCTCGACACCGGTGGTGACAACCGCAACAGCGGCGGCGACCGTGGCGGGGATAGCGGCGGAGGCGGTGGCCGCAGCGGCGGTGGCAACTCGCGTCAGTCCGGCGGCGGCTCTCGCCACAACGACATGGACGACGACATTCCGTTCTGAGGAGTCGACGTCTGATGTACGGCGAAATCACAATCGCGCCACCAAGGGACCGCCGCTTCGCATGCGGCGGGTGCGGAGCAGACGTCCACCTCGCCAGCGAGGTCGGTATTCACTCCCCCTACACCCTCATCCAGTTCGAGAAGCGCCTCTGCACCAACTGTATGCGCGCGCTCGATGAAAAGAACGATCAACGGAAAGAGATCACGGCATGACCATGCAGAGCGCCAAGATCATCATTCTCGAAACCGAGCGCGACAAGCGCCGCGGCGAGGCCTGGCTCAAGGCGTGGGTGCAGCTCTACGCCGACGCCTTCTTCTGGCTCTGGAGGGTCTGATGCCAAGGCAGGACGCGCACGAGCGGATCGAGAAGCTTGAGGCCGCCCTCCTCACTGTCCGCGCCAACCTCAAGGGCGGCGACGACGGCGAGGAGTTCGATCCGTTCGACGTCATCGAGCGCAGCCTTGAGGTGATCGAGCGCGCGCTCAAAGAGAAGGTGGCGGCCTGATGGCTCGGTTACCGCGCGGGATCATTGAGGCCGATATCACCATCAACGGCAGGAAACTCTCGCAGACGCAGTCGGGGGCCTTGCGTGTGGCCCTGCAATTTGCGCGGCGCGACCTGCAGGTCGCCCCGAAGGACATCCTGACCGCCGGCCTACTCCAGAACGTGGACGGCATGCTGCAAATGATCGACGAAACTGAGGTGTCGCTGTGACCGGATATCCAAACGGCCCTGGCTTCAAAGAGAGCGAGACCTCTCGCGAGGCGGCGCAGGCGGTCGCATTGCGCGCCAGCGCGCTGCGCGACAGGGTCTACGTCTACATCGTCGCCCACCCCGGTCGATCCGCCGATACGATCGCGGAGGCTCTTGGCGAGAGTCCTTGGGCGATCCGTCCGCGCGTCTCTGAGCTGCGCAAGACCGGCATGATTGTAAACGATGGGCGTGGCCGCAATCCGTCAGGCATGTCTGTGCACCTGTGGCGCGCAGCGACCTACGCCGAGATGAAGGGGTAGTCATGACCGGCATCCTCATCACCAACGACGATGACCGCGCCTTCGTACACACCATGATCGACCGGGCGGCACCAGGCACGCTGGTCGAGATGCGCGTCGACCTCGCCTCGGAGAAACAACGGCGCAAGATGTGGGCCATGCTGGGCGAGATCGCCAAACAGAAACCGCACATCGACATGAACGGCAACGAGCGCTTCTACGCGCCCGAGCAGTGGAAGCTTCTCTGCATGCACGCTTGCGGGCAAGAGGTTGACATGATGCCATCACTCGATGGCTCGACCTTCCTGCCGTACGAGGGACGTTCGTCGCGGATGGAAACCTCCGACATGAATGAACTTCTGGCCTTTATCGAGGCCTGGGGCACGCAAAACGGCGTCGTCTTCAAGGAAGTCGACAATGGTTGACGCCAAGCAGATGGAGCTCATGCAGCTGCCCGAGGTCTCGGCTCCGGTGAGCGAGACGCCGGACACCCCCTCCCCTCGCCCAAAGGCCCCACGCAAGCGATCGAAGCAGCTCTCGCTGCAGGTTCGGCTCTACACGGTCGAGTCTGCGAGCACCTCTTGCGTGGTGCAGGCGGCGACGCCGTCGGCAGCTAAGTACGCCGCCTTCAAACGCGCGCGCGACATGGGGATGTATCGCTATCAGGGCGGCTTCATCGCCTTCGTGGCGGGTGGCTGCAAGGTCGCGGAGGTCCGGCAGTGACCAGCCTCCGCGGCGACGAGCGGACCGAGTTTCCGCAGAGCGTCCGCAAGGCGGCGTTCCGCCGCTGCTGCCTGGGCTGTCGCGTCAAAGGCGTCGAGAACATCCCCGGCGTGCCTCAATGCGAGGGCTGCGGCACCGAGCTGCGGCCCGGCAACATCTTCTATGAGCACATGGACCCGGACGGCCTTGGCGGCGATCCCACGGCCGAGAACTGCCAGGTCCGCTGCCGCAACTGCAAGAAGACCAAGGATAAGGTCGACAACGCGATCATGACCAAGGCCGACAACGTGCTCAAGGCGAGCTACGGCCTCAAACGCAAGACCAAGAAGATCCAGAGCAAGGGGTTTGAGAAGGCTCCGGGTCAGCGTCGAGCGTCAACGCCTGTTGAAAAGTGGAAAGGCTTCTAATGGTTGATCGCTACATCGTCCGCGGCGCAGGCCCGCACAAGCTCGAATGGGCCTTCATCTATCTCGACGAGGAGACGGGTGTGTTCTCGGCCTACACCTCGTTCGGCACCTATGCGTATTGCTGGTCGCACATCGGCACGGCGACGCTGAAGGAGTTCTTGTCCGACATCGAGTTCGGCTACTTCATGGGCAAGACCATCGGACGTCGCGACTACATGGAGTTCGATTTCCACGCCACCATCAAGGGCATGAAGGACTACATAAAGGAGCGCCGACGCGACGGCGCGGTCGACAAGGTCGAAGCGCGAGACGCGTGGGATGATGTGGAGCGCATCGAAAATCGGCAGAGCGTCGAATTGTTTGTTGAGGACGTCTACGACTCTCGCCCCATCTGCCACGCCTATCGTCACGATTTCGATGAAGTCATCCGAAACCGACCTAGCCCGCAATGCGTCGGGTTCTGGCAGGTGATCTGGCCAGAGTTTTTGAAACAGATCGCGCCACCTCCGTCGCCTGCGCCTCGCGACGCATCACAAGGAGACCTCGTGCCGTGTTGAACAAGATCCCGCTCGTCGGCTGGCTGCTGGCCATCTTTTTCGCCTTCTGCCTTGCCGTTCCGTTCTGGCTGCTGTGGACGGTCTTTGGCATCGGCGAGACCTACGCCTATTGGCTGCCGGACGTCTATCGCCACCCCGGCTTCTTCGACTGCGTCGCGATCTTCGTCGTCGTCAGCATCCTCAAGGATGTGTTCGTCCCGAAGATCGTCAGCGCGAACAACTCTAGCAGCTCTTAAACCACCACCAACCGCCCTCTTCGCGAGAGGCAACAAGGAGACCGCATGAAGACGCCTTACCTGATCCTCGCAGCGCTCGCGCTGATCGCAACGGCAAGCTCTGCCGAAGCGGCCAGCTTCAAGCTCTGCACCGGCAACAGCCAGCTGAACTATTACAAGGCTGGCTACATGTTGAAGTCAAAATCGACCAGCGTTCAGGTCGATGTGATCGAGACCAAGGGCTCGCTGGACAACCTCGACAAGGTGACGAACGGCGACTGTGACGGAGCCTTTGTGCAGTCGGACGCCCTGCTCGTCTATTCGAACCGCAACGCCAAGGCGATCGCGGCGATCGAGCGCGCCGGAGTGCTCTACAAGGAGCAGGCGCACATGATCTGCAACCGCAAGCTTGATCTCGGCCGCATGGTCAACCTGACCAAGGACATGACGGTCGCGATCGGCCCCGAGGGCTCCGGCGCGCACACCACATGGGACGCGTTCGTCCTGGCCGACAAGAAGCGTTATGGCCAGATCAACACGGACATCCGTTCCGGCATCCGCGCCGTACAGGCCGTTGCAGATGGGACGCAGGTCCAGTGCGCCCTCGTGATCGCGGCACTCAACAGCTCGTTCATGAAGAACGACGCCTCGAATGCCGGCGACAACGTCGTGCTGGTCGGGACCGACGACCGCGACATGACTACGGTCGCCAAGGATGCGCGTGGCCAGTACGTCTACAGCTATGGAGAGATCCCGGCTGGCACCTACCCGCGAATCCAGCCCTCGGGGACCGTCTACGGCACCAAGGCCATCGGCACGATCCAGGTGGACGCGATCTTTGTCGCCAACACCAACTGGATCAATGCCAACGACAGCGCCTACGACGGCCTGCTTCGGTCCTTCCAGGCGGCAAGGCCTGAGATCGCTAAGCTCGCTCAGCCTCAGTAATCCCCCATGCGTCACCTCTCGCGCGAGGCGACCAACCTGCGTTCCGTCGCGTAAACGGCACGGGAGGCGCCGCAAGCCTCCCAACAAATTCAAGGGGCGACCATGAACTTTGATATCCATACAAGGCCTTCGACCTGGCTCGGGATCGGATCGGTTGTCATGACGGCTTTCTCGGCGTTCCCGTCATGGCCCAGCCTCAGCATGCACGCTCTCAACGTTGGCATCATTGCAGCCATCATCTGGCAGGCCCGCCGCGAGGGTCGTCAACAAGCTTCTTAACCGCCGTTCGCAGCGGCATTATCCACAAGGAGACCTCATCCCATGAAGTTCCGCATCTTCCTGACGCTCGCCCTCTTGGCTGGCGCGGCGCTTGCATCATTCTTATTCAATACTCCGGCGACGCTCGCGCTCGGACAGATCGCCGGTAAACAGTTCGAGGCCAGTGACCTGTCATATCTGGCGACCCAAGGCGCCTTCCGCGCCTACAACGGCGCAATGTTTCTGATCGGCATCGCCGTCGTGGCAGGGCTGTTCCTGATCTGGCTGAAGCCGCTGCGCGCGCTGTTCGCCAGTCTGATCGTGCTCTTGCTGGCGGGCGTCCCGCAGCCCGCGTCCGCCTATTACAGCCAGTCCGACTATACGGAGAACTACTTCATCCTCCCGAACGAATCGGCGTTCTTCATACCCGATGTCGGCGACAACAAGTCGTCGCAGGCATCGTTCGGCTCCGAACAGTATCTCAACGAGCACAAGATCGCTGCCAAGCGCTTCGAGATCCCGCACACCAAGCTGCCCAATTCGGGCGCATGGTCGAACTACTATGTTCCTGCGGGACGCCTGATCGTCGTCGACCGTACGCCGGTCTCGCGCGAATGGGTCAAGTCGCCTCACCGCGGCTCCACCGCCGGCGATCAATCCTTCCCGTGCCAGTCTTCCGAAGGCCTTGACGTCACGGTGGGTGTGGCGATCGGCGCCTCGGTCTATGAGGAGAACGCGCCGAAGTTCCTCTTTCGGTTTGGCGTTAATCCGCCCGCCGGAGATCGCAATAACCCGGAAATCGTGTTCACGTCTGTTTACCGGGGCAAGTCGCTGTCCGAAGTAATGGACGGCCCGGTGCGGTCCCGCGTGCAGGCGCTTGTGTGTGATCAGGTCTCCGCGCGCTCGCTTGACGATAACAACAAGCAAGCGGCTAAGATCATGGAGGACATCAAGAAAGCGGTGACCGAATACATGGCGTCGGTCGGCATCACGCTCGACTTCATCGGTTGGGCCGACACGTTCGAGTTCAACAAGGACGTGCAGGACGCCGTCAACCGTCGCTATGTCGCCTCCCAGGATATCGAGGTGGCCAAGACCATGGCGCCCTATACCGCGACGCTGCAAGCACTTGCGACCGCCGAGGGTACTCGCACCATCGCCAACAAGTGGAATGGCGCCCTGCCCTCTAGCGTCTCGCTGTGGTGGCTGCCATCCAGCATCAGCGACTGGCTGAGCAAAGCAGTGGCGCCTAGCAAGTAAACAATCCCCGACCCCGTTCGCAGCGGGGTCTTCCCACAAGGAGACCCGTCCATGAACTATCAAGAGATCAACCATCGCAACATGCAGATTCTGATCCGCTACTTGATCGTGACCGGCGTGGCGATCGTTGCGGCTATTCTGATCTGGCACTAATTCCATCAGCGCCTCTTCGCAGGAGGTGCCAACAAGGAGACCCAATAATGTGGAACGATATCCGTCGCATCGACGATTCCGCCCAGAACGTCGCAAAATTCGTGTTCACCAAGGACACCGCGGTCGCTGAGGCCGTGCTCTACAAATACCCAGACTACAAGACCCGCACCGTGATCTGTTGCTCCACGCAGTCGGGTTGCCCCGTTGGGTGCAGGTTCTGCGGCGCGGGCGATCACTTCGCCCGCTCGCTCACGGCCGGCGAGATCGTCTCCCAGCCTGCCCACCTACTCTCCCTGGTCGGCGCCGATCCGCAGGAGATCGGTCGGCTGCAGATCATGTTCATGTCGATGGGCGAGCCGCTGCTCAATCTGAAAGCGCTCGTGCCGGCACTGCGGGACCTCTACTACAGCTATCCGAAGGCGGCGTTGCTCATCTCGACATCGGCGCCGAAACTCACCCGGCATGGCCTCAATGAGGTCCTCGACATCAGCCGCGAGATCCCGACCATCGGCCTGCAGTTCTCTGTTCACGAGAGCACGGACGAGGCACGTGACGCGCTGATCCCGTTCAAGCAGAAGATGACTTTGCGCGAGATCATGGAGTTCGGTGTGGACTGGCACGTAGCCACCGGTCGCAAGCCGTTCTTCAACTACTGCGCCCACGACGGCAACGAGACAGACGCCGATGCCAACCGCATCCTCGGGTGGTTCGACCCTGCCATCTTCTGCGCCACGGTCTCCGTCGTGTGCGAGCGCTCGGAGGGCATCCCAGCCACCAACCAGCACCAGCGCGATCTGGCGACCTCGTTTGCCAACCGCCTACTCGCGCGCGGCTTCGATGTCCGTGTGTTCGATCCCGCCGGCCAGGACACCATAGGAGGTGGATGTGGCCAATTGTGGAGGGTCCAAGAGTGGTTCAAGGACCATCCCGAGCACGCGCGGCCGAGCATCGGCCACGGTCTGCCCGAAGTCCATGCGCCGACCGCAGCGTGAGGGGGGGGCCGTCATGAATCAGATTTATGTGCGCTCCTTCCAAGAGCGCGTCTATGACTGGATGCTGGCGTGCTTCGGAGAGGATATCGCCCGCGACGTCACCGAGCGCAACCATCGTTTCCTGGAGGAGGCGCTTGAGCTTGTGCAGTCGCTCGGCTGCACCGTGAGCGAGGCGCATCAGCTGGTCGACTACGTGTACGGACGCCCGCAAGGTGAGATCAACCAGGAGCTTGGCGGCACCATGGTGACGCTGGCGGCGCTCGCCAACTGCAACAACATCAGCATCGAACAAGCCAGCGAGACCGAGCTCGCCCGCGTCTGGAGCAACATCGACAAGATCCGTGCAAAGCAGGCGGCGAAGCCGAAGCACTCGCCGTTGCCGGAGAAACCCATTGATGAGATCTGCCAAGCCGAGCGCGAGGAGCTGCTCGGGCTTGCGCAGCTGATCGAGGATGACCCCGAGTGGTTCGTCTGCGAGTTCGATGATCAGACCATCGTGTGGGCGCTTCGGTACGCCGCCAACAACCGCGTGCAGGCGCCAGACGCCAAAGACGATTTGATTGCGGTACTGCAAAAGCAGATCAACGACCTCACCGACCCCACCCTCAAGAGCATGCGGCTCGAGAACGGCAAGCTCGACATGTCCTTGGCCGGCAATGTCGTCGAACGGCTCGCCACGATCATGACCGAATGGTTCCGCGATAGCGACGCCAAGAACTTCGTCGAGATCACCATCAACGCCAAGACGGAGCCATTCGAGTCCTACCTGTTCTACGTCCAGAAACGCGGGGATGGGGCGATGACGCCGGCTGAGAAGTCAGCGAAGCTGGAGGCCGAGAACGCCCGCCTCCGCGATGCCGTCACCGGCGCCATCGAGGCCATCGAGCGCAACTCGACCAGTGCGCCCGTGCTGGAGTGCCTGAAGGCGGCGCTGGGCCCGGCCGGGGCCCTATAGACTATGACCGAGCGCAGGTCACGAAACCGTTGCAAGATCGATGGCGCTGTCGCACGCTTAGGTCTGGAGCCCCGCTCCATCCGCAATATGGCCGCTGCTGGCAAGATTCCCGGTGCCGCGAAGTTTGGCGACACCTGGACCTTTGACGTGGCTATGCTGGACGCCTTTGTTTCCGAGAAGGAGCGTGAGACGTGTCTAAACAGCCGAAGGCCCCAAAGGGTTGTTACTGGCGGGATGGCGTCCTCTGGGGCCGGATTCAGGCCGGGGGCCGCGACTACCGATGGTCACTTCGCACAGACGATCCAAAAACTGCGACAAAACGTCGGGAAGTCGAAAGGGATAGGGTAGTCGCCGCCCAGTACTACGGGGACCACCGCAGGACCCTCAGCGAGGCCACGGAGGCATGGGGACGGTTCATCGTCAACAAGATCGGGCCCAAGACCTTCAATCGATACCTGTCTTCGCTGGCGGTGCTGCAGCCACATTTGGAGGGGCTCTATCTCGACGAGATCGACAAGAAACTGATCGGCTCCATCGTCGAGAGCCGTCAGAACACGCCCTACGTCCCCAAGGGCAAGAAGCACCCCATCACGGTCAAGCCAGCGACCATCAAGCGCGACCTCACCGCGCTCTCCTCCGTCTTCGACTTCTGCGTCGATGAGGAATGGATCTCGACCAACCCGGCGATGGACTGGCTCAAGCCGGGTCACCGCAAGAAGTCTCGCCTGCAGGAGCGGCGCGACCCGATCGTGCTGCCGGAGGCTGGGCATGTCGAGATGGTGATCGCCAAGGCGCCAGGCCTTTTCGCCGATATGATCCGCGCGGCGGTCATGACCGGAGCTAGACTTGACGAGCTCGCCAAGGGCGCCAGACGCCACTTCGACAATGAGCGCAAGCAGCTCACCGTGGTCGGCAAGCGGAACAAGATGCGCGTCGTCGATCTGGTCGATGGTGAGGAGGATTTTGGCTTCCGGCTATTCTCCAGCTTGCCGGCGAGCCTCGATACCAAGGCCCTGTTCTGGTACCGCCCGCCAAAGGGTCTACGAGAGGAAGGCGCGCCCGCCGCGCGCCCTTACAGCCAGGTCTCGAGCAACTTCCGCCGGATCGTCGCGATCGTGGCCAAGCAGGCACAAAAACAGGCACAGGACTTTCACCCCTTCCGCTTCCACGATCTGCGGCACCTGCATGCGGTCAATTGGCTGAAAAGTGGCCGTTCTATCTACGTTTTACAGCAACGCCTCGGGCACACGAGCGTCAAGACGACCGAGATGTATCTGGCGTTTTTGACCGCGGAGGAGAAGCATCGGGTGATGTTTGGCCGCTCCGAAGCAGGCACAAAAACAGGCACGCAAGCAGCGGTTTAG